CAGCGTGGCAGGCGGCCGCTACCGTCCATTCCGCTACGCTTCATGGACTACCGCGAACGTGTCTAGTGACCTTTCAAAATTTTTGTAGCGAAGTAATAGAACTTGATATATTTTAGTACATGCCTGAACTCGCTGCGTCGCACCATGCTCCTTGCTCGTGAAACACCTCTACAAGGTCATCTGCGGCTTTAGAACCTTCATTGACTTCCATAGCCATTTTGATTGACCTGAAGTAAAAAATATTCTCCCTTATATTGTATATAGTGGTCATGTTTTGCAACTGCAACTTTTTCTTGACAAGACAATTTACTTCTACTAAACTATTTTTATAAGGAGTTTTAAAATGAAGGAAGATACTAGCTTACCCAACTACATCGTCTTCACCGAAGAAGAGTTTCAATTAGACCCTACCCATGCTTGGATGCGGCTTTATTTGCTCTATCGCTACACAAATACCATTACCATCCACTTTCATCCAGATGATACTGAGCACTACGTAGAGCGCGTTTGTTACACCATTGCTGAACAACCGCTTACTCCAACCCTAAAACTACTACACATCGCGCCGAGCACTTACTTCCGCAGTCATATGAACTTACCGCGCTCAGCTATCCTCAAGCCTCCTTTATACTTTATGAACGATACCCTCTTGGAGCGCTTTTTCACTTATACCATAGACTTAAACACCGGTCAGCGCAATTCATTAGCTCGTATTTTTATACTACTCTACATGCGCTGTCATCGTTGGCATCCATTTCCATATCATACCACGGTCAAAAACATCGCGGCGCAAGTTGGATGCGGAACTAATGATGCTAGTAAGCGCATCCATTGGCTTATGGACCATCAGCTTATTGAGCGCCGCGGCAAGTTTAAGTTCGGCGCCAAAGAGGGCAATTTCACATACCAATACTTTCTACCAGCAGACGCTTACGTAGAACTTTTCCCATCGGTTTTTGCGGAAAGCGGCTTGCCTGATATAGACTATTAAAGGAGGACTTCCATCTATGAATAATTTAGATACTATCATATCTATCATTTGTATAGTTATTAGCTTAATTTTACTTATCGGCGCGGCGTTCATTATGCGACGTAGGGAAGGCTACATCACGTATGAAGAAGTATCGCCTATGACCGATGAAGAAATCATGAACTCATCTGTTTACAAGTGGCGCGAAGCGATACTGCATGACCTTGAAACGCGCATCATCTATGCCTTTGGATTAGCTAACTGTACCAACGAAGAAATTAAAAAGGTAATGCACATGAGCATGGTTTATGATGATGAACATGATGCCTCTCGTTGCACCTACGTCTATGAAAACTTCATTCTCACCCTTTACATTAGATGGAGCGGCTGGTTTAGAAGCATCCGTGCTCAAATGGAATTACTTGATGATGACAACTTTGTGCCTGGCGAGACGGTTGTTCTAGCTTCAACCAATCAAGTTATCATGCGCTCACATCACGGCATCTACAATTACACACCCCTCATTAACTTAATCAATTATATGTTCAATATGGAGTCCGGCCTACTTAACATCACTGAAAAGGATATGGCAGAACTTGATGCGGAAATCGCCCAACAAGCTAAAGTACTGCGCGAAGCTATCTCAACTTCGATTAATAAACTTAAGGCTTCGAGCGACGCGGCTGCAGCTGGTGACCTATCAGCCGACACAATAGCCGCCATCTCTTACAAATCTCAACTTGCCAATTCAATACGCCGACTTATCCTCTTGATGAGAAATCCGGCCGCCCGCAAAGTGCCAGGTCTCGTTAAAAGCTATATAGCATTGATGTCCAATTTAGCTATCTACTTTGGACCAGATGAATGGGCAAATCTAACCGCGGGTCTGGTAGAAGTACAACTACCACCAATGGCCGCACCTGAAGATACTACCAGCGCCTAGTCAAAAAAGTCTTGACTAGGCTTTTTTATTTTGTTATAATTATTATAGGAAAAGGAAAGGAGAAAAGTATTTATGAGAACCTTAGTTATTAGTGATGTTCACGGAATGTATGATAAAATGGTAGCCGCACTTGAAGCCGCCCACTTTAATCCAGCAACTGACCGAATCGTCGTTGCAGGTGATATTTGCGACCGTGGACGAGATACACTCAAATGTATGGACTACATCAATCATTGCCCTAACCGCATTGTTTTGCTTGGCAATCATGATGTCGATATGATAGAAAATTTAACCGGCGTTCGTATGGATAACTGGGCCGATAGACACAATGGTCGTATGAATACGGTCTTGTCTTTTGTTGATGCAATACGCGATTGGTCTAATGGCGGCACAATTGATGATTATGCTCCTAGTTATTATGGCATGTGGTCACTTTTTAGTATGGTTCGTAATCGTCCAGAGTTAGCGGAAGCCCGTAAAATTATTGAAACCTATTATGAGAATGCAGGTGTAGCTTTTGAAACTCGTAACTACATTATTACTCATGCATGGCTTCCATATGTAGAAGTCAACCATTTATTTGATATTACTGAAGTAATGCCTGATTGGCGCACTAATCACGATATTATTGATTGGGGTGATGCTTTGTGGTATTCCCCTTACAATTTTATTGCTCAAGCGCAAAGAAAAGAAAATGATAACGTTATGCGCCACGCCTATGTCCCTTGCATGGAAAATAACTTTAAAGTAGATGAAGCGATTCTTCATGGAAGAGAAGGTATTAAAAGTAAATACATGGTTGTAGGACACGTTTTCGCGGCGATATATCGTGCAGCAAAGGCAGGTCGTGCAGGTAAAGATATGTCTACTTGGCTTGGTTTATCAAATGATACTTTTCTTTTTCATTATCCTTACCACGATTTTAGTGTGATTGCTATTGATGGTTGCGCGGTAAGTGCAGAAGGAAAGGTTAATGTTTGTGAGTTTGATGATGATGACGACGCCACTGTACATATTTCTTATTTAAGAGAGGCGCCTGGCACCATTGATGAACACAATATTGTGCTTTATCGCTTACCAGCACTTTTAAAAAGGTTTAAATTTTAAGGAAAATAGGCTTAAAATTTGAATATATTAATAAGTATAAGGAAAGGATTTATTAAGTATTATGAAGATTGTTAATTTTATTCGTCGTTTAATTGCATTACCATTTAGTATGGTTGGAATTATTTTACTATTAGCTGCCCTAATCGTTGCTCTACCTTTTATCTTAATAGGAAGAGTAATTGGTCCTAGTGATGGAGAAGTAAGTAGTTCAGAGTCAATTAGTACATTAATTAAATTATTAGATAATTTTTCTAATAACGACAGCGACGACGATAGCGACGCCAGCGGCGACCCTCGCATTGCTTTCTAGGTAAAAAGGCTTGACAAAGCCTTTTTTTAATGATATAATATTTATATAAGGTTAAAGGAGAAAAGATGTTATGAAGAATTACAAATTACAAGAAGAATTAAATATTATCGGAGCGCTTTTAAATCAAGGCCACGACTTTTTAGAAACTGCAATGCATGGAACTAGCCGCATTGTTTTTGATGTAGGTGAAGCGAATAAAAATTTGCGCAATGCATTAGGTTTACCTAAATATATTAAAGACAACGTAGTTATTAAATTGGCTATTGGTGAAGCAGGTTATTGTCAAAATCAAGCAGAGGTTGAAGCATATGAAAGATATGCTGGTGAATATCCATTAGCCGCCATTTACGCCGCGGGCCGCTTTATTATTGTTATGGAGTTCGTTACACCTGTCGATGGCGCTTTTTCAGACTATCCAGATGACACAGATAGAGATGGCGTTTTCTTAGATATTAATGATTTATCTTATGACAAATTTACATATGATGATACTTATGAAATTAACTGGGAAAAGATAGATAATTATTGCAAATCTTATGACCTTGATTATTCATATGATTATGTTAACCAAGTATGCAATGTCATTGATGCAATATATGATTTGTTTGAAACTGAAGATGCATGGCAAGTTGGTGAGAACGAATACGGCGATCTTGTCGCTTATGACTATGGTGTTCCTTATGACATAGGTGAAGATTATGTCATTAGTTCTCGTTATGATGATGCTATTGCTTATAGCGGTGAAACTTTAGCTTTATACCTTAAAGCGTTGTGCGACAGCATTAAAATTATGATGGTCGCCGCGAAAAAAGATACTACTCGTAAATCTTTAATTAAGGCTGAAAGAAAAACTGTTTATCGTCTTAAAAAAGATGAAATGTGTCCTTGGTGGGCGAAATAAAATTTTCTTCATCTGTCAAAATAGTCCTTGACAAATCGAAAAAAATTTTATATAGTATATGTAGTCAAAACGATGAAAGTAAATTTCTGTTGCGAGCTAATTTTACTTCCGGGGAGCGAAATCTCCCCTACAAAAACTACAGGAGGTAAATACGTTATGTTTAACAACAGTTATTTATTTATGGGAGGTCAATTTGAACTTCCATGGGGTGCAGTTGGATTAACTAAACATAGTTATACACTCACTCTTGTTGACGGTCCTCGCAAAGTAGACGAGATTTATGGCAGCCGTATCGCCGCTACAAATCGTATGTATAAACTAGCGAGAAAAATGGGTTTGAACATTTGTAAAGTTTATGATGATAAACATGACAAAACTTACATTTGCGAAAATGGAGCAACCTTCCATGTCAACCGCATGTAATGGTACTAGCCACCTTGACCGTATTGTTTGGTTCGATAGATGGAACCAACGTGTAGCTAGACAAGCGGAGGAGGCGTCTTCTAACGCCGACGACGCATCAGAAGAAGTTATCACTGACGATGATGATACCATCAAATAAAATCGCAGTGGAAACTTCTTGACAAAAGCGAATAAATCATCTATAATATTTATAGATAGATAAAGAAAAAAAGATTTATCTATTCGGAAATTACAGGAGGCGACGATAGTGAACAACCATAACAACTATTATATTAACACTACTAACAACACTATTGATGATGGTTTCAATGCCGTCGTTTTTGGCGCCCCTGTTGAATATATCCATGAACCTACTGGGTACATGGAGCCTATTGAGGTGATTTCATATCTAAATGAGATAAGTTAGATATGTTATCATAGATTTTTCATATTTTTTCTCCTTGGACGGCGCTCAATAGGTATTAGATAATTCAATACTTAGGCGCCGTTCTTTTATTTCTGGGAAAATGAACCTAACAGGTTCGGAGGCCCACCAGCTTGTATCGGTACGCCTATACAAGTAGTCACCGAAATGGAGACCAGCCCTGGAGAAGGGCATCTGGGGACGTAACTCAGTTGGGAGAGTGCTTGCCTTGCAAGCAAGATGTCGCGGGTTCGAGCCCCGCCGCCTCCACCATATAAAATACCCCTTTAGTTCAATAGGAGAATTACTGTTTTACAAGCAGAGGACGGAGGAGCGTAACCTTCAAGGGGTACCATCAATTAATTTATTACTTTCCATTATACGATTCTAACGAGAGGTCGGCCGTCGTATAAGAAAACCTTAATAAAGATAGTGAGCAGGTTTGGTTCATACATCACTATTGAAACCTTGGGAACTTATACCGTAGATAGTAGCGGAGCGGACTGTAAATCCGTTGGCTTGGCCTCGGGTGGTGCAACTCCATCAGTTCCCACCATATGGGGACGGTAGGCCAGTGGTTAAGCTGATTGACTGTGACTCAATCGAGGAGGGTTCGAATCCCTCTCGTCCCACCAGTCATTGCCCTTTTAGTTAAACGGCATAACGTTTGCATGGTAAGCAAAAATTCCTTGTTCGATTCAAGGTTAGGGCACCATTATCATTATCAAAATTGTTTGACAAGAATGAAAAAGTATACTATAATATTTATAGTAAGAAAGGAGAAAAGTATTTATGGAAGACAACACTAACACCAACATTAAAGTAGAAGTCGTTTGTCAATACTGCGGCTCTTCTGACTTAGGTTTTATAGATACAGCAATTCTTAAAGCAGAAGATAAGAATTATTACTACTATGAACTATATTTCTGTCAAAAATGCGGACATATGGTTCCAGTACCAATAAGACAAGTTCCAAACACCATGGTTGAAGGACTTGTCAACGACTAAAATTTTGGAGGCATAGGCTAATAGTAAACTGCCACACTGTCACTGTGGGGTCGAGGGAGCGTAACCCTCTGTCTCCGCCATGGGGATGTATTGGTTTCGACAGGTATTGTTTGGCATATTTTGCAGTAGGGTGATGACCTTCATTAAACTAAAAATTAAATGGCAAACATAAATTTGTCCGTGCAAGAAAAGCAAATCTCGTTCGTGGACTTGCTTATTAATCATTAGTAATTAATAATTAATTAGTTGCACAGAAGTAAAAGAATGGTGAATGTTGAGTTCTCTTACTTCTTCGTCTATCAACGTCTTTATTATCAGTTATGGCAAAACGATAGTAAGTAAAAATGCCCGTTATACATATGCAGTTTGTAAACATTAAATGATATGTTTAACGTTAAATTAAAATGTTTACTATACTGTAGAAAAAGTATGTAGAATGTATTTGGACCGGAGTTCGAGTCTCCGCATCTCCACCAACTGCCCTCATAGACAACTAGTGAAGTCACAGGGTTTTCATCCCTGCATGGCCGGAGCGTAACCGACTGAGGGTACCATTCAAGTGCATCGTCTAATAGTTAGGACATAACCCTCTCAAGGTTAAAATCTGAGTGCAATTCTCAGTGTGCTTACCAAACAGGTGTGCAGCTTAAACAGTTTGAGCGCCGTGCTGATAACGCGGAGAGTGAAGGTGCAAGTCCTTCCACACCTACCACGATATTGCGGGTGAGTGAAACGGTTTACATAGAAGGCTCATAACCTTCAGACACTGGTTTGGTTCGACTCCCCAGACCCGCAACCAGACAAATTTTATCGGAAAGTAGCGAAGCTTGGTTATCGCGTCTGCCCTGGGAGCAGAAGACCGCAGGTCCGAATCCTGCCTTTCCGACCATTATTAATCGGGGTGTAGCGTAGCATGGTAGCGCATCTATTTAGGGTGTAGAAGACCGTAGGTTCGAATCCTGCCACTCCGACCATGGCTCTGTAGTTCAAAGGTTAGAACGGGCGGCTGTTAACCGCTTAATTACAGTTCGAGTCTGTACGGGGCCGCCATTCTAATGAGGCATTGGTATATAAGTTGTTGCCTTAGCCTTCCAAGCTAATGAAAGGAGTGCGAGTCTCCTATGCCTCTCCAAAATGTCCCGCTAGTTTAGTAGTAGAATGAAACATTGCCAATGTTTAGATGCCGGAGCGTAACCGGTGCGGGGCTCCATTTGATGATTTGGCGGATCAGACGTAGATCCGCTTTTTAAAACAAAAAAGTGTTGACAAGACTAAAAGCTTATGATATAATATTAATATAGAAAAGGAGAAAAAGATATTATGAAGAAAGTATTGTTAGTTGAAGCAGAAGAAACCGTCGTTGAATATAGACATTTTATTTTTGATGAGCATATGTGGAAGAGTTTTCTTGCGGATTGGGAAGTTGAAACAGATGCAACTTTTGAAGAAGCAATAGAAGATTATAGTCATGGTAATTATAAGTTGACTTGCACCTATCTACTTTTAAATGGAAACCGCAGTGGAGTCTATAAACTTGTGTCATTAATGAATGATTATATTCATGACGTTTTATGGAATGAAGTTGAAGTAGAAGATACAGATGTAGTAGATACTAATATTGATACACGTATAGAAGAAATACCAGAATAAATAAATTAAAAGGAAAATAGATATTTATGAGTAGTTATGTTAATTTTTATGTCAGAAATAAAAAAACTGGGGCAGTTATTAATATTGCCGATTATAGTCGTAATAATGTAATGTATGGGAATTTTTCAGCCATCTTACCTTATGGTAAAGCTCGTGTTTTAGATGAAAGAGATTTTGCAGATGTAAAAATGCAAATGAAAAATAGTATTGCTTCTATAAATAAATATATAGATGGTATTCGTGAATATATTGCTACCCTAACACCGGGCGAAACCGCCGCGACATATGAAGCATACCGTGACGATATGCTTTGTCAACTAGGTTGTATCTCTGAGTCAAAGGAATCAATTGAGGAGCTAAATCGTGCCATGATTGAAGTTGATTTTATACAAAACATACTTTATGATATTGACAATGAGATTCTTGCGGGTATTGAGGTAGAATGGGATGAAGAAAAGAATTGTCCTATTACCGTCACCGACGAGCTTGATGTCACCTAGCGGCAACAAGCTCCTATGCGGGCACTTAGTTTAATAGCAGAACAGTAGTCTCCAAAACTATTGGTGAGAGTGCGATTCTTTCAGTGCCTGCCAGTCATCGCCGATTTAGTTTATGTAGTAGAACAAAGATTTCGTAAGTCTTAAAACAGGGTGCAAATCCTTGCATCGGCACCACACTCGGCCGTATAGTCTAGGACAAAGCAGAGCTCATACCTCTGTCAGCATGGAGCGTAACCATGTGCGGCTACCAATGGGACTATAGTTTAATGGGAGAACATTGCCTTCGCAAGGCAGCGATCTGAGTTCGATTCTCAGTAGTTCCACCACTTAGAAATTTGACATTTATTTTTCCTTCTTCTTAAAATATTATCGTATGGATAAAAAAGTACTTAAGACGACGATACAAGTTTTACGAGGAACGGCTGATGAGTGAGCATTAGCAGAAAATGCAAATCTTGTTCTTCACGATGGAGAATTGGCTTTCTGTAAAGTTAATGATACATATCATCTACTTAAAATCGGGGATGGTCAACGTACTTTTGCCGATTTACCTTGGTTAAGCTGCATGGCGGCAGATGTATTCCCTTAAGCAAAGGAAGAAACGAAACCTGTCTATACAGCCGCAGAAATTCAAGGTCTGAATAAAGCCATCAAAGACGCCATTGAGGATTCATTGTTTGGTGGCGGCAGCGAAGAAGAAGAAAAAGAGCCTATTGTAGGTCTTGTTTATGCTTATGGTTCTTTTTATGACCAAATAACATATAACACTGGCGGTTCGCTTTGGCTTTATTGAGCGCAAGTCAATAACACTAGTCCATACAAAGTGCGCGTTCAATGGGAAGCAAATGGTGTTACAACCATTAGCGACCTTGAGCCTAATACCAATACTGGACATGTTGACGTTGGTGGCAATTCATCACCAACTGTTAATGTACTGCAAGTTATCAGACTTGCTTAAAAAGAAAGTTGAATTTTTCTTGACAATAAGAAAAAACTTATCTATAATATATATAGAAAAAGTAATAAGTAAGAAAGGAGTATTAAAGTTATGATACGAAAGATTTCTCTCAAACAAACAACTTCCATTAACTTTAGTCGTCAATGCTTACGTCAAATAAAATGTGGTAAGTGTTGTATCTTTCTTGCGGAAAAAATTATTAATTAGAAAATTATTCCTATTCATATTTTCCTCCTTCCTGCACCAAGATATAGCATCCCATGATTATTCACGTTTGCATATCTTGGTGCTTTTTTATCTTACTTGATGGCAGTGTACCCAAGTAGTTAAGGGACGCGGCTGCAACCCGCTTATCGTCAGTGCGAATCTGACCACTGTCTCCAAATTAATCCCTTTGTAGCTCAGATAGTAGAGCACGGTGCTGAAAACGCCGGTGTCGATTGTGCAAGTCAATCCGGAGGGGCCATTTGCCGGTATAGTTTAACAGTAGAACAAGAGCCTTGTAATCTCTAGACCGCGGGGCGGCACCGTGTTCCGGCACCATTACCATTCCTCCTCATAGTATAACGGATAGTACATGAGCCTTCTAAGCTCAACATCAGGGTTCGATTCCTTGTGAGGAGACCATTCTTCTATGCGTCCGTAACTCAGTGGTAGAGTAACGGTCTTTTAAACCGTGAGCCGAAGGTTCGAGTCCTTCTGGACGCACCATTTATACTCTTGTAGCTTAACCGAAAAGCGGACGCCTTATAAGCGTCAGTTCCTTGTGCAACTCAAGGCTAGAGTACCACTATCTTCCGAAGTAGCCAAGCGGTAAGGCAACAGACTTTGACTCTGTCATTTCGTTGGTCCGATCCCAACCTTCGGAACCATGGGTTCATGTCGTAATCAGGTAAACGGGGCAGACTTAAAATCTGCTGCTCAATCGAGCGTGAGGGTTCGAGTCCCTCTGAGCCCACCATCCTTTTAGGTCAGTGCTGGAATAGTAGACAACGCAGACTTAGAATCTGCGGCCTTAATTGGCGTATGGGTGCAAGTCCCTTCTGACCTACCACCTAGTCAAGTGACGCAACTGGTAGACGTGATAAGCTCAAACCTTATATTTTAGGGGTTCGATTCCCCTCTTGACTACCATGGGTACATGGCGGAACAGGTATACGCGCTAGTCTAAGAAGCTAGTGCCGCAAGGCGTAAGAGTTCGATTCTCTTTGTGCCCACCACTTCTATCCCTGTAAGCTAACGGATTAAACTGCAGGTCTACGAAACCTGTCTTCGGGGTTCGAATCCCCGCAGGGGTACCAATTAGAATTGACAATAGTAAAATCAACATCTATACTATTGATGAAAAGGATAGCATATTTATGACTGCCTAATAGGATAGGCAGTTGCAAGCAATAGGAGGCTTATTAATAACATATGCAATATTATTCAGATAAAACCAAAAAGGTTTATAAAACCGTCGACGAATTAAACGACGCCGAAAAGAAATACGATGACAATCAACTTGCTATCGCTAAACGCAATGATGAGCGCAAAGCAAGAGCAAAAGAAGTTGAGGATGCTTACAAAGTAATGGAAGATGCTCGTAAGGCCTATAATAAAAAAGTTAACGACTTTATTAAAGATTACGGCAGTTATCACTACTCCATTACTAAAAAACTTGATGACGACGATTACAGAGACCCATTAAATCTTTTAGATATTTTCTTTAAACCATTTATTTGGTAGAATAAAGTAAATAAGATGATAGATAGGGTTCTGCTATCCTCGTCCCTATCTCTACCATGGAAGCTGAACCAGGAAGGTTCTTGGGCTCGCCTGCTAAGCGAAGTGCGGCTGTAACGGCCGTCAGTTTCGATTACTGCGGCTTCCGCCAATTGGAAGGTTAACCAGAGCGGCCTCTGGACTAGTCTTGAAAACTATGGGTCGGGATCGCACCCGATGGGGATCGACACCTCAGCCTTCCGCCAACCATTGAAAGGGATATTCTTATGTACAAAACAATTGATGAAGCACTTAAGAATGCACATGCAGGTGATGTTTTTCAACTTTACAATGATACTAATTATCATTATTCATTAACTGATGAATGGTGTTATGATATTGATAATAACAATCGTTTTTTTGTTAATGAGGATGATTTTACAGGTGTTAATATAGATATGATTACTTGCTATTGGCATTATGATTATAACTTAAAAACTTTTACACTTGTCTTTGTAAAAGACGAATAAATTAACTATACTATTATTGCATCTGATAGGGTGATGCCCATATTCGTGGTAGGATGGTGGGCTTAGTCCCGCGGAACGAAATACTAAAGTAGTTAGGAGAATGAAACGGTTTAGTAGTTTAGCTAGGTACGGCAGGTATAACGGCCCTACTCAATGGTTTGATGTTAGTGAGTACATCACAGGTGTAGCAACAGCAGAATTATCTTTCTGCTGTTTTTTTATTGACAAAGACTTTTTTATTTGTTATACTAAATGTGATAAAAATAATAAAATGGTTGTTAATGGAAACGCTCTTGGACGAGGGCGGCTTTCAATGACAGCAGGGAAGGAGAAGTAAATATGGTTGGAGTAATAAAAATTCCTTTAGAGAAGGAACAACAACTATTTGGAACATTAGATTTTATTTGGCAGGCAACTGAAATAAATCATAAGTATGATGAATCATTGGGCGATGTAATTACCACTTATCGTCTTACGATTATTTATCCAGACAGTAAAACTTTTAATATGACCAAGACTTATTTTTGGCCGCAGATGTTCGCGCATGATGAAAAACATAAGCGCGACCGCATTGAAAGCGCAATTCACGGAGACGCATTGCAATGGATACTCGCCCGTGTTGCGAGAAAGGAGCAATTTTAATCATGACCGCCCACGATATTAATTATTTCATTACGATGCCCGCAATGAGATATTATGATAATAAAGATGAGAATAATTTAAAACGTCAAGCCATGATAGAAAATGAAAACAACGAATATATGGCATCTGTTAAACATGATGGGTGCTGGGCTTGTTTAATTCATTTTAGTAAGGGACATAATTTAATCCGCAGCCGCAGTATTAGTAAGGTCACCGGAACTTATGGGGACTATACCGATAAATTGCCGCACATAGTAGCGGAAATGGACTATTGGCCAGACAACACCGTGATGTTGGCCGAAATCGCATTTGATAAGCCAAAAACAACTGCAAATAGCGTAGGAACAATCCTTCGTTGTTTACCAGAGAAGGCAGTTATGCGACAGTCAAAAGAAAAATTGAATGCATTTGTGTTTGATTTACTTATGTTAGATGGTAAGGACATGATGAGTGATGGTTATTGGGATAGGTCGATGGCTATGGTAGATTATTTTGTTCTCGATTGGCGAGCAGAAGGTGATCGTCATCAGTATATCAAACCAACTCAATATATTTGGGAAGATTTTGCCGTTGCGGCGTCACAAGTTATTAGTGAAGGCGGTGAAGGTATTGTTATTCAACGTCGTGATAATCCATATATGCCAGATACTCGTGCGGCTTGGAAAACATTAAAATTGAAAAAGCAACTTGATGAACTTGAATTGCCAGTTATAACCACCATTGAACCAAATGAACATTATGATGGTGATTGTCCAGATGCATGGAATTATTGGTATCATGATATGCCAAATGCTATTAAAGAAAAACCAAACTATCCTGTAACAAAACCTTTCTTTTATGGTTGGAAAAATGGTGTTATTGTTAATTTTAATGGTGTTAATGTTCGTGTTACAAGCGGCCTAACCGATGAAACACGTAAGTGGCTAGCAACAATAGAAGCACAAGAATTAATTGAGAAGAAAGAATTATATGTTATCATTCAAGCAATGGATATTAATTCGCAAAACTCATTAAGACACCCATATATTAAAGGATTCCGTCTTGCCTCTGATGGCGCGGCACAATCATAATTAAAAAGGCTTGACAAAGCCTTTTTTTATTGTTATAATAATTATAGAAAAAGGAGTAAAGAGATATGAAAGACGCCAATACAAATGAAGCAACCATTGATTTGGTTAATATGATATATAACAACCTTGATGGTCTTAAAGCAACTTTATGTGAAGGTCTGAGTAGAAATAGCGCGGCCGCGCAACAAATTACTATGACCATTGAAGGTTTAAAACAATTAATTAAAAATTGGAAAGGAGAAAATTAAATAACTATGTTATGGATAAATGTTCTTGAGGTAGGTAATAATGGTGAAATCACCAACGTTTCTTATGCACCTTTTACTTATGAGAGATTAGTAGATGAATTATCTTTTTCATCTGAAGATGAATGGATTGATTTGGATTTCGAAGGAAAAAATCGTGGTTTTAAAACAACTATTAAGACAGACGAAGGTAAAGTAATTAGCGATATTTTTGTCGTAATTAGTGATGAATATCCTCTTACTTTGGACGACTGGGAAGATTTAAGAGTATGTTAAGAGCAGATGTAGAAAAGAAAATGAAAGCTCGAGGTCTTAAACAAATTGACCTAGTAATAAATGAATCTGATACTTTGGCTATGTATTGCAGTCTACAAGGTGGTTATCTTATGGATTGCTACGGTCATCGTGTAGATAGAAAAAGAGATTTGTGGGGCTACTACAGATGGCGCGGCGGAATACCTATTAAAGTACCATTTGACGCAGCGACACCTTTAGAGATTGGAGGACGTACTACTAATGATGATGTCTTGGTTTAAAAGGTTTTTAACGGTTTTAAAAATATATCTCATTTTAATTTATAATATCCATGTCGAAGATGAAAAAGTACGCTATGGATATTATAAGGATGACTACGCTATACAATAGATATAGCGTTTTTTTGCGTTATTTAGATTAACTAATTTATACTATATTATTATGAGTGGAACACCAAGAAATCTAACATGAAGAGACTTAAATAATCACCCACCTTGCCGCAATAAGGTAGGTATTTATATTATTCGTTGCGCCAATCACGTTTACGTTGGTCAAAGTCACAATCTGCCTCAACGTTTGCGCCAACATTTGAATGCTTCGTATTATGGCACAGCTGGTAATAAGCAAACCAAGCCTTTATATGATGCTATAAGAACTAATGGATTATATAAAACCTACATTACTATTTATGACAATCCTGCAAATGGTTATGGCTTGGGTAACGATACCATTAATCAATTTCTTCAAACCTGACAACCACGACAAGAGAGGAGTGAAGCAGATGTTAGATTAGACGTGGCGGAGATACTGTGGATTTTTAAATTCGCCCAGCAAGGTTCTCGTACTTTGGTTAACGTATCCATGGGTGGTAGTGCCGTTAGATCTTGGGAGCGCGCAGATTTAAAAGCTCAAGGATTAGATAATAAACTACCTATTATATTAACTAATACTATGACCCCTCAGCAGGCGGCAAAATTTCTTGTGATGGACAAAAAGCAGCAGCTGGAATCATTACAAGAGTTACGTCGTGTGTTTAGATTTATTATGACAGATGACTGAAAACAAGTAGTTGCCGAGCTGCCTAATAAGGACACTATCACCTGTAAAGAGACATTCCAACAATTCTTTACAAAAAAGGGTTTAACATTTACGAAACTCATACTGGCTTATTTTGCATCAGAAGAGAAAGAAAGCGGCGCACAATGAAGTCGCTTATGCAACATCATTAATGGTCAGTTTTTAAAGCCACATATCGCGGCCCTACAAAAGTATTATAAAATGAAAGGATATAATACTACCGTGTTCTCTCATTTTGATTTATGAGATTTTGTAGATGCTTCTACAAATCCAGCTACCTATCTTGCTAAAATCATACGTAACGTAGTATCAGGCGTTACAAAGGCCGCCGAAAAACAGAAACGCCAATTTGATTTACAAGAAATATTAAAGGCTATACAAAAACAAAAGTTTGAACCTATTAACTTTTTCGCGGCCACCAATCTTGACAAAAAGATTAACTTCAATCAAATAAGAACACGAAAGGACGGTCAGGCAGTTAACTGGCAAGCCGCCCTATACCGTAGCGGCCCCGTTATTGGCGGCGATGGCTCAGATGATATTACTGATTTTAAAAAGTGGTTTTCTCTAATTTTCTTTAATGAGAGATATAAACATAAAAATTCTTGGAACTCTATTAAAAATGATGATAAGGTTATAACGGAGAATGTCCGTCAAGAGGATGGTCGTCGCTATAAGATGTATCATTTGTCAAGTTCTTATACGTTGTCTCATCGTATGAAGTTGCAATATGAACGTTATAAACTCACCTTTGCAACAAATCAATGATTACTATTTTACAAAACTATGGTAGATATTTGGCGCCGCGAAACATATCGTCCTGCTTTTGAAGAAGAAGAGGATGATAAAGGAAGATTACATTACTTAGCAATTTATCCTCAAATAACGTTAATTTACGGACCTACAGGAATTACACAAACAGGTTTACAAAAAGTAAAGGCGCTGAAGGTTTACTAAAGGAAATTTACTATTAATTTTGAAGCAAAATGGCTTCAAAATTCACAACATGATTAATTATAAAGAAGAAAGGAAATAAGATATATGAATGAAAATTTTACTTATTATGGCGATATTGGAGACTATATAGTCGATATCCCAAAGACTGCACAAAGCATAATAGATAGTTATTATATTTTAAAATTTGCGAAAGTAAATGATAAAGCCATTATTCCAACTAAGCGCAATGAAGATGCAGGCTATGATATTTATACCACCGATAAAGATATAGTGCTTCAACCTCATCAAACGGTGGCTTTTCATACAGGATTGGTGAGCGAATTTTCTCCAGCCTGGGTCGGCATCATTAAAGAGCGTGGTAGTACTGCCAAATACGGATTAAGTATTCGTAGCGGCGTTATTGATAGCGGCTATCGTGGTGAATGGTTAATTATGATAAGTAATGTGTCGGATAAATATGTTATTTTTTCAGATGATAAAGACATATCTCATCATTTAGGTCCAGTAATGGAGGATAAAGAAGTATTATTCTATCCATTGTCTAAAGCCATCGCTCAAGTAATCTTCTTACCAGTTCCAAAACTTGAGGTCAAAGAAGTAGAACTAGAAGATTTATCTAATAGCGAACGTGGCGAAGGCAAATTCGGTTCAAGTGGTAAATAAAAAGTTCCCGCAAAGGGAACTTTTATTATATCATTTTATATGTTATTTCATTGCCGCACCCATCATCCGCGGTAACGGTGAAGCCGGTGGATTTAGGAACAGCGGCTATCGCCTCGGGACAAGAATATCTTCATTCTTCATAAGAAGGTCGACGCTCCTTGGTTGATCTAGGTGTGTGTCATTGGTCCACATGTTCTGTTTCATCTTCAAGAGCGCTAAGCGCATCGTCAATAAGAGTCGTCCATTCGGAACGCATAGATTTTTCTAAATGCACATAACCGACAATATGGTTGTAGTCTGGATTGTTAACAAGCACTTCCATTACACGTTGAAAATCACTCTTGTCTTTTTTACGTTGACGTCAGTCATCAATTTGGTTAAGCGAACCAAGAATGATTACTTTACTCCAGCGGTCAACACGTGTAAGTACCGTTTTAAGCGCCGTTAAATCAAATGATTCGGCCTCATCAACAATTACGATAGAGTTAGTAAATGAGCGGCCACGAATAAAAGCGAGTGGCACAACTTCTATTTTCGCCGCCAAATCATTGATATTCATATGTTTGCCGTTTTCACTTGCATGAATAATAGCTTCGAGGGAATCCATTACTGGTTCCCAATAAGGTTCCATCTTTTCGTCCGCGGTTCCAGGTAAATGACCAATGTCATGGCCTACCTGAATTGCATCACGTATGTAATAGATATGATTATATTTCTTTTGTTCGCGCAACTCAAGAGCGGTTGCTAGTGCTATGAACGATTTTCCTGTGCCGGCTAATCCTTCACAAAAGATTATTGGTTTATTTTTTTCTTGTATTAGACGAACAAATTCTTGTTGCTCTTTGTTGTCTTTAACACTTATGCCTAAAATTGCCAAATGCGGGCCTCCTGTAGTATTTATCTAATAGAAAAATGCTATTTTTCTATCATATTACTTTATTATTATAGTTAATGGTTAATCGTGATGCAATATTAGATGTGTTTTCAATTTTTTTCTTGCGTAACCGAAAAAAATTTTTTATATTATAGATGTAAAGAAAAAGGAGTTAATTTAAAGATGGATATTAAAGATTTAGTTTCCTATGTTGAAAACCGTCTTAATGGCGGCCTAGAAAAAATTGATGTTTCATGCTCAGTTGATGAATTTGCAACTGGTAATGTAGATGTTGTTAAAACTAAAGAAACATATGTAGTTGCTACTGAACAAGAAGCAGATGAAATTATTAATGATCGTAGACAAATTGATGGTTTTGAAGCCGCAAGCAAGAAATTCAAAGCAGGTAAAATGAATAAGGCTGGCGAAGTTGTCAAACCTGATACTTGGACAGTTGTTATTAAATTAAATCATTAGTAAACAAAAATAGCAGTACTCATGCTATTTTTTATAGGGGCGTGGCCTAACGGTGGGGCAGTTGACTTCAAATCAACCAAGCCGGTTCCAACCCGGATTCACAAGCGCGTTCGACTCGTGTCGCCCCTGCCAAACAAAAATAATGCAAAAGAGGTAAAGAGTAGGTGAAAGTAGATGAAGAATAAAGATAGTAGATATTATTGGTATGGACGTAAACTTATATTAATTGGTAGAAATGTTAAAATGAATATACGTAATTTTTTCGCCGCCATTCACAATTACTTCTTTTGTTTAAAATATCCTTTTTATAAAGTATATAACGTTTACACTGATAAGTTTAGCGGCTATGCGCGTACGTGGTATGATGCCATCCCAAAAGGTTGGCGCAAAGCATTTGGTAAGCAATTAAGTAAAGAACTAAAGAAACAACTTATTAAAGATGGAATGCTATATACGTTTAGATTTTCGCAAATCAAAGAGAAGTATGGTACTTTAAGAATGTATAACTTTAGTTGTACAGAAGAAGTTGAAAAGCTTCTTAATAAGTATGAAGGGCTATCGAAGCAATATTGTATTTATTGCGGCCGCCCAGCTCAATACATCACATCTGGTTATGTATTGTATCTTTGTGAAAAGTGTTTAAGAAACGAGTTAGGTTTAAAGAAGAATGAAGAACTTGACCTGTATAAATATAACGTTGATACGATAGAAAGAGATGAGTCAAATTAAAAGACCTAGTGTTTTATCGCTAGGTCTTTTTTATGATTGTTCAAACGCTTGATAACCGTCATTTAAATTATAATAGAAAAAGCGTGAAGGAAAAGGAGTAGTTGTATAGCACATTCTTAAGGTAACTTCTCCTGCGGAATTAACATTTTCTCCAATACATTGTTTACTATTATTACTAACAACAAATTGAGTTTCTGCTTCTACTGTGTTATCAAACAGCATCTTATTATATTTTGTTATATTATTTATCGTAATGTTACCAAACTTTATGCCTCCCATTCCCAAAAAAGAAGGTACATATAAAGTATTTTTATAAGACTTTATGATAAAACGGCCGCCAATGTTTGTTATATTAGCTTCTCGTGATAATCAAGCTCAAATACCTTTTCAATACACATCTATAATAGCTGTTTTTCTTGTTCCACTTATAAGTTGCTGATATTGATAATGAAAAACCTCTGGATCTTTTGCTTCTATAACTCTACCACTACTATCAACTTGATCTTGTCACACAATTTCATGTCTGACTGAGCCAAAACGTAAACCTATTTTTTGTACTCACGAATCTAAATCTTTTTGATTTGCAGAGTAGGTCTGAATTTTTTGTGTGATTACTTCTTTTGATGAGCTTGTAAAAGAACATAAGGTTTGACCACTATACGTAGAAACTAATTCTGCGGCTCTTGTCCCCACTAAGTCTGGATTTCTCATTAAGATGGCTACCATATTTTTAATAGTCGCTTGATCCCATTCTTTTTCACTATAAACCAATATGCCGCATCCGTATCCATAAGGGATTAGAGGTTTTGCAACTGAAATGATATAATCAAATTCACTAGGAGGATATTTTTTTGTGCTTGAAGTTCCATTACTTGTCCATAATGAAATTGAATCTAATGTTTTAGTTTTAGTCCATTTGTCATCAAAGTAAATATATTTAGTTCCACCACCACCACCAGGACGTAATGGTTGAAAGGTTTCTGTAAAACTACTAATATAAGTACTTAATCCTATATCAGAATTATGAGTTGTTTGTCTTATAAGATTAATAGGCTTTCAATTTTCAGATATTTGTATTTCACCTTTTAATCCACTTCGTGTAAAAGATTGATATTCCCTTGTACTGTATATATATAAACATTGATGTGTCGTAGTACTACTAAAACCTATTAATTTCATAGCAGTGCTGCCAACATTATGTGTCCAATCAAGATAACCTGTTTTAATATAGTCGTTTACATCGTTTTCGGTTATTTTAGGAAAACGTTGATAATAATGTAAAGTACCATTAGTATCTTTAAATTGAATATATTCTGGATTAGTTTTTACAATATTTTCTGCCATAATGATACTTTACCTCCATGATAGATGAATAATTAATTTTATTGCGCCGCGCCGCCATTGACAGCTTGGTTATAAACGTCACAAATGATTTTATAATTGTTTTTTAAGCGCTCGTTGTATGGAACGTATTGTAATGCTATTTCAATTGCATGTTTTGCTTCTGTAATATGGTTGGAACTGAAATAAATGCGGCTTAAAATATCATATGGTTTCCAGCTCCATGAATCGTCGAATTCAACCCAACTGCGACGGCGAACCGTTTTCTTAATCATAGTGTTGTAGAGATCAAGTGCTTCCTCTACTTTTTGCTCGTCAACTAACATATTGCAAAGCGCTATATAGTTTTCACGGAAAAGTGGATCAGCGGTGATACCTAATCTAAACATACGTTCAGCTTCAATTTTACGATCAGAGCTATAAAGCATTTGACCAATAAAGTAGAACATATCTGCACGTAAAATATCACTACCGCTATCGGCGGCTTCAGGGCAAGTGTAAGCTAATGGTATCATGTGATGAATTCCATAATCAACACCTTTTGCATAGTAATTTGGACCTTCATAAAGATATTGATGAAGAAGATAAAGACAGCCATAGAAATCATTTTGCTCTTCTTGCGCACGTAACTCGAGTAATGGCAAATAGTTGCCGCGACCTTTGGTTGGGTCTGGATAATGGTGCAAGAAAATTACATTGCGGTCTAAAAAGACAGATTCGTTAGGTTGAACGTTGTAGGCTGAACCATTATATACTAAACATTCATGAACTGGGCTCTTCCATTGCCAAGCTGGGTCATTTGAATGGATTTTGTTATATCAAAAAGTACGAGCAGGTGTGCCATCTGGATTATGAGACCAGGCGTAAAGATACCAACCTTGTTTAGCCGAATCTTTCCAGGCTCTGCGTAAGTAAGCTGACCAACCTTTAATAAGAATTTCATCTAGGTCGGTACACCAACAAATGTCAATGTCTTTTGGTATAAGTTTGATTGATTCGTTGCGTGCTACATCAAAACGCCAAGGTGTAATTACTTGTTGTTTAAGAATAATTTTGTCAGGATATTTTTCTTGCCAGGCTTGAAGTAGCTTGTAAGTATTATCAGTAGATCCAGTATCAAGAACACAAATTTTATCTGCTTCAAGCATGGATTCCATCCACTTATCTACATATTTCTCTTCGTTTTTACAAATTGCATAAATAGCAATAGTATAGTTTGGTCTAACGTCTTGGGTCGTCATCGTCATTTATAATAGTCCTTTCTGCGGCAAGCCGCTTTAATTATTGTTGATGGTTATGGCAATTATTTATTCGTTAAAATAATAGATTTGAAAAGGTGCCGCGGTTCTAAAATCAAAATCATTACTAAGATGATGATTATCTAATGATGCTAAAGTTCAATTAACTGCTTGAGCCGCATTAAAGACTTCTCAAGCGGCCGCTTTATTATTATCGTGATGTTGTTCTGCGTTAAGAATTGCCGCATTGCCATCAATATTGGCTGGCAACTGAGAGATTTTTCCATAAGGGAGATAGTAAGTTGTACCATCAAGATTAACTTTAATATCTCCCCCTACATCGGTTGTACTATATGTAAATGAAATTTTAATCGTATCTGCCATGATGATAGTATAGTAATTAACAGATTTTAAAGGCAATTTTAAGAAGTCGTGGTGGTAGTCGTAGTATCTGGCTCTGGTGGTTCAATTATTTCTGGAAGACTAACATTTTTTACCTTAGACAAATAACTAGGAGCACCTAAAGCGCCATATCATACTCGTAATACTACGCTGCTAGGAAGCGAAGATGATATTCTACAGGTAAGATTCTTTGAACAAGTTTTTCCGGCGCCCACTGCTCTTGATCAAATTTTATCACTTTTAAAAGTAGAATTACTGGTATCATATAATGCCATCAACACTCAAATACCATAATAAGAATTATTATTACGAATACTAATAGAGAGAAGGTCACCTTTTTGCCGATCTGAAAAACTAATAGTAGGACTAATTGAATCTAGACCTGTTACTCCTGTCATATATTTTATAGCATTATAGCCGCCATTTAGATAATCAGCAAGAGGTTTACCATTATTTTGGTTAAATGGTAAAATAAAACCATTGACTACTGGAACTCAATTAGTAGAATTATAAGTACAGTATAAACTACTATATCCTAAAGATTTATTACGAAAATCAACAAATACATATTGGGTATGTAATGAATATGCATTAAAAGTATTAACATTAGGATTAGGATTTCATCAAAACACTATACCATTAGAAGGGTTATTTGTCATACAAACGCCTGAGAAATAACATTTGATTATACGATTGCTGTATGCAGGAACAGTTACTGTACTAAAAGCAAAACCTTCGCTACTTGGAAAATTTGCTTTTAATATATAGTCAAAAAGTCATGAACGTTCATGTTGAGAATCTAATATGTAACCTGGCATAGATGATAGATAATGTATTGTAATTGGCACAGTATTATTATTATAGACTGTGTAACTAAAGTAGTTTGTATACATATTAGCTGGACTTGTTCCAAGAGCTATTAGACGATTAAGACCTGCACATCAAGTCATTGGTGCTCCATTGAATGTATATACAGTATTTGTAGTTGCTGATGCACCTCGCTGCGGAATTAAACGTGCTTCGGCAAGTGAACTATGATCATTACCATAATTAACGGAAGGAAAACCTTCAAAAAAATTTCAGCCTGCGTATAACTGATTTTTTGCTTCATCTTCGGTATCTTGAGTATACGAGTGAGAAAAAGAATATTCTATTGGAAAACTATATGAATTTGTACGTATATAAACATCTTTATTCGTTGTTTTATTTAATTGCATATCCCAATAGTTGCTATAATCTTGTTGATTTAGAGTTAATACATAAGTATTATAACTACTATAGCTGTTATCAAAAAAGGATGGTGTTTCCGCAGTTCGACAATCAATTTTTCAAAAAGCACTTGATGCGGTTTCTAAGGAGAATCCAACACTGTCTACATCAACTTCAGTTGATCAAGTGAGAGCAAAATCTTCTGATTCGGGATCATATATATATTTATATGTACTAGGATTATCCAATTCACCAATTCAATATGGACAATAAGTTGTTCCTGTAATAGTTACATGTGTTATATCATAAGGTAAATGGTCGTTTGATAGAAGTGTGATAGTGGGATTAATAGAATATTTATATGAGTTATAATTATCAAAATTCTGTGAATGAAAATTAACATCAAGACCACAATCAAAAGAGAGTTTTCCTCGAATACCGTTATTTCAATGATAGGTCTGAACTGGAACTGAACCATAGTGCATACCAGAAGCTATATGGCTTGTGGCATTTCATTTTGGACAGTATACGTAAAAATATCTTCCTTTATTTTTTTCCGCAATTGTACCTTTTCCTAGAAGAGTAGGTTGAATATTATCATCTTTAATGTACGCCTTTAAAACCCTTTGTCCATTATATTGTCATTCATAAGTATTAAAAGCAGAACCGTCTACAGATTTATATTGAAATTTGCGAAAAGGTGTTGGTTGATAATATTGATTTAAAATACCTGTAGGAAGAATACCCGTAGGACGGATACCAGTAGGAATAATACCAGTAGGAGGTAAAATACCAGTAATACCACCTGTAGGTCGAATGATGCCGCCTGTAGGTTTAATTATACCAGTTGGTCATTCAATGGCTTCTGGAGATACTTCACCTTGTAAAGGCAAAATATAGATATTTTCATTATTTTGTTCATTCATAATAAAAATACCTCCTATACTTTAGTCATTGTTAATATACCAGATGAACTATCAAATGATATTGTGTATGCCTCTGGACCAGTAGGTCCCGTTGGTCCTAAAATTACTTGAGATGGTGGAGCTTCTAATACTTCTGATTGAATTGTTCATGAAAGATTGCCACTTGCATCTACTGAAGGCACAACTACTGGACCAGTTGGTCCTAAAATTGATTGAGTTGCAGGTGGTTCGGCAATTTCTGTTTCTATTGTTCAAGACAAATTACCACTAGCATCAAGAACAGGAACGACAACTGAACCCGTAGGACCTAAAATAGATTGCATATCTGGTGCTTTTATTACCTCTGATTCTATTGTTCAAGATAAGTTACCACTTGCATCTAATGTAGGAACAATTGCAGGACCAGTTGGACCCATAAGATTTACGTTACTAGGAGCGGTTCCTGACCCTGATTGCGTAACTTTTCAAGAAAGTTCTCCACTAGCATTAACAGATGGTATTCAAGTATATCCATCAGATCCATCATATCCTCTAGGTCCTTTAATATTTTGTGTAGCTACTGAAGGATTGTCACTTGAGGTTACATATTCTTTAGCTCATGAAATATTACCATTGTCATCTACCTTTGGAATAAAGGTATATCCATAGTATCCTCTTTGACCTCTAATATTTTGTGTAGCCGGTGTGGTGCCTGGGCCTTGTTGAGTACTAGCTCATGAAATATTACCACTAGCATCAATAGATGGAATTCAAGTGTATCCATTTGTTCCATTGGTTCCGTTGGTTCCATTGACGCCTTTTTCTTGCCAAGCGCTTCAAGATCCATTATCACTATTTCTAATAAACATTTTATTAGTACTATTATTTGATGGATAACAAATTTGTACTGTTCAACCTTGAGCGCTACGTAAAACTTCTAAACCAAAAGCATCTACACCAGATGGTTTATTTGGACAATTATTACCGCCGGAAGCGTAGTATCATCCAGCTTTATTATAGGTATAAGTATTTAGGTCGGTGCCGTTTGGGATTTGTTTAGCGTTAGCAGGTGTACTTCCTGCCGAGCCGTTTTTAACCTGAAAAGTTCCGACATTGACTTCCTCATTAGGCTTGTCGCTATATTTGGCATAGACGGTATAAGTAGAAGTACCACTATCAGCAGTAGAAACGTTTGTCCCAGTAACTCTCATACTAACCAAACCCTGACCATTATAGGTGGTAATGGTGCCGATTTCTTTTGCTTCGGTAGGACTATCACTGTAATATGCCTTAATAATCCATTCAGTTGAGCCGCTATCGTATGTATCAGCCGAGCCAGTAACTTCCATTTTTACTAAACCTTGGCCATTTTGCACATTGAAAGTTGAGTCAGTAATAGGATTTCATTCTTGCCCGTCTGTATCTTTATATTCAAGGTGGTATGTGCTTGTGCCGCTGTCATCGCTGCTAGTGTCATCAGCTACGGCTCTTAATCCAACTATACCATTACCATTGTAGACGTCAAATTGGCGTTCATCAGTATTGCCATCTGCTGATTTATGAAATTTTAAGATATAAGTATTTTTTGCACTACCGGTAGTTTGTACAGGTGATGGGTTAACTAATTCAACACCTGTTATACCTATACCATTTCTAACCTCGTAGGTATGAGAAAATGAAGTACTATTAACATCATCTAATGTAACTTTAATTGTACCAGTATTTATCGCGCTACTTTCCTTGTTGGTAAAATCGAAAGAACCACTTACAGATGCAATACCAACCGCCTTTTCTTTCCATTGGGTTCATTCAGTACCGTTGTATGTTTCAATTCAAACGCGGTTATTTTGATCATATAGTTCATGAATATATTGATTATCACCTTTACGATAAACGCATAATGTAAAACTATCTACTTGAGCTGGTTTATTTTGAACCGTATTTCCTGTGCTAGCATAAAACCATCCGCATAGTTCTGCAGAGCGGTAGTCGTGTAAATATGCATCGTTAGGTATTAATTTTGATTCCGCAGGATTAGCTCCAGTAGGACCAGTTGCGCCGCTCTTACCTTTAATAGTAAGAGTTTCACCTCAAGGTTCTACTCGTGCCTCTTGGGCGGCATCGTTTGTTTCAACGATTTTAAAGAAGTTAATTTCTCCGTCCCAACCTTCCTCATAAAGATTATCGCTTTTTGTTCCAACATGATCAATAACAACATCACCAACCTTAATATTACCAGTTGGAGATACTAAAGAAGAGTATTCAAAATAGGTTTCCAATGTTTCTGGATTAGTGGTGATTGGATCCTTACTCATGTGAATGTTGACACCTGTTGGACCTAATGCGCCTCAACCTAACTCATTTCAAGTATGCGTGCCGTCTCCGATTTTGACACGAATGTTTCCAACATTCATGCCGTTGTTAATATCTAGCGCCGCGAAGCCCATTTCGCCGCGCAAAAGAACTGGGTTATTCTTACTCCAGTTGTCTAATGTATCAAATTTTTCTTGTATACGAACGTCGATAAGTTTCGCACGTTTGGTTTCTTCTGTTTCTGGCATAGGTTATTAATCCTCCTTGCGTTATTACATTAATTTTCATTTATAGTATAATAGAAGAAGAAAACCTTTATCAATTTTTGAAACGAAGTTGCTCTAAAAGGTTTTTTCTTTTATAATGATTTGTAGGAGGAATCAGTTATGCCAAGAATTAATCCAAATGCACCATCAAAGATAGACGCTCGTTTGAGAAAAATTGCACGTGATTTCGCTAAAACGGATGGTAAAATAGAGGAAACAAATAAAACGACAACAGATATCATTAAAGGAGGTTTTGATGATATCCAAATTAGCATTAAAGATGTTGGTATCAAAATCGGCACCGTGGTTTCAGGTATTGAAGTTTTAAAGCCAATCACAGGAATAGAAGGTAATTTAAAATATGTTTTAAATAATGATTTTAAACCTATTCTCACAGGTATTCGTGATCGTATACCAACAGGTTTGGGTAACACTCTTGTTCAAATCAATGATAATTTAACCGGCGCTGCTGGTAATATTGTTAATATTAAGGATACGATAGGCAAAGAGTTTACTGGATTAGGAAATAGATTTGATACAGTTGATCGCAATTTAACTACTATCAAAGATACAGATTTGCCCAATATTAAAAGTACCGTTGATACAGTTAAAGGAAATCTAACTTCTGCCGAAACAAACATCACAAAAGTAATCAAAGATAAAACTTTTAACGTTGATTTAACTCCAGTTACAAAAGAGCTTACTAATATTAAAAATCTTTTTCCTGATAATTTTAAAACTAGCTTTTCTACCATGGCAAACCAGGCTACTGAATCTCATTCTTTTTTAATGGGAGCAGAGACCAGCACAGGCAGCTTTAAAAATTATGTTAACAATTTAAGATTGAATAATGATACTTTTGTTCAGGCGGCAAATACAAGTATTAATGAGTTAAATAGTGTAAATGCCTCTCAGCGTTTGCAAACTACTTCTTTAAATAATCATATTACTAGTCTTAATCAAACAATTGATGACTTGAGGTATCAATTAGAAGAAATGAGACCTACTGGAGGCGGAGGACAAACAATACCTACGGGTGGCGTTACGATTCCTACAGGTGGTGTTATTCCTGGCGGCGGTGGAGGTAGCGATATTATGTAAACGACCTTAATGGTCGTTTTTATTTGCGCAGATTTATAATAAAAAAGGGTACATTAATTATGGTAAAAATAAAAGCAGACATTAGTTTGCCTGCTCTTTTCATTTATCTTCAAAATTATCATATCAAGTAACAATTCATTTGATTTGCTCAATCGCCCATTCATTGTCTTCTGCAGTTAAACCGCCATTCCAGCGCATACGTTTAAGTCGTAGTAATTGGGATTTATAATCTATTGGTTTTTTACCTTGCAGAGCTAAAGAGTACATAGATGTATTTATAAGATTCTTACAGAATTTGCCCATCATTCATATTCATTACTAGCGCCTAAAATATCGTTATTAGTTGTTGCTACACCGTCGATGTTTTCAGATGCATATTCGACTATTACTTTACCTGCATTAGGAGATATGCCAAATCTGGTAATTGTTTTTCCATTAAAATTGCCAGATGCTGTAATTAATTGACCATCCATATAAACACCTTTACCGATTAAGGAACTTAAGATTCCAATCAATTCACTGACATTAGTAGAGTGATAAGTTGCACTAAACAGATTAACAGGTCCAAACATGGAAACAGATAATTCACATTTAATACCACCAGACCCACTAGCATTTCTGATGTTTATTAAGACTATATTATGACGTCATAATTGTGGGGTTGCTCCTTGTGGACCAGTAGGCCCTACAGGACCCATTGGACCTTGTGGACCATTTCCTCCTCCTGGACCCCTAGGACCAGTAGGGCCAGTTGGTCCAACATTACCTTGTGGGCCAGTTCCGCCATCGCCACCTCTAGGACCCGTTGGACCCGTATTACCTCTAGGACCTTGAGGACCAGTTGGACCAGTTGGACCTACGGGACCTTGATCGCCCTTAGCTCCAGTTCCACCAGTACCACCTTTAGGACCTGTTGGACCTACAGGACCTTGAGGGCCGGTAGGACCTGTTGGGCCGACTTTACCTTGTAGACCAGATCCACCGGTGTCGCCTTTAGGACCAGTTGGACCTGTTGGACCAGTGTTTCCTTTAGGACCTTGAGGGCCGGTTGGACCTACAGGACCCTGTGAACCTTGTGGACCACTTCCGCCTCTAGGACCTGTTGGACCAGTTGGACCTACAGGACCAGTGCCACCAACACCACCGGTTGCTCCCCTAGGACCTGTTGGACCTACTGGACCCGTATTTCCTTTATCACCTTTTGCACCCTTAATATTAAATTTAGGTGAGCCAAAAGTTCCGCTTTCATAAACATATACATCAGCATTACTGCTATTAATTCAAATGTCACCTTCAAGTAAATTTTTACCATCAGTTCGTGTTGCTGGTTTACTTGTTGCAACAATAATCTCAGAACCAAGAACTCTACCTACATTGATATCTGCCATATCTTAATTCCTCCGCTTATAATTGATTTTTAATTGCCGTAGAGACATCTTTTATTCCCCAACAGCACTTAAAATTATTTCTACATATATCATCATCTAAATTGTTTACAAATGCAATTGCTGCACAATTACGAGCCGCTTCGGTGTTGCCAGCTCTTCATTCTGCTAAAGTACTCAGAATCCAAAAGTCACGCTTGTAAGCGATGTCGCCACGCTCAATTCATAAATGATATGGGCCATGACAGTTTCTTGCTGCGCGACGTAATAATTTAAGAGCATAATCATTATCGTCTTTAGTGCTAGATGCTTTTTCTAGCAAAAGTCAATTGACCAGTTTAATATATGGTTCAATATAACATACTACTTCGAATGTCTCTTTATCTATAATTGCTCTTTGATACCACATCTGCGCCGCGTCTTCATCTTTTTTGGCGGCATAAATGTCGCCTAACGACATGGCGGCTCCAATAACATCCAATTGTGCCGAATCATTCTTATAAATCTCAAGGAACAACTCTTCTGCGGCCGCCACATTGCCGCTACCCCATTCTTCATTAGCTAAATAATACATTGCTTGATAATCTTTTTCAGGATTTTCTTGCAAACGCATCTTTAAAAGCTCTTTATATTGACTGCGGCTTTTCGTACGATCAGGATGATGCTCTAATGATACCACTTTCATATCACATGCTAGAACAAATGGTTCCGCAGGATATCTTTCCACATATCCTTCACAATCTGCTCGAACTAAATATTCATGCACAGGCATCACTCAACGCCAACCTAAACGATCGTGCATTCAATTGTACTTAAAGATACGTTGTTGCCTTTGTTCTTCGGTGGTGCTTTCAATATAACCATAGGTTCCACGCTCATGAACGCCGCATTTTCAATGAGAACGTACTCAATTCGCCCATTGAGGATTTGTAAAGCCTTCATCCAAATCAACCGCAATACAAACGATGTTAGGGTCTTTTGGTATTAAATCAAGTAAATATTGTCTTGCCTTACCAAAGTGTCATGGTTTAATTTCTGCTTGAAATACCTTTAATTTTTCAGGATTTTTTGCTTCCAACGATTTGAATTTGGCATAAGTATCATCTGTTGAGCCAGTATCTAGTACATAGATAAGATCAGCAGGAGACATTGATTGATATCATCTATCTACGAACTGACTTTCATTTTTACAAATGGCATAAACACAGATGATGGGAGTAGTAATTGTATCGGGATAATGGTTGTTGTTATTACTAAGATTGCTATTGTTCACTTGCTTGGATTCCTTTCGTTCGGAGGGAATGATAAACATTCCCTCCTCAGCGGCGACAAATTGGGCTTTTCGCCGCCTAACTTGTGCACCTGTTCTTTTATTATTCTATTATATTAATTAAGCAATTGTTAATACAAGTTCGCCGTTTGCATTTATAACCGCTTTAGTAACTTTAGCTCCGGTTGGACCTGTTGCGCCAGTAGCACCTTTAGCACCAGTGTTACCAGTTGCGCCTTTAGGACCTTGTGGACCAGTTGGGCCTACAGGACCTTGTGCACCTTTAGAGCCCGCAGTACCAGTTTCACCCTTAGGACCTTGTGGACCAGTTGGACCGACAGGACCAGTAGCACCAGTAGCTCCATTGGTACCGTCAGTTCCGTCTCTACCAGCAGGGCCGGTTGGACCTACTTTACCTTGGGTACCGGTTTCACCTTTATCACCTTTAGGGCCTTGCGCACCAGTTGGTCCAGTTGGACCTACTGCGCCAGCAGCACCAGCATTACCTGTCTCACCTTTTGGACCGGTTGGACCAACTTTACCAGTTGTTCCTTGTGGACCTTGAGGACCAGTTGGACCAACAGTTAATTCAATTGATTCTAATTCGTCTTTTGTTGCATAACCACTTAAATCAATTGTGGTTGGACCTAAATCAATCCATTCGCCTTCCCATAACCATTGAGCATAAGGAGCTTTGGCTCCAACTAAATAGAGGGTGCCCTCTTCTCCACTGTCTGGACGAGTTGGAACTTTTTTAGCTATTAGTTTCTTTAAATCTGAATGAAGTTGATTGACTTCTTCTTTTGTATAGTAATTATTAGTACGGACATAAGTAATTACGTTGCCGCTATATGTAAGACTTGTTACTACGCCGGTACCGCCGCTACCTGTAACAGAGACTACACCTTGAGGGCCGGTTGGACCAGTTGGACCTACTTTTCCTTGTGGACCGGTTGGGCCTACTGCACCAGTATCACCCTTCTCGCCCTTGTCACCTTTAGCACCGGTTTCACCCTTAGGACCAGTTGGACCTGCAGCACCGGCTGCACCAGCGTCACCTTGAGGACCTTGAGCACCAGTATTACCTTTAGGACCTTGTGGACCAGTTGGACCTACAGGACCAGCGTCTCCCTTAGGACCTTGAATACCTTCTGCACCTTGAGCACCTTGGACACCTTGAGGACCAGTAGGGCCGACTGGACCGGCATCACCTTTTTCGCCCTTATCACCTTTTGCACCGGCAGCTCCGGTTGGACCAATTGCGCCAGTAGGACCAGTTGGACCTTGAGGGCCTGTTTCGCCGCCTGCCGCCGCAGGAAGGTTAAAGCTTAATATATTTGTTTCATCATCATAAGATACACTTGCTTCTTCGCCACTACCAATCATAGTAACTTTAACAACAAGTTTAGAAGAAATGAAACGTCCTTTTAAATCAGTGAGGACGCTTTGTAATTGTTCTAAGTCTAAGAATTTTTGAGTTGTAATTGCCATTTATACATCCTCCCGTCCTTATGAACCAAATACTGCATTTAATACACCGCTGACATCTTCTGCGGATGCAACTTGTACTTCTTCAATATAGGTATCTTTAATATTACGTCCGTCTTCGTCTGCAACTGCATTTTGTACTGTTCCAGTGGTGATCGCGCCTTTGAGTTCATTAATTGCACCGACAATTGTTTTAGCAGATGTTACGAGACTATTGTCTGTTTTATCTTGCTTGGAAGGAATTTGTTCAGCTTGAGCTTCAAGCTCTTGTAAGGCGGTTTCAGATAATCTAACTGAGCCGATTTCAATACCTTCAGCGCTGAATTTTTGAATTGCAGTAAAAGTATTTTGATTATCTAATAAGTACTTGTGTACAAATGGTAAGTCGTTAACTTTAGTTACACCATCACCGATTTTAACGCGGGAAGGTGATCCGGCCGCGCCATCGTAGATAATGACTTCACCTTGTTTTGGAATAAAATTGGCTGCTTTCGCCCAATTTTCCTCAGTATCATGTTTTAAAACCAGACGTATTTTAACTGTCTTATCGGCCATTTTAGCTACCTCCATGAAAAAAGAGTCACGAAAGTGACTCTTGAGGAAGATACTTAATGATGTTAGTTCGTTCGTTCTTGATTCAATTATCACTTTCAAATTGATTGATATAAGTGGTATCATTTTCAACCACAAGTAGTAAGTTGAAAGTGGCGATGGGCAGAATTTTAATAAATCCCAATTCCCCTCTTTCTTCCTCTACTACCGACATTAGTATAGTAGATTTAGTGATAATTGACAATTTTCAATTTGATGATTAGCACAATCATGGTAGCGCAAAGGTGTAATAGATAAGAAACATATCCAATAGTCATGAGTAGCGGCGCTCATATTGTCTCATGACATATCAATTGTCTAGTTGAGTTTTAGTGTCTATGGTGGCGCCGCGAGTCAATTGACTTAGTCCCGTCATGCCAGGTTTGCCGCGCAAACGATATTCACCATAGTCTAAATATTCGGCAGGCACCAAAGGACGTGGTCCAACTAAAGACATATTCCCCTTAAAGACGTTAAAAAGTTGCGGCAACTCATCGGCCTTATATTTGCGCAATTTCGCCCCAAAACGAGTTGGTCGATCGTTTTTCATGGTCTTAAACTTATAAATGGTAAAGCGTTTACCATTCTGACCAACCCTCTCTTGTTTAAACAAAAATCATTGGTGGTCAATAAGCAAAATTAGCGCCGCTATTACAAGCATAACCGGAGCGGCGATAATTATGAATACGACACCAACGACGTAGTCGAAGAGAGGTTTAGAAATCTGAACGTTCAATTTTGTTCTTGTGGGTGCGATATTTAGATGCTACGTCTTGCGCGGTTATTTTGCCTTCTTTAATCAATTGATATTTCTCATGGACGTAGGCAGGAAAATCGCCGTCTTTAACTCAACTAGGTTTGAATGGACGAAACATTTTTATGCATTTTTCTTCAGTTAAATCGCCACGTTTGATTTTATCTATTATTTGTTGCGCCATTTTTTCTATTATTTTGTCTTTCATAACTCTTCATCTCCCATTTAAGTTTTAAGTAGTAGTAAAGTTTAAACACGATGTTTGTTTTCATATTCGAGAATATGTTGCCAGCTAACATACCATTTGCAAAGTAATTGTTGTACTTGTTGGTGAAAATGGTATAGTGTTGAGTTGGTACATCGTAGTATTCACGTTTGAGTAGTTTGACCTTTTCGCCGCGCAAATTAAGTGTTTCATCACCAATTTTAAATTCAGATAGATGAGTATAGCGGTTTAAGCGGCAATTGAATAGACGATGATCTCTAATAACTTTCAATGGCTCGCAGTTTTCAAAATAGTAAATGATTAAATCGTTGCGGATTTTATTAGCCATTAAATCAGTAAATTTTACTTTGTCAGGCACATATTTGCCATTATGATAAGCTAAGATGAAGTCACCTGATTGGATTTCGTCAAGTCGTTTTGTTGTGTGGTCGTACATAGTAATAAGGGTATCACCTGATAAACAGATAGATTTACCAACAACGGTTTGGATAGATAATTTATCTCCTGGTTGCATCTCTGAAATATCAATATCATTTGTTTGAGGTAATTCTTCCGAATGATCAGCGCCGTCTTTCTTTATAACTTTATCTATAATTGTTTTTGTTGTAGTTCTTTGAGAATTTAAAATATCTGCTTTCAAAGCATTATCGTAATTTGCACTTAGATCTCGTTCTCAATCATATGGAGCGTAAACCGAAACAGACATTGAAGAATCTATTACTTTTGTATTATTGTCAGCATATTCTCCATTAATCATTACGCCGCCTACAATTCTACTTTTACCTGCTAAACTGAAGTCTCTTGCCAATTCATTTGGAACATCTTGTCTGGTGGTATAAAACTTTCACTTTATATTTGAATACATTGATGATAATTGTTCTGATGTGGTATCAGGTCTACCAAAAGCGCCGAATTCTAATTCAGGATATTTTTTGGTAAATGCTTGTTCTTCAATATCAGTAAGAGTGGTACTAACAGGTGTTGCCTCAACAACTTTGTATTTTGAATCTTTATAAGGTGCTAATACCGCCGCGATTTCATCATCAACGTAATAAACATGATGATCTGGATTGTCTGGATCGTACATAAAAGTATATTGAATATTATCTACAGTAATTTTATAAGCTTCTATCAACATTTTGTGTATATTTAGTTTAGTTTGATTATATATCAATTCAGGAATAACTATTAAGTTAGCAGAAAAACTTAATAGTAATCAGACTGTCATTTCTTGATCTTCCTCGGCGCCTACAATAGCAAGCACAGCATTATATAATGTGATTGTGCTTTCTGAAAGGTAAGACATAAAATTTGGATCTGATAAGTCTAATAGACCGTCTTCTGTGTTTGGATTATGAAAAAAATCATTTTTTAATGTTGTACATATACCATTGGTGATTTGGAGTTGAATCAATGCATTGAATATCATTGTACTATAATCATCCATATCAATCTCTGAACTGATTATGATTTCAGGATTGGTGATTAGTTCGGTTCATTTAATAGGATTCTCAACCAAAGTATCCGTTTCGTAATATGCTTTATCTCTATGTTTATAACTTAGGCTGACTTTACCATCTTCATATGTATAAAAAAGTTTAATAACATTATTGTTATATCATTGATCACTAACATTTATGAGAGCTAGATTATCTGATTCGGTTTTTACTTTAATTTGTCTTGACATAATATATTACCTCTTTTCTTCTTTATGAGAGATGGAGGATTTCATTAACATAAATATACCTCCTGTAAGTAAATACGTACACGAAATTTCGTGCCTCATATTATTTATTATAAATATAAAACAACTAAAAATGAAGCACAAATAAAAGGATGGAGAATTTTCTTCTCCATCTCCTTTTTATTAACCAATTAATTAATCAACTAATTCAGTACTTGTTCCGCCGCTAATAAATGTAATTCGTACATCTGTGCTTTGGTCTGCATTAAAGATTTTACTTCCTGCAGAATCAAGTAGCCTACCATTGTTACTAGCAACAGGATTGCCAACTACTACACCGTCTTTCTTTAAAGCAAGTCTATCACCGTCTTTCGCGAGTGTGTATTCAGGAATCGTTACTTCAGGTAAACTATCTAATTTCGCATCAATAAGTGTATCGACACTTGTATCAAAATCAGTTACATCTGTGTGAACATGAGTATGAGTAACATTAGCTTTGCCGTCTAACGCGGCTTGAAGTCCTTCGATGTCCGCAACCGCATGGCCAGGTAAGGTAATACCTGTGCCTGCCGCGCGGCCATTTAAAGTAAGTTGGACTTTGCCGGATTCATCTTTAGCAAGATCGAAGGAAACACCTGCTTCTGTATGATTCATTTTAACTGTGTTTCCATCCACCTCTAAGGAGGTAGGAATAATCACTTGCTCAGTTGAATATTGTTTAGATGCTAGAAGTGTAATTGTCCATATCGTATGATCCCAAGTTGCAGCAAAGAAATAATTACCATTACCTCCTACTACTTTATAAAATAAATTGACTATTGCCTCTTCGCCACTCTGATTTTTAACACCAATAACATTATTATTAGCACAAAGTTCATAATCAGATGCAGATAATGTGCCACTAAGTTGCGCGGTAGTAATACTATCTAAAACATGAATCTCATCCGCGCTGCTGTTACTGATGTCAGGTAAGTTTTTAAAACTATCCTTACCAGTACCAACCCTCATGGTAATGCTACCGTCAGGCATTCTAACGATAGCAAGTTCACCATCATCAAGTACAGGGTTAATGGAGGTCCAATTTGCTAATGTATCACGTCTTACACGAATATGTGCAGGCAATACAACAGTTTTATTTTCTCTAGTTGCCATAATTTAGCTCACCTCCGTTAATTAAACTAAGCCGCGGCGCCGCCAGATGCGGTACCGCCGTCAAGAACAAATGTTACGCCGCTTGGAACGACAATGTTTTCTACTGAAACTTGACCGCCTTCAGAGATAGCATCAAGTTTGTCTTTAACAGCTTCTTCTAAATCGGTTTCAGCAACCTTATCTTTGCTTGCTAATGCGCCAGTTGGAACCGCAATATCAACTTCTTTAGTACCTGTAACGCTAAGCGCCGCGCCGTTAACTTTAATTGTTTCAATAACGTTAACTTCAGCACCGGCTTCGATACCAGCTAATTTGCTCTTTTCTTCAGTTGTATAGTCATTAGTAGATAAGCCTTTACCAGCCTCTTTATCTACTTTATTATTAATTTTACCTGCAAGCTCTGATGCTAAATCTGTTTCTGCAACTTTATCTTTACTTGCTAATGCGCCAGTTGGAACCGCAATATTAACTTTCTTGGTGCCACTAACTAATGCCGCATCAACACCGTTAATTTGGATACCTTCTAAGACGTTAACTTGAGCGCCTGTCGCAATGCCGTCTAATTTTCCTTTATAGGCATCAGTAAAGTCATTTGAAGATAAGCCTTTACCTTCTTCTTTTTGAACGTAACCAGTTAAACTCTCTTTGATACCACTAACGCCAGTTTCAAGCGCCGCGATTTTTCCTTCGTTAACTGTAACACGTCCTGTAAGACTGCTAACAGATGCTGTAAGTTCTTCTGCTTTGTCATCCGCATAAGATTTTGCTTCACTTAACGCGGCTGCAACATCACTATCAATTTCGCTGCTAATAGCTTGTTTTGCTTCCGCAACTTTAGTATCAGCATAGCCTTTTGCGTCAGTAACACCTGTCGCAACTTTTTCATCTGCATAACTTTTTGCGCTAGCAAGTGCGGTTGCTACATCACCATCAATTTCACTACTAATAGCTGTTTTTGCTTCACCAACTTTCTCATCAGCATATGTTTTTGCACTACTAAGTGATTCAGTAACTTCTGTCTTGGTTGCTGCGTTTGTAATATCTGTAACTGCAATAACAACATTACCACTTAAAGCATGACCATTGATAGTGGTTGTTTTTTGTACATAATCATCAAGTTCTTCACGTAAGACATGGTCGCCTTCGTTACCAAATTCTTCCCATGAAGTACCATCATAAATATATTCCTTACCATCCCAAAGGACTACATCACCATTGTGCCATTCTGAGACACCAGTAATGGTTGGTCCTGCTTCTTGAGTTGGATCAGTTGTTGATTTGCCTTCATAGTGCATTGCACCATTAAGGTTAGTAATTTTACTTTCAAGAGTATCAACTCTGCCTTCAACACCAGTGATTCTGGCTTCTGCCGCGTCAATATCACCTTCGGCGGTATCAAGTCTACCTTCTACTCCAGTGACTCTTCCTTCGACACCAGTAACTCTACCTTCTAATGCAGTGATTTTTGTTTCTGCGCCGGTAACACGTGCTGCAACGCCGCTAATTGAAGCTTCAAGTTCACCATCTTTACCTTGTAGTGCGGTAATTTGGCCATTAATTGTGTCAATTGCACCTGTGTGACCTGATACAGATGCCTTTAAGCTAGTGATGTCTGCTTCGGCGGTTGTAAGTCTGTTTTCAACACCTGTTACACGACCTTCAACTCCGGTGACACGTCCCGCTAAGGTTTCCGCAGCTTCTTTAATGCCGCTGATATCAGTTTGAATGCCGCTAACAGCTGTGTTGATACCACTTACACCTGTCTCTAAGGCTGATACTTTACCTTCAAGAGCATCAATATCATTTTCCGCGCCGGTAACTCTTGGTTCGAGCGCACCTACTCTGTCTTCAACACCTGTGATACGTGGTTCAGCCGCGTCAAGTCTACCTTCAACTCCAGTAATGCGGCCTTCAGCGCCGGTCATGCGGCCTTCAAGCGCATTAACCTTTTGAGCGAGTTCTTGGAGATCGTGGTCTAAGTCACCTGTAGCTGCGGTTGTAGCTAACTTCATGATTGAAGCACTTGCACCAACTGCAGTAATTAAATATGCTTCGACTACGTCTTCACGTTCAACACCATTACCAGCACCAAATACTGTAACAATTTGACCAACATAAGATGTGCCGCCTAATTGACGACTATCACTGCCGTCTTGTTTAGCATATTTTAAAGCATCTTCATAACTTGAGAAGATAGAAGATCTATCTAATGGGAATTTGCCTGTACGTTGGAAAGGCATAGCCCAGTCTAATTTACTTTTAAATTCTTCTGTATAAGCCATTTATATTTTCCTCCGCCTAAGCAATTGTAATTTCGTAAACGTTAGCACTTAACGCCGCATCAGGAGCGTAAACGTATACGTTGTAAGATTGTGCTGTGTAGCTATCTTTACCTTCAACGTCAACATTTGATTTGACGAATGAAGCAACGATGTCTGTACCAAAAGCATTTTGGTCTTTGACACTCTTTAATGATTTTCCTGCTGGAAGAGCAATAATAACTTGTCTTGCGCCTTCAACAACGTTTAAGTTGTAATTACGCGCCGCACCAAGATTGGTAAGACCTCTAATGTTTGCGCTGGTTAATTCTAACGCCGCGGTATTGCTACCAACAAACATTGAACGATAGCCTGTAATAGCGCCGCTGGTTGCTTTACAACTTCCTGCAGCGATACCTTCAACGGTCGCTTCGCCGCCTAAGTTATCAAATGGTTTAGCACCTTCACTATAAGCAACGGTGGCAGTAAGTTTATAATTCATGCCGTCACTGACGGTTAATTCTGAATAACTACCGGTTGCTGTTTCTAAAGTAGTTGTTCCATCACTAACTGAATAACTTGTTGCGGTTACTCCAGTGTCTGGACCATATTCATATTTACCTTTGTTAAAGCTAACACTATAACTTGGAGTAATTTTTGTACCAACTTCGTATGCCTTTGCTTGAGGACAATTGATAGCACAGCTTGGTTGAGTAACTTTTGGTTGGACAGTTTCGCTATAAGCATCAATTAATAAATCAGTAATGCTCTTTTCTGTCGCATCAACTTCAACGTTGCCGCTGGTACCTGGTACATATTTACCAAATGGTTTAGTAAACTTAAATACCTTGCCTAATGGTAAATCTTCAATACTAATTTCATCGCCAGCTAAATAGTCGAGATCATTCCATGCGCTCATACCATCGCCGACTTTCATTTTTCTGGAGTCCATTTCGACCCCAACTTCACCCTTTATCAAGATTGGATTAATAGTTTTCCAATTGATAGCGGTATCATTTCGAAGAACAATTTTTGCGTTTAAAATACTGTTCGTTGTTGGCATTAATCTGCACCTCCGCCATTAATAATTGAAGGTTCCATTGCAACGTAATGGTCTGTATCCCAGTAATAAACTTTATGCTCATCAGTTGCAATATAAAGAACCTCTTTCTTTCCTATTGAAGGAAAATTGTATTTAGTTGCAAATTCAAGGAAAGAGCTATCGCCGCTTACCATTTGCTTAACTGCATCAAGTAAGGCGTCGATCTCTTGACCTGTGTATTTACTTCTATATTGAACACCCATAATTTAAGCCTCCCTAACACTACTCTTCATCATAGAAGAACGTATTGCCGCCTGCCGTTTCAACAGCTTGACCATCTGCTGTAATGAAGTTGGTGTAGTTGTTTTCGGTACTAAGTGATCCTGCTACGCCCGAATCGGTATCAAATGAATCGCAATCAAGGAAGTTGCCTTCAATGGTGACTTTAAATATTGTTGATGTATAGAAGTAATCTGGATCTTCCATATTACCCTTATACGCTACCATCATCATTTCCCATGTACCAGCTTGACGCGCAACACCTTTAGGAATGAAGAAGTTAAGTAATTTTCCGCCATGCTTATCAACTTTCGCGGCGTAAATTGCCTTATCCTTGTGAAAAAGCGCAAAGACTTCAAATTCGGTTAGGTGAGATGTAATATTTGTACAATCAAATGTACGAATAAATGCATCGTAAGTATTTGCAATCATGGTAGTGCTTAATGCAAAGGTACCATCATCTGCTAAAAAGACAGTAATTGGTTCTTTACTTAACGCAACATCACGATTAGTATAGCTGATTGCATCTAATGGAATTTCAGGAGTATAGAAGTTTGATTCAACGTAGCCGCAAAATTCATTAGATATGAAACGTTCTTTGCCGATGTTAGTGTTACCTTCTTCTTCGTCTTCAACTTTTTCTTGAATAATAAGAATGATACGGTAACGAGTTGATCTTTCGGTCAATTCGTCTGGAACGAAAAAGTCTTCTCCATCAAATTCATAAGTAATTGGCTCGACTCCGAAGTAGAAGTAATTAGTAACATCATCAATTACTTGTGATTCAACTTTGTTAACCATTTGCTCGTCATAAAAGGCGAGACGGAATAAATAATTGCTACGGTCGCTTTCTTTCCATAGAAGATTAGAAAGATCAAAATGTAAAATCGTTACGTAACGATCCCATTGATGACCTAAGCAAATATCGCCCGTCGCGACGCCCTCACCATCGAAAGTAATAGCGCCATTTGGATCAACAATAACATTGATGCGACGTTTAACGGCCGCAAGAGGGGCACCATTGCTTACAACATGAGATGGATCATCAGTGGTGGCATAAATAGACATGGTGGTGGCATCGAAATTTACCTTTGGTAGGTAAATAGGGGTATGACTTACAATATGTCTGTTTGTATCTAAACCGCCGCTACGTAAGAGGGTTTGAACTTTTGATGGGGTAGATGTGGTCGTTCCCCTACGTCCGTTGCGAATAACTGTAGAAATGGACATTTTTTCTTCACCTCTCATAATAAAAATAACGGCGAAGGCGGATAATATATCACGCACTTCTTACCGTTATTAATATAATTAGAATAGGATAATTTTACAAGATTAAATTAATTATTTTAATATAGCCACTAATTTTCTAAAGAAAGCATCACCTATTTGATAATATCCGTTATTAGAAGGATGAACACCATTAGTACCCAAAGTATATGTAACTTCACTTCTAGTATTTACTTTTTCTGTTTTACTAGGCATATTATGAATTGTATCAAATTGTCCTTTAGTGTCTACATAATAGCAGAAATCTTTATAATCATCACTCAAACATAATTCTTCTAGTGCTTTGTTATAGTCTCAAGCATAGAAAGCGGTTCCCCACATATCTGCATAGCTACCATTAGAGCCATAATTAGCACCGCTACCTCCAGTTAAAGAAGGAATTTGAATACCCATACAAATAATTTTTGCATTAGGATAATCAGTATGGAATTGTGTTAAAAGTGTTTTAGCATTATTTATGTGTGTGGTTATCATTGATTGATAGGAATAGCCGCTTTCATTTCCCCTAGCTCCACCTGCATTCCAAGTTAATAAACAAGCGGCAATGTCGATAGCAGGACAACCAACTTTGTTAGCCCAATTTTTAAAGTCTACTTTATTTGTATCATCATTCCAGAATGGGTTTCCACTTTCTCATTCAGAAGAAGTAATTGTAATTGATAAGGAAGGAGAAGCACAAGTCATTGAAGTAGGTAAGGTGATAGTGTTTGCTGCTTGATTATTACCTGCTCCTCTATTAAATTTAATCTTATTATTTGCTGGTAAATCTTCTAATTCCCATTTAAGACCATTATTATCTGTCCAAATAGATTTTTGAACAGTATCTATCTCATAATCATGGTTTGTATTTAAAGTAACAATTAAACCATTTGTTGTTGAGCTTGTAGATCCATAATCTGTAATAAATGAATTTCAAGTCCAGCCACCATAACCCTCATGTTTAATAACTTGAGTATTTATAGTATTTGTTTTACTACCATAAGTATTAATAGTAAGATTAGGAACTTTTAATGACGCGGGGCCACTAAAACCGCTGTCAGATGGTACAGAAAAAAGTTTCCCATCGAAAGAATAGGTATAGTAAGTACTGCCGCCATGAAAGAACGTTAAAGTTGCCTCATAATTTTCTAGGTTTGATTGATACCAATCAAGAGCAGATGTATCAAATTCAATTGCCGTTACATTACTGTCTCCTGCGGCGCCCAAGTCAAGTGGAGCTCCGCTAATTTCACCATTAACGCCCACGACAATCTTTTGCTTCTTACGGTAACTTTTTGGTTCCTCTTCCCTAGTTTGTTTTTGGGCGGCGCCAGAGGCCATCACGGCTACTTGAGGCATTTTCGCCGCCGAGCGTTCTCGTCTTGACAAGACGGAACGCGCAGTTGGATTTAGCGCAGGTCCAATTCCATCTTTAGTTCATCCCATCTTGCTTTTCCTCCATCATCTTTTATAGACTACTATAGTCTGTCTGTTAAAATGTAATTAACCCCTATGCGGGTTGCTTGTCCTTCAAACCAAATAGAATCATAGCTAGTTGGTGGAACTTTACCTTTGCGGTTGTATTTAAGCTCTCTATACCAATAGCGGATCATTGAAGGGATGCCGACTACAAATGGCATAAAAGGTCCCAAGATAGCGTTTTGAATCATGTGGCCGCATTCATGCGCCTTAAGAGTATCTGAACTGTTGTGGCTGCAGATGAAGAAGCATCCTAAAGAAACGCCTCCCCAATTTCCTTTATACATTTGTGCATAAACACGTCTGTGGAAAACACCAATTTTTGCTTGTCCACTGATTCACAAGATAAAAATGGCAATTGCGCCAATTAAACTCATAATGCCTCCCCATGTCCAAGATAGAACATAGAAGCCAATTGTTTTTAAAATTAAATAGATTTTTGCTTTATCCATTTTTGACTCATCTCCTAATTCTACCCCTATTATAAATAAAAAGATTTTTAAAAGCCATCTTGACAACAATAATTTTTGTTGTTATACTATAATAGTAATTATAGGAAGGAAAACATATATGATTATTAAAGCGTATGAAGAAAAGCACAAGTATTTATTGTTTATAGATTTAGAATTTAGTGGACGTCATTTAGTTCAATTTGCGGGATTACTTTTTCGCCGCATTGAAGATGGCGACGATATTTATCAACTAGCACGTTCTTATAACGTTTATATTACACAAAAAGTTTGTTATCCTTTTGTAGAATATACATCTATCACAAACAACTTCTTAAATGAAAATGGTGTGCCGTTGGCAGATGCCCTATCCTATATTCAAGAAGAGTTCTTGGGCGACGTCGATAAAGATGATTTAATGATTATAACTCATGGTTTAAAAAATGACCGCCTAATTTTGAAGGAAAACGGTCTTCAACTAGTCAAAAGCAATGGTTCACTAGTTGATGGTTTTTGTACTTACAACGCCGCTCGCCGCATATTACGCCGCGAAAATCATTTGTCACTTGAAGATTTATGTAATGAATGCGGTTACTATCTGCATCATGCCCATAATGCATATAATGATGTATGGGCGGAAGTTGCAATATATACCTATCTTAAAAAAATAGAAAAACAACATGAAGTAGAGGAGGCATAGACGACATTATGTATTTTGTTGATTTTAATAAAATGAAGATTATAGAAGAGACATCCGCAATACCAACAAATCTTAAATTAATCCATTTAAAACTTAGTTATTGTAAAGAGTCTTTACACGCCAATTATGAAATGGTTAAAAATGAAATTGCTTCCTTTCTCGACCAAAACCAAACACAAATTGAAAAGACAGATGAAGTTTTCTTTTCTATCGCTCTAAACAATCCAGGCGGCTTAAATCCAGATGAGTTTGTTAGTGCCGTTAATGTAATTAATGCGGCGATTTTTGAATACATGGTAGGCGCAGGCGTCAAACGCAAACGTGAACACCGTTTAAATGCACCTGATAATCTCATTCGCGGCGTTCATGCAAGTGTTGGTCTTATTAAAAAAGCTTGTAATTATGAATTAAAAAGTGACATTTTTAATATTGTTATTAGTCTCGAACATCACAAAAGATCAGACGATAGCTCTTATCTTCAATATGTTTTAGTAGACGGAAAGGAAGATAAATAATGGTAATGACAACTACTAATAATATTATCTTACGTACCTTAGATTTTTATACAGATGGTGCTTGGTCTAGTAAAAGTGAAATGGGCGGTTGGGCCGCAATTTGTATTGAAGATGACCAAGTCATTGATGTACAGAGCGGTTATGAACCTTATTCCACCAACAATCGCATGGAGTTAATGGCATTTTTAAGTGCGCTTGAAAATATAGATACAATTAAAAGCGGTCATACCAAAGTGAACATTAATACTGATAGCGCCTATATTGCCAACTGTTTTAAAGATAAGTGGTATTTAAAGTGGCTAAAGAATGGATGGCGCACCGCCGATCGTCAACCAGTTAAGAATCAAGATTTATGGACACGTATCGTGGCGCTATATATCAAGTTGGCACCAAAATTTAAAATAGACGTTATTAAGGTTAAAGCGCATGATGGCCGCAACAAATGGAATGCTCAAGCAGATGCATTGGCTGTAAAACGCCGCAAGGAGTTGGAGATTTAATCATGAAAATATTAGTTTTAATGCCGCTCGATGAGCGTCAGGTATATAATTGCGTTGGGCTCTGGAAGGCATTTGTCGCCGCCCAAGGTCAAGAATGGACTAGTGACAACTTATTTTTTATGCCTCTCTATATGGACTATTTAACTACAACTGGTAAAAGTATGAATTGGATGGAGGCGGCTGGTCAAGCAATAATTTCAACTAAAGAGATGGTCAGCAATAACAAAAGCATTATTGTTTTTGGCAATTTGCCGGCTGACACTACCACCTTCGACTATATTTTTAATTTTCAACAAAATGACCAAGCCATACCTTACAAAGATTTAGTTTTAGAAGCGATATGTAAAACGGCTCAAGAAAGTAATGACGACTACTTAAAACAACTGTTTAGTAATTTTTACACAGCCGATGCCAGTATTATGGCATTGCAGATCTTTACTGCCACGGCGGGGTTTCTAAGTAAGTGGTATACTAGCGAAGAACAGGTGGACACGGTCACTGAACGTTATAAAGATAAATTTAAAATATTTAAGGAGTTTTTAACAACAAAATATGGAAAACAACGCAAGTAAAGATGTTGGCGTCCGTCGTCGCATTATTAGCTTAATTGATAATGTGGCCTTTACATCTGCTCCTCCAGTCAATAAAAATTTTCAAATTGGTTTAGAAACGCTTGATGAAACACAACGTGCAACCATTGAAAGTACAAGTGAGAACATTTTAATTAAGGCTCCTGCGGGCGCTGGTAAAACTCGTACCTTGATAACTGCCATTGCTGCCTATCGTTATGAAAATATTAATGATAGAATATGCGCCATTACCTATACTAGAGCCGCGAAGGCCGAAATGGAAGAACGTCTTAATGATATGGGTATATATGATGTTGAGGTTACTACAATACACGTTTGGAGCCGCAACATTTTAGAAAAGATGAGTGAAAAATATGGATTTCAAATTGCGATTTTACGTGAGGCGGATATAATGGCCATCTTGGAAGAGGTTAGTAGAAAATACGCACTCACACATGGCGGCCGCAAAGTAAATTTGGGTATATTGTATAGTTGAATCAGCGGCAATAAATTGATGGAAGTAACTGATGGATATCGCCGCACGTTAATCGCTCTTGAAGAACGTTATATTCAATATAAGCGTGACCATGTATTATATGATTTTACAGACTATCCATTATATTTATATAATGTATTAACTCAATATAAAGAGCGTATAACAGATATTGACGCGCTTTTTGTAGATGAGGTGCAAGATGTTGATGCTATACAATTAGATTTGTTTAATTTAGCGGATACAAAAAAGAAATTCTTTATTGGAGATTTTTGGCAATCAATTTTTATTTTTAGAGGCGCAGATGCATCTGTGTTTAATAAATTAAATGATGCTTTTGCTTTATATAAGTTAAAGTTTAACTATCGTAGTTATCAAGTGATTTTGGATTATGCAAATACGGTATATGAACAATGCCGCGACGCCATTTCCTATAATGAAGATTATAGTTGCTTTATTACCGAGTGTGATAGTGTGAAACCTACTTCTATAAAATGCGAACGTGGCGATCAAGAAGGAAGTGTCACTATTTTTGACAATACGGGCGGATTTAAAAAGTTTGCAGAAAAAGATGAATTGATATTAAATGAAGAAGAAGTATCTAAATCAAGAAGCGAATTAAAGAAGTTTATTGATACTTACTATCCTATGATACTTTGCCGCACGAATAAACAAGTTAAAGAAGTAAAAAGCTGAGGCTATAATAACGTATCTACTATTCACCAAGCTAAAGGGCTTGAATATGACAATGTGGTAGTTGTAGATTTTGAAATTGACACCACTGAAGAATTAAATATTGCTTATGTTGCTTTAACACGTGCAAGAGACAATTTGTTAGTAATAGATTGAAATAATTTGTATTATTACTGGCAGGGAGGTTATCGTTATGGCTTTTAAGAAAGATTTATATATACAGTTAGATCCTAAAGATTTAAAAAAAGGCCTTGCTGTTTTTTTTCATGCTGATCGAGTTAAAACTAATAATATTGATGAGAAAACTATTACTAGAAACGCATCAAAGCATAGAATGAGCAATAGTACAGCAGAAAGTACGATGACTATCTATTTTAATCCACAAAATTGTCCATATACTAGCTTAATTTATAAAGATAATAATATAAAATACACTGTGCCAATTGTTAATGAGCAAGTAACTATACCTTCTAATGTGAATTTTAATGACATACAACTATATGCTGAAGATGTGTCTAAATTATATCAATTTAGTGGCACTAATCCAATAGTTAATTTTGGTTATGATACTACAACATATAATACAACTGCAACCACTACTTATATTAGTACAAGCGAATTTCATCCAGACTTAAATCATCAAGCTCCTCACATGTATTATCCACAATACCAGATTAATTCACCTACACATGGTCAAAACCCAATAAGCGCTTGAGCGGATTATTTTGCTACTGAACGAGACGCATCATATGATTTGACTAATGCTAGAGATAATAGTAAGTTCAATCCTACTGGTAATTATGAATATTGAGGATTTTTAACTACAGATGCAACTAATAATGAAGAGAAGGTGATATATGATCCGTATGAAGATTTGGTTAATCAAAAACAACCTTATTTTAGATTACACTTATCATATGACATATCAACCCAACAATTATCTGTACAGAAATATAAATTACGTTTCACCTCTTCACCAACAATTGATGTTGGACAAGCTCTTACTAAAATAAATGATACTACTACTACAAATCGCTTTAAGCCAATTAATTTTTTTTCGACGAGCGTGCCTAGTTTCATTGCTGATGGAAGTCCTATTGTAGTGACATTAAAACGCCCCTATATTACGCTTGTCAATGTTGACCCTGGAGGTATAGCTGAATGACTTCCAGGTTACCGAATGAATAATACAAAATATACCAGTTTTGTTTCAGAAGGTGATCGAGGTATCGGTAAACTGAGTGAATGAGCTTCAATTAATACTGATAGTAAAAAAATTGAATGAAACCCATTACTAAAACCAAGTTGCGGTACTACTTGATGCTATATGATTGATTTACGTAAGTGACCTTCTGTATGATATAATTCTATTACCCCAGCTAACGGTCTTCCCCCTTATATGATAGGCAATCAAAGTAAAATGGATTCAATGTTTTTCTTGTGTCAATTCAGCAACTTCAGACCAGGTAGGCCTGATACTTCTAGTGCACTTAGTTCACGCGGTTGATTAAAAACGAAAAATATACCTTATTTTACAGTTAATTATGGACGAAATTGTATAAAGATAGGAAAAGATAAAAATACTTCATTCGATAGTGCATCTACTTTGACTTATAATACTGATGGAGTATGAGAATATAATGGCGATGTAACAAATCTTGAGATAGGTTTCGGTGTCTCAAATTATAATAGTGGTAAAACTTCAAAATCGAATAGATGACCTAATTTATATGCAGATAAATTTGATACGTCTGGATGAGGATACAGTGTAGAAATACCTAGTTTTTATAAAATTTTCGGTCATGAAGGAGACTTCAAACCTCTTGTCGTAAATAATCCAAATGGATCAGGTGGATTAATGCCGATACAAGCTTTTAATTGTCAATCATCTTGAAAAGAGTGATGGGGTGGAGGAGAAAATCGATACGTCTTCTATCTCACGCCTTGAATTGGAATTTCTCGTAATAAACGAAATATTGGTTGAGAAGCAGATTTTAATTTGCCAGGCTTTGGAGATTTTGCTATAAGTGCTTATTATCGTCAAATTCGTCCGAATAACTTTTATATAAACGATGCAGTATTTGGAGGTGGATCTTGTTGTTACTGATATCCTTTAATACATAATTATTATTTTGATATGTATTGCTACTCTAGTGCTCAAGATAATTATGCTTTTGAATATAATTTTAATTATTATTTCTTTCAACTTAATGCATCAAACATTACGTTCCCTTCAAATAATAATAACTTATTGACAAAAAATGCTGCTGGAAGTTTTGGGACAAGATACGCATATGCAGGCTTAAAAGATACTCAACATCGACAACGAGGTATAGGTATTGTTTTTATGAATAACCTACATAGTTATGAAACAACATATTTAAAAATGGAAGCGCTTGAATATCCTACTTCTTGTGCAGCTAATGCTCCAGATAGTAATAATTTTATTTCAGTGTGATATTATTTAAATCCTTTAGCGTGGTATGAAACTAATAATGGAAATAATGAGTATGCTGTACTATCGCCACGCGTTTTACCAAATGCTAATAGTGTGTGAACAGGTCAATATTATAGTTACACTAATAATGCAAGCCATAATTTTCCCGAAAAATATGGTTATCCATATAAAGTAGAGGTATATAATGGATCTTGCGTTGCCCCAGGTGCATGCGGAATTATTGGTCCAAAGGCTTAACCTTGACAAATCAAATTTTACCCCTTATACTATAATAAGGGGTTTTTATATGCCTCAATAGATGAAAGGAGTTTTTATGGAAAATAGTTCATCCATACCATCTAAAGTTGAACAATTTACTCAAATTGTAAATGAAATGTCTCAACTTTACAAACAAAAGAATGAGAATTATGGTGATAGTTTTTCTAAACTATATGAAACACTTGGTCCTATTTCCGGACTTGTGCCTCTTCATAATAAGTTAGATCGTATTACTAATCTTATTAAAAATGCGAATGAAACTACTAATCACTTCGAAAGTATAGAAGATACATTGCGCGACTTGGCTTGTTACGCCATCATGTATCTTATTGAGTTGAAAGGAGACAATAACATCAACCATGATTAATGCTTATTTAGCCGGTCCAATTTTTACTGAACGAGACCGCATGTATTTAGACTATTTGGCAAATGCTATTGAGGGTGTTTGGCCAGAATTAAACTTATACGTTCCACATCGTAATACCGCAATTAACGATAAAACTAAACCAGCCAACTCGAAACAAATATATGAAGGCGATATGGCTAGATTAGACAACACAGATTTACTTATTGCAGTCGTAAGCGGCGATATGCCTCCAATTGGTACAACCTGCGAAATAGGCATCTTTACTCAAATGCAACGTGCGGATAATTCCAAACATTTATTATGTCTTTATGATGATAATAGAAATGGATCTACCACCTATTGCGATGAAAAGGTAGACATGCTCAAAAGCGGCATTGCTGAAAACCAATGGCACTATATCAATTTATTTTTAGTAGGTGCGATCAAGGCTAATGGTAAAATGGTTGGCACTTCACAAGAATTGTTTGACGAAATCGAAAAAGAAAGAGATTTTTACCGCAACTTTAATAAAGCCGAAGGAGATTTAAGCTAATGGAACAGCCAAATCTTATCTTAGGCATAGATGAAAAACCTAAAAAGTGATATCAATGGCCTCTATATGGCTTCCAGCATCTGATGGCCATGTTCGTTGCTAATAGCTTAATTGCCATATTAGTCTATGGTGCCTATGATATCAATATGGTTCCCGCGGCGCTAATCAGCTCTGGTGTTGGAACATTACTATATCTCTTAATTACGGGTTTACGTTCTCCGGTATATCTTGGTTCTAGCGCGGCGCTAATGCCAGTTATTACTACATGTTTAGCATTGGGCGGCGCTCCACATGGCAACTTTATAGCATTAATTATTGGCTTGGTTATCGTTGGACTGGTTAATGTAGGTGTCTCTATTGCGATTAAATTTGCAGGTGTACAATGGTTGCACAAATTGTTACCTAATGTTATTGTCGGACCTGTTATTGTATTGATTGGTTTAGGACTTGCAACCTTTGCCACTGACTGGTCGATGCACAACGGTGGAACAGAGTATAATCTTGTATCTCTTGCCGTTGCACTTATTACCATGATTACTATTTGCATAGTTTCACACTATAGCAAAGGTATTATGAAAACACTACCATTTTTAATCGGCCTATTGGTTGGTTACATTGTAGCCGCGATTTTAACCGGCATAGGTATTGCTACTAATGTTGAGATGCTTAAACTTATTGATTTCAGCATTTTCAATAATATTGAGTGGTTGCCTACTTTTGGCTTCATGAAGGCCGCCGATGGTGTCGCCGCAAATGGATTTGAATGGAGTCAATTAGTTAATATTATTCTTGTAGCTGTTCCAGTAGCCTTCGTTGCTATGTGTGAACATATAGGGGATCACCTCAATCTATCCAACATGGTTGGACGTGATTTACTTGAAGATCCAGGTCTACACCGTACTTTACTAGCAGATGGTGTTGCAACTGCAGTTTGCGGCGCTATTGGTGGTCTTGATACTACTACCTATGGTGAAAACATTGCGGTTATTGGAGTCACCAAGGTAGCTTGTAGCCGCATATTAATTGTAACTTCGCTTCTAGCAATTGTTTTAGGTTTCTTTGGGCCATTAATGACTTTCATCGCCAGTATTCCTTATGCGGTTTTTGGTGGCGCGGCCCTTATACTTTATGGATTTATTGCAATGAGCGGCGTCCGTGCACTACAAACAGTTGACTTGAAGGATAATAAAAATATGCTTATTGCATCTGTTATCTTGGTTGCAGGTATTGGCGGATTAACATTAAACTTCATGCTCGGAGATGTAGCCTTTACGTTTACTTCAACTGCGTTATCAATGATAATTGGGATTATACTTAATTTGATATTGAGAAATGGTAGCGAGAAAAACTCTATACAATCTAATCAATAAATCTTTACAAAGATAGAAAATTATTTTATACTATAAGTACCTTACACAAAAGGTACTTTTTATTTGCAAGGAAAGGACGTTCACACTTATGAAATGGCTAATCTCTTATTTTTCTCAAATACGATACTTTACACCAAATATGATCCCACTCAATACAACTATTTATCCGCCAGCCTTTTTTACTGAATGTGGCATACATCTTGATAAAAACGGCATTATCTTAGGTCAATCTTGTTTCGATGTAGTTCCAAAAGTAGATGGTTGTCCTTGTAAAAGTAAAACGCCACCAAATTGTCCATTTCTAACCAAGTACTATAATCAACTACAATCTATTGCGTGGGAGCGTTTCAAATACCTATACGAAGTTAACTTACCAAAGGCGGCGAAATATCGCTTTAACGCCAATATAGATACACTTGTCCTTATAGTATATGAGAAATATGATAATCCTTGCTCTGAACGTGTAATGCTTCAAAGGCGGTTTAAAGAACATGGGATTGAACTTGCCGAGTTTGTGCCAAGCAAACATACAACATCAACCATCGTTTCTAGTTTAATTTAATACTTAAACGCCACGGCGAAGAAAATTTTAATGCCGATTTGAACCGAAATTAATTCAAAATCGACCTCTATCTGTACTTGTTCATGAACTTCCTTGACAAAAGTAAAAAATTTACCTATAATAATAATGAGGCCAGGGAACAAGGGGACAAGGAGATTGGTTAATAAATAATTAATAGGTTGACTTAATAAGTATTCCTTAATCACTTGGCTGTTAATGTTAGTCGGACTTAAGGAATACTTTTTTTATTTAGAAATTTTTATTGACATTTATAAAAAATATGTATATACTATATACATGAAAACATTTATATTAAAAGATATACTTCAGCATAAAGAGTTACAGGGTGTTTGTGGTATTTACATGTTGAAAGACTTATTGTCTGAAAAAATTTACATTGGTCAAAGTATAGACATTTATCGTAGATTATTACAGCACAAAAATTATCGTAAAAACTATATTGATCAAACGATTTCTATTATTGGATCTCAAAATTTCATGGTAGGGATTTTAGAACAATGTTCCATAGAAGAATTAGATGAACGTGAGAAATATTACATATCATACTATGACTCAACTACTCCTATGGGATATAATTTGACATCTGGTGGTCAAGGACAGCCGGGAGAAGAGAATCCTGCGGCTGTGTTGAATGAACAAGATGTATTGAATATGCGTATTCTATACACTAAGTATGAACGTAATATTATTTTTATGTTGTATCCCATGTATACAGAACGCACTATTACAAGTATTTTATCTGGTCAAAATTGGACACATCTTCCTATTTACAAAAAAAGAGGGCATACATGAGATTTTCCATCAAACTATAATAGTGAAGATAAAATCGATTTCTATAAAATAGTATCATTAAGATTAAATTATTTTAATAAGAGAATAAAGGAGGCTTTAGAGACAATATTGTATGAGTAATAAAATATTAAAATATGACGTTAATTCTATTAAAGTATTAAATCCACGTGAAAGTATAAGAGAAAATTTAAATATGTACATCGGAGATTCTAGCAGTCCTGGTATGCATCAACTGTTAATTGAAGGCATAGCTAATTCACTTGATGAAGCCGCGGCGGGATTTTGTACAACTATTGAAGTATATATTGATCAAGACAAAAATAGCGCAACCATCTTCGATGTTGGAAGAGGTATACCATTTGGTAAAACCGCAGATGGTAGCGACGCAATAATAAATGCCACCTGTTCTTTACATGGAGGTGGTAAATTTGAAGGAAGTGAAGGATACAAGAGTTCTCTTGGTCTACATGGCTTAGGTCTAAAATGTATCCACTACCTATCAAGTAAATTTAAAATTGAATCCTGGCGTGATGGCAACAAGTGTATACTAGAATTTGATGAAAACGATCATCAAATAGGACCAACTGTGTCAAAGATTAACGATGCAGTTACTACTCATGGTACTCGCATCACTTTTACACCTGACGCAACCATTTTTAAGGGCGTTAAATGGGATATTGAATTAATTGCTCAAAAAATTCAAACATATGCTTTATTAAACAACAATGTTAAATTTAATATATACTACGATGGAGTTGATAAGGCAGGTGTAAAATGGAACGGCATTTATAAACGCTTCTGTTATAAAAATGGTATTCAAGATTTACTAAAGATCAAGGTGGGCGGCGCCAAAATGGTTACCAACCCTGTTTTCTTTCAGACAGATGTTGAGAACGCCGCAGGACAACATGCCGAGTTTGAATTTGGACTTGTTTATGTCGACAAGGGCAGTGAACAAGAATATTGTTATGCTAACGGCGGCGAAACACCTAATGGCGGCACCTATTTAACAGGATTCAAAAGCGGCTATACGAGTTTAATTAATAAATTAGCTAAAGCTAATGGTATTGATAAATCTTTTAGCGGCGAAATGATTAGAAGTGGACTTGTGTTAGTTATGATTATGCGCGCCGATTTTAGATTAGGGTTTGCAGAACAAACTAAGCTAACACTTAACTCGCCTGAAGCTAGAGGATTAGCTAGTCAAGCGATTAGTAAATTAACTTTTAATGATAAAGATTTAAAACTTATATTAAAGAAAATTGAATCGGAGCAGAAAATTGCCGATGCGGCTGCAAGAAAACGTGAGGCACAAGAAAAAATTACTAAAGGTGGTAAATCGCTTAACAGTTTACGCGACTTGCCTGAAAAATTAGCAGATGCTAGTGATTTTACTGATGCTGAGATCTTCTTTTGCGAAGGTGACTCGGCGGCCGGTGGGGCTAAGGAAGCAAAGCTTCAAAATCAAGCGATTTTACCTCTTAGGGGAAAAATTAAAAATTCTGCCTCCATTGGCTTAGATGAAGTAATTAAGAGTGATACCATCAGTTCAATTTTAAACTGTTTAGGTTGTGGAGTAGGCGATCATTTTAATATAAACAACCTAAGATACCAACGCATCATATTCATGGCCGACAGTGATGCCGATGGAAATCATATAGACTTATTGCTTACCACGCTATTTTTATTTCACTTGCCTGAATTGGTTAAGGCAGGTAAAGTATATAAAGTAGTTTCACCAGTATATAAAGTTAAAACTGCTCGTGGTGAGATAATATATTTATATAGTGAACAAGATGCACAAAAATGGTTTAAAACCCATTCTGGTTTTAAGGCGTTGCATATAAAGGGATTAGGGGAAATGGCCTCAGAAGAACTCTTTGAGACAACCATGAATCCAGCAAAACGTCGTTTAATACAGTTGAAAACTGAAGATTTTGAACGTACGTTAGATTTATACACCACCCTTATGGGAGATAAACCTTCACTTAGAAGAGCTTTTATCGCCGCAAATAAGTTAACATCCATCACTGATATTTTTGGTGATGATAATTTTGATGATGCGGTTATAGCGTAATTTTATTGCGCAACCGCACTTAATTTAATAAACTATTATTGTAATACTTATAAAGGAGTTTTTATGGCAGAACAAGAAAATTTAAAAGTAAATGAATCAGAGCAACCAGTCACTGGTGAAGCAACAGAACCTCAAGGATGGAAAGATGTCCGCATCACAGAATCCATGCCTCTAGGTGCAGCAATTAATTTTCTCAACGTATTAAATCAACGACTTTCAGTTGTTGAAGATAATATAACAATTAAAATGGAATCTGGAGATGCTACAAATCCAGTTAAAGAAGTTAGTTTAACCGAATTTTACATTGAACAAGATAAAAAGGCTTTAGCTGAAAGAGCGGCCGAAGAAGCAAAAAAGGCAGAGGATCATAATTAATATCTCTGCCTTTCTAGGGAAAGGAAGTGATAGACAACATGGCTAGTAATGGCAACAATAATACTCTAAAACTAAATATGACTAAAGAACCTTCACTTGACGAATTAAGTAAATATGAATTTTTATCTTATGCTAGTAGTGTTATCTATAGTCGAGCCATTCCTCTTATTGAAGATGGTCTAAAGCCAATACATAGAAGAATATTATATACCTTATATAAAACTAAACTTACATCTGACAAAGAGCCAAAGAAAAGTATGGCAACCGTTGGTGAGGTTTTAAAACTTAGTCCTCATGGTGATATCGCAACTTATGAAGCCATGGTGCGTTTAGGACAATGGTGGAAACTTAGATATCCGCTTGTTGAAATGCAAGGAAACTGCGGAAATTTATTAGGCGACCCTGCAGCCGCCGCTAGGTATACTAATACTCACTTATCTAAAATCGGCGACTTAATGTTGGAAGATATTAACAAGGATGCTGTTGATTTTAAACCTAACTACGATGAAAGCATGGATGAGCCAATAACATTACCTTGCCGCTTTCCAAACATCTTATGTAATCCAAGCAGTGGTATTGCTGTTGGTATTAGTAGTGATTTGGCTGCGCACAATTTTACTGAAGTAATGGGTGCAATTGAGTATTATCTTACTCATGGCGAAGCAGAAACCACTATTGATAACATATTGGAGTTTATCAAAGGGCCTGATTATCCAACTGGCGGCACAATTTATACCACCTATCAAGATTTAAAAACTGTTTACGGAAGTGGCCGTGGATCATTTAAAATTTTTGCTAATTATGATATTAGTAAAAAGAGTAATGGTCAAGTGGTGGTGACTTTTCATGATTTACCTTATGGCACCACCATTGACGGAGGTGTCAAGGCGGTTTTACACAAGATGGTATTAGAAGATGGTATTACTAATTTTGAGTCAATTGATACTCAAAAGGTAGGACCATATAACTTTGATATTATTATTACTCTCGCAAAGAACGCAAATGTAGGCGCTAGTATTGAACTATTATATAATAAAACTCATTTATGTAGTAGCGCCAAAATTAATCAAACTTTTATTGTTGATGGCGAGCCTCATACATTGTCGCTGCTTGAAATGATAAAACGTTGGTGCGCTTATCGCTCATCTGTTATAAAACGTATAGCAGTAAAAGATAGAGACACCTATCAAAGTAAATTAACAATTATTTTAGGGCTTGAGAAGTGTACCTCAAACATTGATTTGTTAATATCTATTGTTCGTAATGCAACAAGTCGCTCCGATGCGGCCGCACAGCTCATGAAGGCGTTTGAGATAACAGACGTTCAAGCGAATGCTGTTCTTGATATGAAACTTAGTAAGTTGAATAAGTTAGATATCCAAGAATTAGTTAATGAGCAAAAAGATTTAGATAATAAGATTGCGGATGCAACTGACATTATTGAAAATGAAAGCAGACGTAATAAGATTATTATCGAACAATTGCATGAAATTAAACAACTTATTGGCGAAGATAAGCGTCGTACGATGGTCGTTTTACAAGACGCTAACACTTCTGCTGCCGTCTCCGACCGCATTCAACAAGAGTGGTTGATTTATGAAGATGGTTTACATGGAACAACAGATGGCAAATTAACTATCACCAACAACCTAGTTGATGCTGTTATTGCATATGATAGCCGCGATATTTATTGCTATGATAAAGATGGCAATTTTGGTTCACTATCGGCAATGACTAGTGCAGGGCATTTAATTGCTGGCGCTACCGTCAACTCTACCGCCGCGACTAAAATAGTTGTTGTAACCAAAAACGGCAATATTAAGGTCTCAAATATTAGTGAATATAGTAAAGTATTTGAGAAAGGCAAAATAGATAAGTTATTAAAACTTAAAGATGGCGATGCCGTTTTAACAGCCGCCATTGCCACCGATAGTGATTATGTACTTTTGTTAGCACAAGACCACATTGTAAAATTAGCTGTTGCTGATTTACCAGTTGCATCAAAGATGACAGTTGGTGTGAAAAGTGGTTATGACACCATTAACGCCGCCGTTGTTACAAACGATGCTTCTAAATTGTTGCTGGTAACAACTGGAAATGGAAAAGCGCAAGGAAAAGTAACTACTGTTAAAGACTTTAGTGTTAATAAACGAGGGGCTCAAGGGCAAAATGTGCCAGAAGGAACTATCTTTATGCATGAGTTCCAAGATGCTCGTCAAAATATCTATGTGACACTAAATAGCGGCAATTTAGGTGTTGTCGTTGATAGAAATAAGGTCAGTTTAAAAAGTAGAACCGCCGTTGGAGCAGCGCTTGTTAATCGAGCAGTTAGCTCAATTAAAACAATTTTGTAAAACAGGTTCAAATATTATATAATATTAATAAGGTATCGCATCAACAAGGTTTGATGCGACCTTTGCTTATGAAAGGAGCGCCGCATGGAAGATAAGATTATCTTAACAGACAATGGTAAAAAAGTATTAGATTATATGCAGAAAAAGGATGAAGAGATGGGCAACACTTTTGTTGGTAAAGACATAGGTGATAATTTACAAATGAAGGGTATTTATCCTGTTTTAAATTCGCTTGTTAATCGTGGGCTTGTTTGCCGCAAAGAACCAGTCGTTAGAGATTTTACCAACCTTAAAGGCGTTACCCAACCTAAGGAATATAAGACATATGGATTAACTACAGCTGGAAGAAATTTTTTTATTGAGATGTAGTGAAATTTTATTGTCAAGATGGGTAAAAAGAAGTATACTATATTAGAAGAAGAAAAGAAAAAGGAGTTTTTATTTTATTATGGCAGATTTTAACAAAACAAACATTGTACGTATTATTGGAACATTAGAAAACGCAACTACAGAAGTCAAAAATAGTTCAAGAGATGGACATGAATATATTATTGTCAATGCGGTTGTTAGTTCAGTTATTAATGGCGTTAAAAATGAGTATGATGTAAGATTTATGGCAAATAAACTTACAGCAGATAAAAAGATTAATAAACTTTTTGAACAATATCAAGGTATTGAAACTCTTATTGGTAAAAAAGTTGATATTAGTGGCTCATTAAGAACTAATAGATTCTTTAGTACAAGAAATAATCAAATTGTTAACTCACAAACAATTGATGGTAAATTTATTCACGGTACTGTTGAATCAGCACTTGACGTAGCAACATTTACAATTACTGGATTTATTGCACAACTTTTAACTGAAAAAACCAATAAAGAAGGTAAAGTTTATAGATATGATATTGTCATTGGTCAAGGAAATTACGCTAATGACTGCGCAAATCTTTATACCTTACATGTAGATCCTACTAACACCGCAGTTGTAAAAGGTATTACTAATAGTTATAAAATTGGTGACACCGTTCAATTTAATGGAGCGCTCAACTTTAAAGTTGAACATGTAACTGTTGAAGATAAAAATAGCGCTTTTGGTGAACCACTTGTTAGAACCTACACCAATAGACAACGTAATTTCTATATTTTAGGTGGTAGCAATCCACTCACCGTTGAAGATGGAGCTTATCCATCAGAAATTATTCAAGCATTAATTGCAGGTTATAAAGCTAAAGATGTTGAACTTTCCGCAGCCGCCACCACCAGCGCAGGTAGTGACGATTCTGATTTCAGCGTCCCATCAACAAAAAACGTATCAACAAGACAAACCAGTTTAATATAAGAGACGATGAAGCCGATCAAATCATTTATAAAGATAACTTCGGTTTTACATTAGACGTTATTTAATGCGTTAGGCGTATAATAGGCGTCTAACGCTTTTTTACAAAAGGATGATTAATAAGTATTTATGGAAGATATTAACAATAACATTAGAAAAGAAATGTGTAAAGAAATTTTTTCAGATTTAAATTCAATAGATTTAACAGGACAAACAGATAAAAAATTAAACCTTACCTATCTAAGCTGGGCAAAAGCGTGGGGTATTTTAAAATCACATTATCCAGATGCCACATGGACAATATATAAAAGAAATGAAACTACTAAAGTTACCAATACCATTGTAGGACAAGATGGGAGTACAACCGTACGTGAAACCTCTTACACAACTCAAATCCCTTACTTTACTGATGGTAAAACCGCGTGGGTAGAAGTTGGCGTAACAATCAATGGTATTGAATATACTGAGTTATTGCCAGTTATGGGCAACCACAACGAAGCGGTTAATATCGCAATGGTAGATTCTGTTAAAGTCAACAAGGCTATTCAAAGGGCATTTGTTAAAGCATGTGCAAGACATGGTCTTGGTCTTTATATTTATGCAGGTGAAGATTTGCCCGAGGATAAGCGCATTGACATTAACAAGATAATTGCCGCCGCCCAAAAAGAGCAATATCCAAACATCACTGAGGATCAATTTAACACTTTAAAAGCTGACGTTATTAGTATGGTTTCAAATGCACAATGGAGTGATTCAATTCAAGACGTATTAATTCCTTATATACAAAAGAGTTTTGATGGTCTTAAGTTATCACAAATTCAGTACGGTCAACATACTATACCATTAATGCGTTTCAACTATATCTTGTCAGAAATAAATAAATAGATTATACTATAAGAGATGAATAAGGAAGGGAGGTATATGTTATGGAAACTATAGCATCTACTTCCGCCACATCTCATAACGGATACACACGTCAAGATTTAGAAGAATTAATTAAAGACGTGTTTCAAATTAAAGAAGTAACTCCATTAATTAAGAAGCAAATAAATCGTTTTGTTTTAGAAAACAATATGTCTTTTAAAGAAATTGCAAGATGTATTGTTTGGTATGATGAAGTTGCGAAAAAGAAATTTGAAATAATGTATGGTATTGGAATAGTACCAAATGTTAGAGAAGAAGCGGAAAAATATTTTAAAAAGTTGGAACTTGACCAACTTGCTCAGCAAAAAACCGCTGAGAAAATTGTAGAGTATCAAGACAATATTATTAAATTCAATATAAAATCATTATCACATTTAAAAAGACAACCTAGACAACTTGATATGAATGATATACAAATACAACAAGTTGATAAAGAAGGAGTACAATAGATCATGGCAGAGATAGTTAAAAAAGATCTATATGATACTAATGCGTCTTTATATGTTTTAAGTTGCTTAATGCGTAAACCTCTTTTGTTGCAAGACGAAAGATATGCATTTGTAAAAACGGACTTTTATAAACCATTACAACAAATGGTTTTTTATGCGATATATAATATAGCACAACAAGGTGTTGAGAAAATTACGCCACAAGATATTGACATGTATTTACATCAATATGAAAGTCAATATGCGTATTATAAACAAAATAAAGGATACGATTTTGTTTTACAATGTTATCAAACGGCCGAAGGAAGTGACGATAAACAATTTAATACATACTATAATCGTTTAAAGAAGTTTTCAATGTTAAGAGATTTAGAAGCAATTGGCATTGATACAAGTGAATTTTACGATACAACGAAAAATGCTTTAAATAGGGATCAAGAAGATGAAAAGTTAAATAAAACGGCGCTTCAAGCGATTCCGGAGCATATTAGGCAACAATTGGTTACGATTGAGAATCGTCATATTGGTAAAGACCAAGGAACTTCTCAGGCGGCGAGTAAAGGATTAAGAGCATTAGTATCTTCATTAGAAGAACATCCTGAAGTAGGACTACCCCTTGATGGACAAATAGTTAATTGGGCAACTAGAGGAGCTAGACTTGGTAAATTATATATTTATAGCGCAGCCAGCGGCATGGGTAAAACACGTTACATGGTTGGTAATGCGTGCGGCATTAGTATGCCTTATATAGATGAAAATGGACAAGTCGTTATGCGTGGCGATATTAATGGTAGCGATTATCAAAAAGTTTTATTTGTTGCAACTGAAATGAGTGCGGATGAAATTCAAACTTTGATTTTAGCTTATGTGAGCGGCGTTAATGAAAAAAATATATTATTAGGTCGTTATACAGCAGAAGAAAAAGAAAGAATTAATCAGGCATTAAATATTATTGATAAATTTGGTTCAAATTTTATTATAGAATGTATACCAGATCCATCAATTGCAATGGTAAAGGCACGTATAACTAAATATATCGTTCAAGATCAAGTTGAATATATTTTTTATGATTATATTTTTACTTCTCCAAGTTTAATAACTGAATTTGCGGCAGCCGATATTAAAGAATATGTAGCATTAATGATGTTAAGTAATACATTAAAAGAAATTGCAATGAATTATAATGTATTTATTCAAAGTGCGACGCAATTAAATGAAAACTGGAGTAAAAAGGATATTGGATTGCGCGATCAAAACTGTTTAAGAGGCAGTAAAGCGATTGCGGATAAAATAGACGTTGGATTAATTGGTATTCGTATTCCAGATGAAGAAAGAAAAATGATTGAAGGAATATGGGCACAAATTCAAATGCAATGTCATTATAAGATGACGCCAAATATTGTTATTGATATTTATAAAAATAGGCGAGGCGATTTGAACGCCGTTAAAATTTTTAGATATTTTGATTTTGGCACATGTAGATGTAAGGATTTATTTATTACTTCAGCGAATTATGCGGAAGTAAGTGGAATAGGTGAATTTACATTCGATAAAACGACGTTTAGTTATTTAGATTTAGTAAGTAGAGGAGTTCTTCAAAATGGCTAAGTTATTAGATTTTAAAGAGTTGCGCGAACAATTGAGCGATGAAATGGTTAAAAGCATACTTGGCCAATTTAATGTTGGACCTTATGCTGAAACCGCCGAATATATTATTTTTCCAACTTGTTGTCATAATTTAGTAGGTGGTAGTCCAAAATTATATTATTATAAAGATAGCAAGATTTTCCATTGTTATACCGAATGCAGTAGTAATTTCGATATCTTCACATTGTTGATGAAGATGCAAGAATTGCGCGGCAATCATATTACATTGCGCCAAGCGGTTCAAATGTGCGACCTTGACACAAGTAATATTTCACAAAAAGACGAAGAAAATTTTGTTGCATATATGAAAGACTTAAAGTATATGCAAACATTGAATAATACCATTATTGTTGATGTTGATGACAATGATTTTAAAAAGTATGATAAGCAAATATTATATAAGTTTCCTTTTGATTATGTTGGTTTAATGCCTTGGATACAAGAAGGTATCGGTATTGAAGCATTACAAAAATTTAATATTAGATACGATAAGAAAAAAGATGCAATTGTAATTCCAAACTTTGATTATAGCGGCGATTTAATAGGTATTAGGGAACGTTTCTTTTCAGAAGAAGAATTGAAAAAAGGTAAATATAGACCAATGTATTATAATAATGTTTTGTATAATCACCCAACAGGTCGTACCTTTTATGGAATATATGAAAATCATAAGGTAATTGAACGTAAACATACTGTTGTAATTTTTGAAGGAGAGAAATCAGTATTACTTTATGCCACTATCTATGGTTGCGAAAACAATATTGCTTTAGCGACCTTAGGTCAAAATATTACACAAGATCATATTCAATATTTATTAAAAATGCGAGTTCAAAATGTTATTTTAGCATATGATACAGATTATGAAGATTATGCACAATTAAAAAATGTTGAATCAAAATATATTGCAAAAGCAGAATTATTATCGCCATATTTTAATGTTTCTATACTCATGGATTATGATTTTATATTACCATATAAAAGTAGTCCAATTGATGGTGGCAAAGAAACCTTTGAAAAGATATTAAATGAACGCCGCATAATTTAGGGAGGAGATGTTATTTATCGTTATGAAAAAAGTAGTTTTAAAGAAAAACTGTATTAAAGAATTAAATACTTCACATAATTATTTAGAAGATTATTTGTTAACCTTAGGAATTAAAGCTGAGGATGTCGCCTCTTTTATTGGACAACCAAAGGAGTCTGATGCGGATTGGCCAATGATGCTATCTAATATGAAAAAGGCCGTAGTAATCGCATATGATGAAATGAACAAAGGTACGCCAGTGTTTATTCAAGTTGATGCTGACACAGATGGTTTTACTTCCGCAGCGATAATTTATAACTATATTAAAAGACGCTTTCCATACTTGGAAGTTCATTATGCTCTCCATCATGGAAAAGAGCATGGTATTGTACCTGAGGTTATTCCAGAAAATTGCGGCTTAGTTATTATTCCAGATGCCGGTTCTAACGACATAGAACAGCAAAAAGAATTGATTAAGGCCGGTAAAAAGATTATTATATTGGACCATCACGAAGTAAATAAAGATATTTATGAAGAATTACCTGATGTAGTTTTAGTTAACAACCAAGTTAGTCCTTTATTTAGTAATAAAAATTTAAGCGGTGCTGGTGTTGCCTATTTGTTTATTCAAGGAATGGATCAAATGATGTTTGCATGGGATATCAATCCTGCTATTCATAGAGACTATCGAGATTTGGCGGCGATAGGTATTATTGCAGATGCTATGAATATGACGGCGCTTGGAAATAACTATCTTGCTTATTATGGACTACAAAATATTAAAAATCCTTTTATTAAGGAACTTGCTTTAAAGCAATCTCGTGGTATTAAAAATCCTAACAATTTGTCTAAAGTTGATGTAGCATTTTATATAGCTCCTGTAATTAATGGTGTTATCAGAAGTGGCACTATGGAAGATAAAGAAACAGTTTTTAAAGCTATGATTACACCTACTCAGGAAGGGTATGCGCAATTCTTCACCACCGAATGGCGTGGTAAAACAAGACATGAAAATATTTATGAATATGCGGTTCGATTAGCCACTAATGCAAAAAGTAGACAAGACAGCGCCAAGAAGAAAAGTTTTGAGTGGTTGTGCGAACGTATTGTAGCCAATAAGATGGAACATGATCCATTAATTATCGTTACTCTTAATGCAATTGAAAGCGCAAAAGTAAGCGCAAATATTACAGGTTTAATTGCAATGGAGTTGGTCAAGCACTTTAATCGTCCTTGTTTGGTGTTGAGAGAAACAGAATTTGAAGGACAAAAGGTATATGGTGGTAGCGGTCGTAATGGGTCTTTCTATGGTTTTGATAACTTATTACACTTGTTACAAGAAAGTGGATGTGTCTTATATGCGGCTGGCCATGCAAATGCCTTTGGCTGCTTTATCAAGCCAGATCAAGTAGATGCTTTAAGAAGTTATGCGGCCGCACATATTAATACCTCATCTTTCGATGACGATTGTTATGAAGTAGATTATGAATTTAAACCGCAAGATTTATGTTTAAATTTCACTAAAGAGATTTTAGCAGACTTTGGTCGTGCAGATCATTTATGGGGCAATGGAATTCCAAGACCTCTGTTCGCATTTAACTTACCATTTAATTATAATGAGATACAATTAATGGGTGCAGATAAAACTTCAATGAAAATTCATTATCCTACAGGTATAGATTTTGTTTCCTTTAAAAATGAAAAATTAATTAATGAATTATCGGAAGCACAAACTGGTATGATTACGATTATTGGTTCTCCTACAATTAATGAATGGAGAGGAAATGAAACTGTCCAAATCATTATTGATGATGCGATTATTTATAAAACAATGATAGCGGCGTCCAACTTACAAAATGAAGTGCGTGAATCATCACCAATGACCATGCCTAAAAAACCTAGTTTATTAGATTTAATATAGATAAGGAGTAGTAATTATGACTTGGCAAGATTTAGAACAAAAGTATCAAATTAAATTTACTACATCTGATAATGCGTTTGTGCCGGTAAATATTTGGCTAGACGATATCTATTTAACGTTTAGTAGGAAAAAATTAGATATGCTTTTACAAGACATATTTAATCACTCTGAATTGTTCGAGAACCTCACTGAAAACCGCAAACGTAATTAAACGTATTTTTATTGTCTAAGCAGAAAAGTTTATTTATAATATATGTGAAATTAGAAAGGAATAGTTTATGAGTAAGTTTAGTGAAAAATATAGCCAATATTTTAATGATTTCAATGAAGAAAGACCTCTTGCTGAAGATTGCATGAGGTGTAAGTTAAGAGAACAATGTCAAAATGCTAATATGATGACTGTTGACCCTAGATGCTTGATTAATGGCGCAAGTTTACAAAAGAATATTAAAGTTACGTGGTAAAAGGAGTGCGAAACTATGAAAAAATATACAGACACTGAATTATTAGAAACATTATTACCAATGTTAAACTATTCTGCAATCACTAGAGCAGATGGAGGTAGCATATTAGATACAGTAGATTTTAGAATTCTTGAAAGCAATGAATTTGTTTCTAAAAGTTTTGTAATTGCTTTACAAAATAGAATGAATGAGCTTGCAAACAAGATACAAGTTGAAATAGCAAATAATACTGTTGAACACAATGACGATTATAAAAAGGAACAAGAAGTGAATAAAACTTGTATGCCAGTAGAAGATAACAGAGATTACAAAGAAGAATATAGAAAAATGGTAAAAGAAAATCACCGCTTAAAAGTACTCCTTGAATTGCTTTTGGAAGAAATTGATTATTTAAGACAATAGAAATTAAGAGTAATTATGAAATTTAAAGAAGTATTACCAGCATTGTTAGATGGGAAGAAAATTAGAAGAAAAAGTTGGGTAAATGGAAATCGTATTACTATTAAGAATAATGAAATAATTGATGGCTTTAATAGGCGTGTCGCTATTATGGTCGAGGGTTTCAAAGCTGATGATTGAGAAATCATAAAGGAACCTAAAAAGTCAATTTGAGAAATTTAACAGAAGAACAATATGATAAATGGTTAGAAGTAAATTGCAGATATGGCATAAATTGTTGGGATTGTCCTTTTAGACGAGTTAATTGCGGCTGTAATGATTATTCCGATGACGAGACTGTTTGGTATCTTAATAAAGACTTGTATAGTGATAAATTTTTAGACCAAGAAGTCGAGATCAATAATGATGATGATGATTAAAAAATAACGGAAATACTTTAATTAAGCATAAGAAGTAAAAACCTTGCAAAACGAAACAAAAAGTATTATACTAATTTAGAAGAATGATTAAGGAGGAGAAATAGTTATGAGAGACTATATTAGTTTACATGCTCATAGTGAATTCTCCAACGTAAAAATTATTGATAGTATCAATAGATATGATAGATCAATTGATTATTGTTGGGATTTAGGTTTAGGTGGCGTCGCAATGACAGAACACGATTGTGTTAGCGGCGCCATTAAATATATTAAAGCATTTAAAAAGAAATTAAGTAAGGAATGGGCAAAAGAACATCCAGATGAAGAATTAAAGACAGATGAAGATTATAATAGAGTCGCCGAGGCGTTAGATTTTAAACCAATTTTAGGTAACGAAATTTATTTAAGTGAAGAAGGCTTAACTGAACAAACAAATGATGAATGGACTAAAGAAGGACATCCTGGACACTTTTATCATTTAATTTTATTAGCAAAAGATGCTGAAGGTTTTAAACAAATACGTCAGTTAAGTAGCGCAGCTTGGAAAAGGGCGTGGTTTAGAGGTATTTTAAGAACTCCAACTTATCCAAGTGATTTAGAAAAATTTGTTAGTGGTGGTCATATTGTATGTTGTACAGCATGTTTGGGTGGTGTGCCGCCATATTATGTAAATAAAATTTATGAATGCGGCGAAAAAGATGTTGATGGACAATATAAGTGGTTTTATGAATTAGAGATGTGGTTAAGAAATATGGAAATTATTTTTGGACCAGAAAACTTTTTTATAGAACTTCAACCTAATTATGGACCAAAAGGTGCGGATCAAAATAAATATAATAAGTTTATGTTGAAGCATTTTTGGGGCAAATATAATTTTATTTTTAGTACAGATGCACATTATTTAAAAGCAGATGAACGTAATATTCATAAAGCGTTTTTAAATAGTAAAAGTTCTAAAGATAGAGAAGTTGATGATTTTTATCAATGTGCCTACTTCATGAGTCAAGATGAGGTTGCAAAGTATCTTGAGGCCGAGAGTGGCTGTAGCGCCGCCCAGGTCCAAGCAATGGCAGATAACACTAAGAAGATAGGAAAAATGTGTAAAGTTTATGATTTAAATCATAAACAAATTTTAGCAACTGTTCCATATGAAAAGGAAGCAGAATTAGAAGAATCATTAATGGTTTTTGATGATGTTGATGAAGAAACTTATCCAAATTTTTATTATTATTTACATACAAAAGAACCATCTGATCATTATTTAGCGGAGTTAGTTGCTCAAGGCTTTATTGATAAATATAATCCAAAAACATGGGATTTAACCACTTATTATAAAAGATTAGAAGAAGAATTTTGGACTTTAAATGAAGTAAGTAAGAAAATTGATCAACATATGTCTGATTACTTTATTACAATGTCTAAGATGATTGATCTAATGTGGGAAAAGGCACAAAGTTTAGTTGGTCCAAGTAGAGGATCTGCAGGTGCACTCTTAATTAATTATTTATTAGGTATCACACAAATAAATCCTATTGAGTTAGACTTACCTTATGTCTGGAGATTCTTACATCCATCGAGACCAGAATTACCAGATATTGATATCGACTCTGAGTCGGATAAACGTATGGCGGTTTTTAATGCCATCAGAGATTTCTTTCTTGGTTTAGGTGGAGATGTTATTAATGTATGTACTTTTGGTACTGAAGGTACGAAGAGTGCAATTAAAACCGCGGCGAGAGGTTTAGATATAGATGATGATACAGTAGCATATATAACTTCTATGATTCCAAATGAAAGAGGTTTTGACTGGTCATTGCATGATTGTTATTATGGAAATGGCGGTGATAGGAAACCTATTGCGGCGTTTGTAACAGAAATGAATAGTCATCCTCAATTGTGGGAATTGGCGCAAGCAATTGAAGGTTTAGTAACAAGATTGGGAGTTCATGCTTCTGGTGTTGTTATGGTTAATGGTGATTTTACTGAGTTCGGTAGTTATATGAAAACTACAAAGGAACAAATTGTTACTGCATATGATTTACATGATCAAGAATATGCTGGATTGGTAAAATATGACTTATTAACTGTTTCTGCTCTTGATAGAATTAGACAAGCCATGAATTATATGTTAGAAGATGGTTTAATTCAATGGAAGGGCAGTTTACGAAAAACTTATGATGCATATTTAAGTCCATCAATAATTAATTATACAGATGAAGAAATGTGGGATATGGCATCAAATGGAATGATTAGTAGTTTATTCCAATTTGATACAAGTGTTGGTAGTCAAGCCATCAAACAAATTCGTCCACATTCATTAAAGGAATTGGCCATCGCAAACTCAGTTATGAGATTAATGGGAGATGGCGAACTTCCATTGGATAAATATGTTAAGTTTAAAACCGCACCAGAATTGTGGTATAATGAGATGCGAGCACATCAATTAACAAATGAAGAGCAACATTTGTTAGAAAAGTATTTAAAAGATAGATGTGGTGTAGCGGATACACAAGAAGTATTGATGCAAATGGTTATGGATCCACAAATTAGCGGGTTCACAATGCAAGAAGCAAATAAATTAAGAAAAACTATTGCGAAGAAGGATTTTAGAGAAATTGACGCAGTTAAAGATTTGTTCTTTAATAAAGGAAAAGAATGCGGCTCTTCACAAAACTTATTGAGTTATGTTTGGTATGTACAAATATCAATGAGTTTAGGTTACAGTTTTTCATCCTTGCATACAACTGGTTATAGTGTTATTGCGATTCAAGAAATGAATTTAGCACGTTTTTATCCAATTATTTATTGGAACTGTGCTTGTTTAAGTGTTGATAGTAGTGCTATAAATAGTAGTGATTTTTATAATTTAATTGATGAAAATATTATAGATATAGATACAATTGATGCAGATGGTAATGGTAAAAATAAGATGGACTATGCCAAATTAGCTTCTGCGTTAGATAAGTTTAGAAAAATTTGTACTATTAAGACACCAGATATTAATGAATCTCGTTTAAGTTTTAGACCATTAGCAAAAGATAATACGATTTTATATGGATTAAAGGGTATTACGAAAATTACCGATCCTGTTATTCAACAAATTATGAGTAATCGTCCTTATAAGTCATTAGATGATTTTATAGAAAAAGTCGCGGGAAGAATTATAACAAAAGATAAGATTATTAATTTAATTAAATGTGGTGCATTTGATAATATTGAAAAAATTGACCGTAAAGATATATTAGCAAAGTTTATTCGTAAAATATGCGCACCAAAACAAAAATTAACATTACAAAATATGAGTATGTTAATTAATAATAATTTGTTGCCGCAAGAATTAGATGACGAGGTTAATGTTTATTTATTAACCAAAGAATTAAGAAAACATCGAGATGAATCAAAAAATTGGTATCGTATTGATGAATTAGCTATGCCAATTGATAGAGTTGATGCATGGAAAGAGGTTTTTAAAAAGAGTAAGATTACACCTGAATCATTATCATTGAGCGGTTTGAAGGGGAATTGGATTGAAGCATCAAAGTGGGATCACTTCTATGATGCTGAAATGAATGTGTGTCGAGATTATATTAAGAAAAATCAAACCGATTTATTAAATAAACTTAATCAACAATTGTTTGATGCCGAGTGGAATAATTATTGCAGCGGCGATCAATTACAATGGGAACTTGATAGTTTAAACTTTTATTTTAGCGGACATCCATTAACTAAAATTTATAAAGATGTTGGGGTTGAATTAAGTAGATTAGACAACATTATTGAAGGTGCGGTTGATGGTAGTTTCTTTATCAAAGGAAAAACAATTCCTCGTATGAAATTATATACAATTATAGGAACTGTTATTGATCGTGATAAAACTAAAGGTGTTGTGACTTTACAAACGATAGATGGTGTTATTTCACTTAAAGTATATAAAGATTTATATAGTACTATGATTGCGGTTACACCTACCCAAGAAAGTTTCTTTGAAAAAGGTGTACATTTAATGGTTACGGGTATTTTAAGAGGAGTATCTTTTATTCCAAAGGTTTATAAAAATACTGGAAGAAAAGCGATTATGCATTTAATTTTAAGTGCTGATGGAAAATCATTAGATAGGGTTGAAGCCAAGGAGGACATTAACGCAGATGAAAAAGCAAGAGAGACAGCAAATTCTTAAAAATCTTGCTTTTTCAACCGCCGCGGCGTTACAGGTGTCAATTTGAGACTTAGATTATTATTCTTGCGGCGACAAGGCCGTCTTTCAAGACTATTCAACCTTATTAATGAAAATTAGCAGTTATTATAAACAACAAGGTGCAGCAATTAATTTAGTTGAAACGCTTGATGATATAAAGCGCCCTTTCGATATAATGTTTATTTATAGTAATAAAACATCGTTATCTACTATTCCAATTAATCTACTGTTAAATGAGAAACAAGTAAAAATTTGCGGCGATCAGTCCCTACATCGTAAGAATCACTGAACACCTGATAATGTAATCTTAGCTTGCCGTCCTGATTATTTATTGTATCCGAGATATATTGAAAATAATCGTGCCGAACGTGTACAACTAATGGGTATTGATTTTAAACCGCTGGCGGCAATTCAAGATTATTATAATACTTTTAAGAATAAAAGAATTGAGATATCTGATAAATATTTATGGTGCGCTGAAACAAAAGATATAATTGAAGCTTTTAATAAATTTATTGATAAAAGTAAACATAATAGTATATCTTTTACTAATCCTATAAGATTACAGCGCATCTTGAAGGAGGAGGATTTAAAGAATTTTTTCTTATCAATACCTTTTACTTCAAAATCTTTGCTTCAATGAGAACCAATTGAGATAGAAGAATGTAAAAACGCTTTTGATTTTATGGAAAAATTAAAGAAAATTAATCCTTCTTTAAGAATACAAACAGTAGAAGTTTTTTATAGTAAAAAACCTGAAAATCATTGAAATCAGTATAGTGACGCGGCGAAAAATGACTTTAGTCTGTTGCAAGATGCAATTGTACAGGCGAAGAGACAGAAAATACATTTATCTGTTATACCGCCGCAGTTAACTACAGAAACGCCGTACTTTTTTATTTTTAAAGTGTTGAGTGAGTGAAGTAGTCGTCCTAATTGGTTTAAACAAAGTTGATTAGAATGGTTAACTGCAACATATTATGGGATACGTAAAGGTGAGGATGCTATAAATTATTGACAACATCCTGAAAAATGGAATAATGTGTTTAGAGATTTATTACGTCAAACCTATCTACAAATGGATTTTCTAGTTACAAGATGGGGTGATGATACAATTGATTCTCATTTTATACCTATACAAATATGAAAAGAGGAATTTAAGTATGAAATATAATGGAAATGAATATAATAGATTATGTTTTTTAGATACAGAAACTACAGATGTTTATTGAAGCACTTGTGCTCCCATACAACTGGCGGCGATAATTACTGATGGCGAAGGTAATATTATCGACACCTTTAATGAGAAAATTAGAACCACTCATTCTATTAGACCATCTGCCAGTGAGGTACATGGTATTTATGCAGAAGATTTAGTCAATTGCCGCAATGAAATAGAAGTATTAACAGATTTTTGTACCTGGATTAAAGCAAATGAGACAGATGTAATAATTACATATAATGGCGAGGCATTTGATCGCCCCATGTTAAATGCTCGCTGCATTAAGTTGGGCATACCTTTTAAAGACTTTGATAAGAACGTTTTTCCCGGCATTGATGCACGTGCTCTTGTTATGGATGCTAAAAAGAAAAATTTATTTAACTTAAAGGATTTAGGTCGTAAGTGGCAACTTGGACTTGTCGCCGCCCAATTAGGACTTAGTACTGAAAACGCTCATGATGCATTAGCCGATGTAGAAATGTTAAAAGGTATATTTTTCAAATTGGATCCTATACTTCATCCAGATACAGTAAAGCGTTCACTCTTGTCATAGGAAATTGATAAATTTGTCATTATTCTATAAAGTATATATGTTATATAGATAGCGTATAATGAACTATTTATGCGCGGGAGGTTCGGTAATGGAATGATGACAAACCCTCTTGATGACTGCGGGCAGCTGTTTTATTACCTTATTAGTTACTTTTATTTTTAATTGGATTACTAACAGACCAAAGGTAAAAAGAGAGCAAGCAAAGAAAGAGCGAGCAGAACGTAAAGCTGAGAACGATGAATTTCGTGAAGAGTTACGTAAAATGGTTCAATCAGTTCATGATGAATCAAATAAGCAAAATGCAGATTGTCAAAAAGACCATCAATGTTTAGCAAAATTAGTTGCTAAAATTGAAGAAACCAATATAGCGCAAAACAGAGGACTTCAAGCAGTTTTAAAAGACTTATTGAAGATCCGCTATCTTGAGTGGATTCATAAAGGATATGCGCCAATGGATGCTCGTGATGACCTTGAACGCATGTACACAGCTTATCACAATCTTGGTGCAAATGGCGTTTTAACCGCTTTACGTAACGAATTTTTAGCATTACCAGTAGAAAGAAAGGAAGAGTAAATAAGATTTTATCTGGTGTAATTAGTGCAATCGCAGCTATTGCTTGCGCAATTATTGCGGCGATCGTTTAGTTTCAAAGGAGCAAATAAATTATGGATTGAAATGAAATACTTACTCAAGTTATATTGTATGTTATAGGTGGAGTCTTTACGCTTTTAGGCGGAGTAGTTACATGGTGAATCTCTACAAAAGTTAAAGATGAAAAACTTAAAAAGATTTTAAATGGCGCTTTAGAAGTTGTTTCAGATGGTGTTGATTATGTTTATCAAACATTTGTACAATCTTTAAAAGGAACTGACTTATGGGATGAAAAGGCAATGCAAGAAGCCTGTGATAAGGCTATTGAATATATTAATAAGAATTTATCTCAAGATGCTTTAAACTATTTGAAAGAAAATGGTAAAGATATACAAGAATGGATTAAAGAACAAATCGAAATCGCCATTAAAAAAAGTAAAGACTGCAGCAATAGTAATTCAACAAAAGAAAAAGAATGCTAGTAATGTAATCGTTACTAGCTTTTTTTTATTATTGCTTTTTAAGGACAAATTATTTATTCTATTAATATGGCTAATAATAACAACGGCAGTTATGTAAATATATTTACCCCGATTAAAGGTTTAGAATCGGTAAATTTTAGTATAGATACCAGTCAGATTATTCAATGAGAAAATGGTATCACCGCGCTTTCAGCTGAGAATCTAAATCAGTATAGTGGTTTTATTAAAGAATTACCCGACGGTGTTGATGGTATGTTTACAGAATATACTCGCCGCATTAATGCAAATTTTACTTCATTAAATGATTATCTTGGCAAAGAAAATAGCCGTTTAACTAACCTCCTAGGCCGTTTTAATGAGTATGACTCTACCGGTTTTCCAGCTAATGAGGCTGAATCATATGCTGTTATAGTTTATCGTACCGGTAGTTCAAGTTCTAACACTGGTACTGAAGGTAATGGATTATTTATTATTAATGCTAATGAAAATTTAAACGGCGTTAATAATGTTGATATGATAGGATACGAAGAAATAGATGAAAACAATTAGACAGATAGCAAAGTTCGACATAGTTGATTTTACTGATTTCATCAGCAATTGCAGTAAAGGCGAATTGCTCGAGCTTTCAGACGTTCTTAATGATGGAATAGGTAAAATGATTTTAAATCCTGACCTATGTGAAAAACTAGCCGCAGTTGAAGAAGAAATTAATAGAAGAGAAAGGAATAATATTCATTAATGGCAAAACTTAATGAGGAACAAATTAAAGAGGAATTACAAAAGAAACAGTATACACTAATTGATGCGTCTAATTATAAAAATATGAATAGCCGCATCACTATTAAGTGTCCGCATGGTCATTTAATAGAAACAAGTATGGCAGAATTTCGTCATCCATCTTTTGTATGTCCAAGTTGTGATAGTAATATAGATTTTATTAATCCGCGATTTGTACCTAAAAAAGAAGATAAAACGTTTAGATTAATTGGATTTGATCAAGCAACTGAAAAATTCGGTGTAAGCATTTGAGATAATAATAAGTTAGTTTTTTATTCTTTATTAACTTTTAGCGGTGATATGATACATCGTCTTATTAAAATCAAAAAATTTATAGAAGAAGTCGTTATACCTCAATGGAAACCAGACTTCATAGTAATGGAAGATATACAATATCAACAAAATGGATTGACAACCTATAAGGTATTAGCAATGCTATTAGGTTTAATCCAAGTGCAATTGGTTGAACAAGGTATTAAATATGAAGTTGTCTCACCAAACGTATGAAGAAAATATGCGGGTACATGTGGAAAAAACCGCAAAGAAGAAAAAATTCTTTCCGTTGCTAAAGTAAAAGAAAAATATGGAATTGTTGTTTCCGATGACATTGCGGAAGCAATTTTAATAGGATGATACGGCATTAGATTACATCCAGCAATTACTAAAGCATTTTAAAAGCCTAGCAGATTAATTATTGCTAGGCTTTTTATTATGCTGTTGGCGGTGTAGTATATGTAATTGTTAGAAGACTATTTGAAGTATCAACTGATACTTGAAATGGAGAATTAGTTCGAGCGAGGTCAATAACTGTTGCTTCATCCATAAAATAGACATCTTTTGAAGAACCATCGGTATTAGTTACGGACAATTTAGTAATAAAGTTTTGTTTAGTAGCATCTTTATATCCAAAATCTCCAAATCGCGGAAATAAGTTATCGAACTCTCCATCAACATTCGCACCATTCATTAAAGCTGTTGAGGTTAAACCAACGTCTTGTCACTGTCCACTAACGTAAACTTGTAAAACATAATTAGATTTATCGCCACCTAATCTAGCCATTGATCTTTTCCTCCAATTGTTCAATACGTGCGGCGAGATCTAATTGTTTGCTCTTCTCATGACGTAAACCTAAAGCAAATAGGAACATTAGGTTATTAATGTTAAGAGACATATAGTCGCCGTTTTCTCCTGTTGCTTCTAAATGATTGACGAAGATACGAGGATCAACATTGTGTTTGGTACAGATAGATATAACTCGTTGCGCGATGAGACCAATGAAGATAGGGTCATCCGATGCATCTTTTTTAAAGTGATAAGTACAAATTGATTCGAGAATATCGTTTATAAAAGCATCTGAGAAATCATGTTCATTAATGTCTTTTTTCGCACGCAAGTCAGACCTTGCATTGAAATAAGCAGCTTCGCAAATATCTGTTGCATGAAGAGTTTTGGCTTGTACGTCGTCGCTGAAAGTACTATTACCTGTGATCGACAAACCTTCACTATTAACCGTAATACCACCAGAACTAACGGTTAATTTTTTAGTAAGAATAGTTTCCTCACTAACATTTAATGTTCCAGTGACACTAGTATTTTTTGTTAATGCAACTCCAGTGTCGCTAAATGTAGCCAATACAGATGCACCTTTACGGATAACAACATTTCCAGAATCTTGTTCAAAAACAATATTACCAACGTCTACAGTGCTATCGTTAAAATAACCAATTCCAGCACAAATAACCCCTCGATTGTGTCTAAAAATTCAAGGTTGATAAATATTTTGAGTATAAATTGGAGATTGATTTGTTGCTGCGCTATTGCGATCTGTTAGTATACGTCCTACATATTCAGTATCAGTTCTCTCATTTTCATGATTCGCAGTAACATATAACTTTGGAGCTAAATTATCTATATTTTGATTAGTCTCGCCACCATTATAATTTTTATCGGTTGTCCATTCTAAAAAAGTGTATGCACCAGGCACATCGGCTGCTAATCCTGTATCATTATATCCTTTAATTCATCTATAATTAATTGCCATAGTATTATTATTTCACCTCTTTTAAATTATAACCTAAAGTGTCCAAGAAAGGCCACTTTAGTTAGGCCCTCCTTGGTTCACGAATAAGTTTCGCCAAATTACGTATTAATTTATCTTGATACTTAATGGCATTAACGGTTAGATTGATATCTCCTTCTTTACGTAAAGTATAAGAAATATCAGTAACGAATAAATATTGTGACAAAGTATTATAAACTTCATCATAATCATCATAATATTCAAAGGCGTTAACTGCAATTGGATCGCCCAATTGTAATTCTTGGCCTTCGTAACCTTTTAATTGTGCAACATCAATAACGGTAATATTGTATTGACGTTCCGGATACGATAAGTCTGCGAAATAGTTACGCGCCATATTTAGGAGATCTGCAGATGTTGTTGCATCTTCATTTGTATAAGTGTTCTCTAATACTACGCCCGGATATGATTCATAAATGCCTTTTCAAATATTGTTATGTTCATTCATGAGTGATTCATACATCGGCAAGGTGCGGTTTGAGTATGCATGTCTAAAGATCTTATAAAACATAACATAGAGACCATCTAATTCCTTATAGTTGCTAATACCATTAACAGTTTTAGCAAGTGTAGGAAGGAGATTATTTCACTTTAAACCACCTTGGTCAGCATAGTAATAAGTTGTCTTGATAGTTGCATTAAGACGTTGTACACTTCAATTATTTAAGTCTTCTCCTAAAGCCATCATCGCATTTTTCACTGCGGGGTTGTTGCGGAACACTTGTGCAGCATTGAGGAACTCAATAGAACGATTAATTTCTTGTTTTTGAGTTGTATTACGTTGCTCAACGTCTTTTAGAACATCATTGGTGTCTTGAATAAACTTAAATTGATATGATGGCAAATCTGCCGTTCCGCCTTCAACGACAATTTTAACGTGAGGTATTAATTTATTATTAAGTGCAACCCAATTGTTTGTAGGATTGTACTTCATTAATATTGCAGAAAAATGATTATTATAACTATTGTAATAAGATTGCCATGCTTCTGGTAAGAAATATTCACAATAAAGGCTTGCGTTATATGCACTGCCCCAGTATTGTTGAAGCTGAGTTTCAATTGCGGCGGCCTTCTCCATTAAGGTTGGATATTGAGTGCTATTATGATAGAGATACCAGAATGTTCCATTAGTAAGTCCGCTAATTTCTTGTCTACGAACTCCGCTTCATGAATATTTGGAAGTATACTCAATACCATTTTGAACAATTGTTGCGGTTCCAACTGAGCCTTCGAGAGACTCCTTATCAAAGACTGAAGTGGCAATGAAATTATAATTCATGTTAGATGCTACACTTTCAGTACTATTAATTACTCAGCGATCATCTTTTAAGATAGTAAGATTAGCTATTCATGTACCTTTGTCGTTTTTAAAAGTTATACCTGTTGAGCCGCAACCAATACTTTGAATATGCTCTTTTCATTCTGTATTCATACCAACTTCATATTCAGCATTAGAACAAGAGAAAGTAATATGTAATGTATCTTCATTAGGACCTTCAAGGCTAAAATATTGAAGAACTAAAGGAAAATTCGCGACATAGAAACCATCAAATAGAGTGTTATCAAATTGGATAGTCCATTGACGGCCGATAAGACTTTGTAGTTCTTCTACATTCCCATTCCAATTTGGAACTTCAATAGTAAAAATAACGCCTTTTTTGATGAAAGTAGTTTGTGTTAAAATAACTGGAACATTAAGTGTTAAAGTGCTATCAGTTAAATTAGTAGTTGTATATGAAGTATTATTAGGATACTTTGCAAAATTAGATAAACCTTTTAATTGTTCTACTGTATATGCGCGATCATAGCTATAATTATAGCGACGATAGTATATAGCAGAAGGGTCAAAACCATGCGCTTGAACAAAATCACTGGCAGTATCACGAATAGTGATGAGATTTTCAGTAAAATCATCTTGTTGTTCAAAATTAAAGGGAGCATCTGTGCCAATTTGATAAAGTGTTTCGCCTTGATAAATATTAGTTTTATTTGCCCACAACTTCATACGGAAAGTTTCTTCAATAAAGACAACTAAATCCGCGGTAATAGTTTTAGAAGTATCATCAGGATTTGGATAAGTTACGGCTAAAACATAATCATTTAAATAAGTATCTGTATCTGAATAATAACTAGAAGTTGTAACACTGGTAAATCCTAAAACCCTAAGAGCATCTTGTAAAGATCAGGTTGTTTTTGTAGCTCAATCTAGTCCTGAAAAAATAATATCATTAAGGTTATTGTTGAAAGGGAAATGGTAAAAAGCATTGATATTAATAAGAGTAATATTATCATTTACTTTTATTGTTTCTCTACCACTATCAGATGACATAATATTTTTGAAGCCATCTTTGGTTAAATATCTATTATTTTGATTAATTTTAATACTTTCATCTAATCCTTCTTTAGCATGTGGTATTAAAAGAATTTTATATGAATCGTATCTATTAATGCTATCAGAGACTCTTATTGGACGGTACCATTTAGTTTTATACCATATTGGAGCTTCTTTGCCTTTATTTTTAATATATTTAGAAACAGATGAATAAGTAAATCCAACTTTTTCAAAGAAGTTGTAATTCATATCTTGATCTGCATTAGGAAAACCACGGTCTTTATTTTCTAAGAAAATTTGACGATCTTGTAAATCACTTTCGTTTTTAAAATAAACTAAATCTTCAGTAGCAGAATAGTTTGTAAAGTATTTAGATTCACTATCATAACGATTTTTATAAAAATCAGCAACACATACGCCACTTTTTCTAGGTGCGTAACCACTAAATGACAAGCATAACGCATTAATACCGGTCATCAACAAGTAAGAACCAAGAGCTAAAATACCAGCAAGATATTGTCCGCCCATGAAAAAGGCAAAGCTTGCAGATACAACAGATGTTGATCCTGCTGCGGAAGGTATTAATTCTGCGCAACCAGCATTGGCAACATTTCTAAAATAGCTTGATTCATTATTTGGAGTAACATAATTAATTTTTTGATAAGCTTGATAAGTTTCAGGATTTTCAACCTTAATTAGGCCACTATTTTCTTCCATGTATGCTTGATACTCTGCTAAAGTTTGACCTTTAGCATTAACTCTGGAAGCACCAGTAATTACTTCTTTGCCATCTTTTTCAGTCGTAGTAGTTATTAGTTTATAAACAGGGCCATAGTAATAGTAGTCAGTAATAGGTGGAATTGGAACAGCATCTAAATCGTATGCATCAAAATTAGTAGCGTTAAATTTATCCAATTCATTATCATCTAATTGATCATATGTATTATTATTACGTAAGATATAACTATCTGCGCTTTGAATAGTGCTAACTAAACCAGCGAATGTGTAAGTTTGATTTAAATATTTTGCTAAACCAGGTGTAATAACCTCTCCGTCATCATTAGTAATGTCTTTGAAAGGAATACATTGATTAGTATAAATATTTTCGTCATCTCTAGTATAACAATATAATGAATCATGAGAACGTAAATAATATCGTCTCATAAGAATTGTATCAATTGGAATTAATTCAAAAGTTGCACTAAAAGCATCCGGAATATCAATAGGAGTTTTTGCTGCCGCCTTAGCCATTAAAGTGTCATTTGCGGCAATTTTATCTTGTAAAACAACCGTGACACGATATTGTGTGGAACTATTAGTAACTTTTTCTTCAGTGATATCGCTTTGAGTAGAGGAAGAGACAGTATTTTTCTCTAACGATTCCACTTTATAAATGAAACCATTATATTCGGTCGTATCAACAGTAAACTTAAAAGAACTATTCTCTTTATAAGTGTCTTTGTCTGTATAGAAAACTACACCATATTGGTAGTAAGTTTTTCAATCTTTATAGTTACTGTTGGTGTTGCCGCAAGTGTAGTATGACCCTGCAGGTGTGCTGGCTACATAATAATTAGTATAGTTAGTTGCATCAACAATATCTAATAATTGATTATTGTCTTTATTGTAAATAGGAACATATGATTGACCATAAGTAACACTATTTGGGTTACTATCATATAGTTTAAAACCGTATATTACCGCACCAGTGTTATCTTTTACATCTGGAACAATATCAGCAAAAGTACTCTTAGAGAAAGTTATATAATTATATGTACGTGAAATTTTTTCTTCGTTTGATTGATTATCATCATTTTGGAAACCCAATTGTCAATTGTTAACTAAATTAATTGTATCATCATATATAACACTATGACTATCACGACTTGAAGCCGCGGCATAGAAGTAATTGGTAAAGTTATAAATGTTCTTTAAGAAGCGTTGTTCAGCTCTCCAATATTTGTTCCAATATTCATTAATAGTATCAGATCAGCCAATAACTGCTGAATTTTGGCTTTGATTAGATGTTTGATAATTGGTATATAGTTCGTAAGCCTCATCAAAAGCACTAATATCATCAGCAATTTCACCATTTTCAGTGAAAGGTCTAATTATATCAGCTTGACATGCTGCACCAAGAGCATCTAAATCATTAGTAAGTTTCGCAACCAAATTAGTTTTTTTATGTAATGCTTCATAATACGCTTGACTGTAGAAAAGTAAACGACCATTAACAATACGTAAATTATTATAAAGAATATCTAATAATGTTGAATATTCATGACGACTAATGATGTTATGATCGTAGAAGTAGCGGAAATCAATTAATTTATTTTCAAGTCATGGACATTGATCTGCAACAGTTGCAAATTCAATTTCTTCTTGAGATGGTTCGCGATAAAAAACAAGAGAAATATCTGCAGAACTAACCATCGAAGGATATGAATCTGGATTAATACGGATTTTAATCGCAACTTCACGAGCGCTTCCTTGGAACTCAGCAGGAATTAAACCGCCATTCATGAAACAATCTACTGGCTCATCATAAATGATACGTTCGGTTTCGCCGTCTACTTTAATATGATAACTAAAAATAGTAAGAGCAACAGTGTGATCATTAAAGTTAATATCTAATGAATTAACTTCTTCATTTTCACCACTACCGCGTAATACAATATTACTAACTGTATTTGAATCTGCAGTGTCATCAGTAAATTTTATTTTATCGTAAAAACGTGGAATATTTAAAACTTTATGATGATCAGGAGTTTCTTCTTCCCATAAAGGAATGTAAACTCATGTAGCACCATTCTCATCTTTTGCAATAAAACCATTTTGATTATTACCTAACATTTGAGCTTGTCATCCAGCATTAGCTGATGAATAAATAGGGGTATCAGTTCCTTGTACAATATTTATCGCCCCAAGTAAATCACGTTCCAAATCAGAACGAACAGATGTACTATAGAATCTAATTTTATTGCGGCAAATTTGACTAAACATGCCGGTATAATATTTACTATCCAGTCATTCTTGTGACTCAAAATAATCAGCAAAGAAAGTAGGAATTGATGGTAGGAGAGTTACTGATTCTTCATCTGCACTACCAGTATAAGAAGATTCAACATTAAGAACGGTTGTTAATGAGTCTCCAGCATGAGAAAAAGAAAAATCTTGTATATCTTGTTTTGGAGAATAAGTAAGACCAGTAACACGTTCAGATTTTTTAGTAGGTTCAAATCAGAAGTATTTTGCAAAATGACCGCTGCGTTGGCCATCTACAACACTATTACGCTCAAAAGTATTAAGCATTAAACCCATTTCTTCGCCAAGTGCAATTAATGCCGCATCAGCATTAGAACCGCTAACTGAGAAAGGAATAGGAACATACAGATCTGGATAAGTACGTTCAGGATACGCAGGCTTAATTATCTTTTTAACATCAATAAGACGTTGATTACCGCTGAAAATTCTTAATTGGCCATTAATATCTATATAAAGTCCTTGATTAAGTGATAAGTAAGTATATGGAATAAAGCAATCAGGAACAATATAGTTAACAACTCAACTATCAATGGTTAACGCTCCAATATAATCTTCAGATGAGGTATCATCATTGGCAATAGTGTAACCACTATTTTGTCTAATCATTTGATATGTAAAAAGATCTTGACAAGTAACATTATAAGTTAAATTGTTTTCTTTATTTACATATGCAATTGTTTTAACAATAAATATATATTCATTGTCATACTTATCTATTAAAAGAAGCTGAGTACCAATATGGATATTACTAGCAAAGGGATTTGTTGTTCAAGCGCCATTAACAAATACTTTTCTATCCATACTAAAAGTAAGCTCTTTTTGTGCATTTTGGTGCAATGAAACAGCTTCATTATAAGTATAACAGAATGTATTTTTAGTGGAAAAAGGGTTTGCTACTTCATCTATTCTCAATTTGTCTAAATAGGCGTCTTCTTGACTGTAAAACTCTGTTATAGGAGTTTCAAGAAAAATACTTGAATAAGTGCCAGTATTGGCGCCGCCTTGAAGAGTAGAAGTAAGTAGTTTAAGTTGAAATTGCGCCATGTTAGTTACTCCTCGCTAATTAATATATATTGATGAAAATGTGAGGACTCGTTGCGCCACCACTATAATCCATCATTGCTTCATTGTTATTTTGGACATTTATATTATAATAACTAACTATCTTGTTAGCAACATTTGAAAGACCACTGCTTCAAGTATTATCACAGATGAAATCATCTACTGTAATAGTTCCACGTGCATCCATAGCTGCCTTCCCCTCATGAATATATTGGAGTTCATGAGCAAGTGGAAAAGTACCTCCCCAAACACGACCAATTTTATCACCAATATAAATAGTTGGAACTAATTGCCAACTTGCAGCATAATAAGCCGCTGGGAAAGACATAGAATATGAGCCAGCGGTTCAAAATTGATTTTCATCATTAGTATTAAAATAACGAGCAGGTCATAAATCGAGTGAGAAGAAAATACTATCTAAGCCTGCGGATGCAACTCCTTCATCATAAGAAAAAATCATAGAGTCATCTTTAAAAGAAACAGAATAGATGGATGGAGAACCACGAGGAATAAGAATATAATTATCTGGATCTTGTCTTTCAACACTACCAGGTGTATCAACACCTGTTTCAGTTTGAGCATTAGATATAATAACAGTTGCTACTGGAAAATCACGAATAGGCACAAGTTGAGTAAAAGTATAGTAATAAGTTAAACTATCAACTTCTTTAACTCTGATTTGATCAAGAGGATAGAAAGTAGTAGTGGCTTCAGTGGATAATCTAAGACCAATACCTTCTCCTTTATCACCCTTAAGTTCAACAAAGCCATGTGTATAATCCGCTTCTGTAAGAGGCACGGCTGAATCTCAAAGACGAAAAGCTGTAGATTCTGCAGTTTTATTTTCTTTAAGAAGAACATATTGGTTATAGTTAATAAAATAGAAATTACTAGCATTACCTTCGATTACGTCACCACCAGCATTTCTTCAAGATTCTGTAGTTCCAAAAAATAAAAGACTATTGGAATCTGTATTTAACATGCCTTGATGAAAGTGCAAAAGTGCAGGAAAATAAATAGTATAAACTTCAATATTTGTAACTATACTACCTCAATTAACACCGCCCTCATCGTATTTCTTAGTTTCTTTATTATAAACTCATATAACACCATTGTCATCAACTAAATATTCTGTAATATATGTAGTATTACTATCGACTTCGGCAACATATGTTATTTGAAACATAAACTCAGTTTCAGGGTCATCTTTATAGTGATAAATATAGCAATGTCCTTTATAACCTAATTGATACATAGCAGTATCAATATCTTCATCATATGGTTGTAAAACTGCTTTAATATCTTCTCAAGTGCCATCTTCATTAGTGGCGTAGAGAGTTTCGTTTAAAAGTGCATAGTCAGGGTTGAAGTATCTAAGGTAATCTTGCAAAGAATCAATATCTGAGTTTAATCAATCTATATATTGATTTCATACGTGTCAGGTAGCAACGCTATCTGATGCAGTTGTTTTAATGAGAGAAAAATTTCTAAGCATAAGTTGCTACCTCCTTAGTTTAATTTATTTATATAAGATTTGCGATACAATTGAAGGAATATTGTCGTTGTTTATAATAAACTTTTCTCCAGCTTTTGTTGCAGGAGTAAGAGTATAAGTAAAATACACTTCTTCGTTTCAATCAGTAAAAAATTTAATAACAGGTCATATCAATTTATTGTCTTCTGGAGTGGCAACAGCTTCAATGCTATTTCAATCTTTTTCGCCATATTGTTTGATAACGCCATATGCAACGCCTTCGCTCTTTGAAGCATCTGTTAAACCTTTAAAAGTAATAGAAGTACTTAAATTAGCAGTTTCATCAAGAGACACCTCTTCCGCTGGTTGTCCTATAGTTGGCGCGGAAGCAGAATATTTATATTCTAAAGTGTAGTTATTACCAGATTTAGTTAGTTTGGCAGGATAATATAAACCGCCGCTTTGCGCACGAATGGTTTGGATATCACCAGTTGATGTTTTAAAAACAATATCGCCACGATTGTAGTTACCCGCGTTGTTTGTATTAATAATTAAGGTCGTGTTAGGTAAAAGATTATTAATAGTTGTTTGTAATAAAGAAGGATCTTCAACAATTGCGGCGATATTATAAAAATCATAGAAAGTTAAGCGCTTTTGTACCGCTTCCAACTTCTCATTTAAGAACATAAGGTCTTGTTGAAATAGTGCCGGTGCACCGACTGTTTTGGCGTCGCGTTGTATTTCATTATAATAACGTAAAGAAGGTAATTGACTATTCTTTACGTATGGATTAGTGTAATCTACGTTTGCAATCATTGGATTATTGCGTTTAGAAATATCCATATTGTTAATTACCTCCTTATGATTATATTACATTAGTACGTGCATATGATTCGATATATGAATCAGTTGATGCTGTATTAAAGAAGCCAGTCGTGTTCTTTATTTGACCACCAGACTCATTTAAGAAAGTACAAGTTAACTTCAAAGTTAATTTACTTTGATCAAATGATGGATTGTCAAATAAACCTGGGATATAGAATTTTTTGACATTATATGAACTAACAATACGTTCACCAGATGTTGAAGAATTAAGTAAATTTAATAATTTTTCAGTACTGGAACCATATTGTAGGAATAAAAGGCCGCTTTCTGAATCATATCTCATATTTAACGTATTAGCTTTACTGTCAAGCGGCGATATCATAGGTGTTAATTGTTCACGTGTTTTTGATTCATAAATTCTATATAAGTCAGTCCCTGCTAATAAGTTATTATCAGCACGACTTTGTAATCTATTTTGTAAATAGGCATTTGAACGACCAATTGGAGTGCCATCCTTATTAGATGCAAATGCTGCTTGTAATCCTAAAATGTTTAAGTTAGTTAACACAACATTGAATAGAGTTGTAGGAGTGCCTTCGTCATATTGAGCCGTTAAATTTGCAGTTAAACTAATTGTTGAAGTAGTATTCGATATTGTTTGTAAATTAAAACTAAATACCGCATTAATTGGGGTTTGCATTTGAGAAGAAATAAAATCACTATTTTTAACAATATGAGTAGAATAAACTCCGTTATTTTCACCTCAAGTGTAGCCGCTATTTTGTGTTCCAGGTGATCATTCATATGGTCTAACCGCCCTTGCACAAGGCGTTCCTTGCAACTCAAAAGTTAATGTCATCTCTGAATAATACATTGGACGTGAATCTACATCTGCAGTAATTTCAGTTGAATAACTTGGAGTACTGTTGGCAGAGCCATTTCTAACGCGACCTTCATAACCTAAAATGTAACGAGGACTGTCTTGACGATTGGCTAATTTTACTATATAGAGAAAATTAGGTTCGAAATCAAAACTTAAAGTGTTTATTTCATATGGATTAAGTCAGTTGATAAATTGTCTAAAATCATCTTCCGAAATTCAATATATACCTACTTTAAATGAAATAGTTTGCTTTTCAAATGTAACGCCCATTAAGGAACCATTTGAAGTTTCAAATTGAGGTTGAGTATATTCATTTTTAAAATTTGGACCATTATAGAATTTTAAATCGCCTCCACCATTAATAATAAAGGCGCCAAAGGAATCAAATGCATTATAGCCGCGCCAGTTGAAAGTAGTAAACTTATCCATGACAGCGGCTAGATGCGCGCGTTTTGCAATAGTAGTGTCAGTTAAGGAGATATTATTTCATAATATCGCATTTTTAATAGTATCTTTTCAAGCCATATATGTATAATACCTCCTTTTTTAACTTAAACCAACTTCAGTAAGAGCTTTCATAATTGCAGCGAAGAGACTGCTTTGTTGTGATGAAGAAAGACTGACTGGATTGTTCATTAAACTAAGCATTAAATTGTTAGTGGTGTTATTCGAACTTCCTGCGGTAATCGCATCAAGATTGACTGAACTTCAATCAAATCCAGACATAAGTCCGCCAAAGATAGATTGTAAATTTGCAAGACTATTTTGCATTTCTAAATCTGTAGCACCATTAGCTGCTTGATTAGCAAGAAGCGCATTTACGAAAGCAGATGGATTAGATTGATATTGACCAGTCATTGCTGCAAGTAATGCACGATTATTATTAAGAAGTTCATCAAATTTATTATTAATTTCATCAAGAGTAGTATCCATGTTATCAAGCACTTGTTCTTGCGCACGTTCACGAAGTTCTTTTAAACGTTCTTTTTCAAGTTCTTCAAGTTGTTTGACTAATTCCTTACGTTGACTTGATGCGGTCGCATTGGTAGTTGAGCCAAGTTTACTGATATTAGTAATAAGAGTTTGCGCTTGTTCTTCATAATCCTCATCTTCTTCAGTTTGATTAATCGCATCAAAATAATCTGAATAGGCCTCTTTACGCTTGTCAAGAGAATCTTTTAATGCTTCTTGTTGATCTTTTAGATATGATTTGTATTCATCAAGAGCATTTTGTTCCTGCTCAAGACGAGTTTCAAGTGATGCCGCGAAAAGATTTTCTTCATCTTCAAGATAGGTGAGATAGTCTTGTAAGTATTTAATATAAGCTTCATTGCGGTTATCGCCTTGTTTAGCTAATTCAATTTTAAGTTCTTGTTCTATTTCACCACGACGTTTATCAACTAAATCATTTAAACCTTTATTTCCCATAAGGGCGTTTTGAATAGCCGCATAATTGCCAGATTCGAAGGCTTCTAATAATGAAGCGCCGCTAGAACCAGAAAATAATTCTGCATTATCTTGAATAAATTCAGTTTTGTCTGCTTCAGACATACTGCCTCATGAAGCCGCCTTTTCATAAAAATTATTAACTTGATTTTTAAGAGCTTCAAGATTTTGACCCATATTAAGCATACCTACTGCGGTTAAATCAGCATATGCATTAATAAAAGCATTATAAGCATCTATGTAGTCTTCTGTGCCTTTTTGGAACTGCGCTAAGTAATCACCAAAAACTGTTTCAATAGCAGTAGCAATATCCCCATTTGAGTCGGCTAAAGTTTGTAATAAATCATCAAAACGAGATTGATAGTCTTGATCAGTAATATCAATACCAGCTTTACGAAGCTTTTCAGCCGCGGTGTATAAATCATTAATATCATCAATAGATAATCCAACTTTTTCAATAAAGTCTAGAACGTCATCACCCATTTTTGCGAATATTTCATATTGAGAATATGTATCAGTGAATGCTTTAAAAGCTTCTTCATCACCCCTTAATGCTTGAGCAACTTGTTCATAAGCTTTAACTCTATCTTTAAGGGCGTAATCATCAGAAGTAAGTATTTCATTAGCAGAAGCATATTCATTAGTAGAAGTTTTAATATCTTCTAACTGTGATAAAGTTTTAGCTAATGTTTCACTATAATTTGAATTTGCATAATTTAATGCTGTTTTAGCGTCAACTGCTTCAAGAATAGACTGTGCTAAGTCTTCAACAGCATCGCGTTCTTTGTCTGTCAAATCAGTCATTTCGTCAACAGCATCATAGAGTTTACTGTTATTGATTGCATATAGATTATCTCGTGCCGCAATCATTTCGCTGTCATTGCTTGTAAGCATTGCGTCGCCATAACCCATATTCATAGCATAATTTCAGGCATCTAATTGTTGTTGACGTTTTTGATTAGCTTCTTTCGTAGTTGCGTCGCCAATGGACTCAAGATAGTCTCTGCGCGCCGCATTAGTGGTTAAGGCATTATAGGCTTCTTTTTGCTCTTCTGTAAGTTTATCTGCGGCAGATGCTAAGGCATCATTCATAGCCTCGATATCTTCAGTAGTTTTAATAAGCTTATTGTCTAATTCATCAAAAGTATCAATCGCTGAATCAATTGCTGTGAGACGTTCATTAAGAGTATAGATTTCATTAGATAATTTGTTGATAGCGTTAGCACTATTTTCAGCACTTGGAAATAGTTGTTTAAGCCAATTGGCCAACATAGAAATTCCAGTTCAAGCTATTAAGAGAACATTAATAAGTGCACTAATAACTGCAACAATACCACCTGCATTGTTAATCGCCGCGGCAATACCTTTAATACCTAATGTTATACTTTTAAATAAATTGACAAACAAAACACCTAAAGTTTTAACTGGTGTGACTAAAGATTTAATTAAAAATGCAAAGCCACTAAATGCTAGCGAATTTAAAGACATTAAATGCGTTTGTTGGCTTAAAGCCATATTTAATTGTTGAGTTACTAAAGTATATTCTTGACTTTCTGATAATGCTTGTTTATATGCACTACTATCAGGATTAGACAGATCGCCGATTTGTTTTTGTAAAGCGGCTTTTTTCTTTTTACCTTTTGTATTCTCCAACGCTTGTTCTAATTGTACCTGTTTTGCTTTTAATGCATTCTCGCGAGCGATCGCTTGTTCAGTTTTTAATTCTGTAATTAAACGTTCTTGTTGTATTTTAAGTTGTAATTGCGCAATTTCGTTTTCTTTTAAACGATATCCAACAACCTTCATAATGGCAGTAGCAATTAATCCGATAACTGGTATATAAGCATAAGCATTATCTAAAGCATCTGCGAATGCATTAATGCCACTCGCAATAAAATTGATAATTCCAGTAATAGCATCGCTGTTAGTAAAGGCGCTAATAACACGTTCCCAAGCAACACGAACGTTATTTATTGCGGCTTCAATTCCCTGTAAGTATACTGAAGCTTGTGCTGCTGTTGCGCCAGCGGAACGATCAGCTATATCTTGTAATTCAATAACACGTTCATAGCCATCCATCAAAGCAATTAAACGTGATTGTTGTCTAGTACCAGCAAGAGCTTTAGCAAGTGCAGCTTGTTGATTGGTATTAAGTGTTTCCCATTTTTTACCCAGTTCGTCTAAAACATCTTCTGTTGAACGCAATTCGCCATTAGCGTTACGTAATTCGATTCCAACATAAGCAAGTTGAGATTCAACGGTGTTTATATCAGCATCACCCTCTAAAGTTGCACCATAATCCGTGAGTTCACGCATACGAGCAATAATTGTCTTTAATGCGGTACCCATTGTTTCTGGCGCTTCACGGGTAGTTTCAAGACCTTTAGTTAAAAGGGCCGTTGTATATTCTATGGACATTCCAGCAAGATTAGCTTGAGAAGCAACCTTACTTAATGCAATTGCTAATTCATCATAGTCGGTAGCAGATGCGGCCGCAACTGCTGCAAAGATATCGGAAACACGCATAGCGTCTTCAGCGGCCATTTGATATCCGTTTAATGCGGTGGTGAGATAGTTAACAGAGTCTCCAACACTAACACGAGCAACTTTTGCCGCGGAAACCGCCGCTTGAGTTAAAACAAGAGAGTCTTCAATTGTTTGACCTTGCTTCATGTATTCAGTTGCGACAGAAGCAATTTCTTTGGTGGTTGCACCAACTTGAGTGGCCAATTCTTGATATTGTTTAACAAGATTATAAGTTTCTTGTCTTGTATGTCCAGTAACCATCGCTTGTTCGGTTAAGGATTTATCAAGTTCCGTAATAGTAGATACTGCTTCACGTAAAGCGGTTTTAACTGTACGTAAAACAGCAGCATAAATAGTAAAAGCTTTAAATGCTTTTCCTAAACTGCTTTCTTGTTTTTTAAGTTTAAGTTCACTAGCATCTAATTGACCATTTCAATCGCCTTGATTTTGACTCGCTTCTTTTACCTCTTTAGTATATCTATTACCAAGACCAATTAAAAAATCAGTATTGTCGACAGTGGTTCCAGTATCAGCCGCAAGTTGTTCATCTATATTAGGAGCATTATTTAATTTATTAGTAATATTTTGAATTGCCTTTTTTAAAGTTTTAATTTCTTTAGAAAGGCTTTCATATTCTGCCCCGACCGTCTTAGTTTTTTCCGCAACATAAGCATTTCAAGCCTCTGTATAATCTTTAAAACCAGTTCAAGAACTAGTAGATCCTTTTTTACGAGCAGATGTAAAATGATCTCAGCTAGTTAATGTACCTTGTTGACCGACAATGGCATTTTTTCCTTTTTGATAATTGGTCCAAAAGGCTTTTTCGTTAAATTGGAGTCCTTTACCTTTAGTGTAACGAGCATTATTTGAGGCCAATAAGGCATCTCTTTTTTGATAAGTTAATTCTCTTTTAGTTTGTAATTTATTTAAAGTTTCAGTTAATTCTTGAAATTGTTTAGATGTTCCAACAACATTTTGAACCAACTTATTCATGGCGGTGGCTAAACCTTGCGCATTTTGAGCAAAGCGATTTCAATCCGCAGCAGATAAGCTATCTTGTTGAGAGATATTACGTAAAGTACTGATTCTTTGGCGAGCATCTAAAACAGCGCGACTTGCTGCCGCGGGATTTTTGCTTTTACGTTTGCTAAAACGATCAAGTACTTCTTCTTGATCTTTTAACGTTTGTTCAATTTTAATTTTTATTGTGCCAAGTTCAGTATCTTTTTGTGGCATGGACTCCTTCCTCCCAACAAAAGAATTTTGTTGTTGTGTTTCTTATTAGTTATTTAAGTTATTAATCATGTCCTTTAATCCAGTATCGCTATAAGTGTCTTTAAAAGATTGAATTTCAGACATAATATCAGAATTTTCTTGTGCAAAGACGGAACCTAATTGTTCCATTAAATTAATTAGTTTCTTTAAGTCTAATCCATCAATAAAATCTTGTAATGTTTTTTGAATATCTTTAAGATTAAGTAAATTCCAAATTTTAAAGTATTTAATTGTATCAAAGATAGGCATTTTAGTGTGTTTATAAAACTCACTTGTTTTATATTCTTTTTCAAAATCAAATATGCCTTCAATCATATCTAAACAATTATCTTTACCTAAAAGTTCAGAAAAACGTGCTTTTAATTCTTCATTATTCATACCCATAATAATTAATTACTCCTTTCCTATTATGAATTAAGAACGATATAGTTATCTCGTGTAGTTAAATCACGATTATATTTATCATTAATAACTGTAAAAGTTAAATCTACAGTATTTAACGTGGTATTAAACGATAATGCATTGACTGGTTGCAAAACGCACTTGTGAATGTGAATTGTGCTAGCATTTGTAGCCTCATTCTCATTACCAACTAATAATAAATCTAAAGAAACATATCCATCAGTTGTACTACATAGAGGATAGAAGGCGTCTGTTAATTGACGATAAATAACTAAGACATCACTTACTTTAGTAGTTAAACGAATAGGATTTGTATTTAAATTATAATTTTGAATATGATCTGCATGATATAAAAGTTTTGAAGTATCCATTGCATCATAAACAAATACATAATATAAATCATTAACAGTTGAAGGCAAAGTTAATAATACCTCATTGGTATTTGAAACCGCACATTGAGCTATCTTAGTGATAAATACTTTTTCTTTTTCTTTAATAGCCATGTGTTGTCGAAAAGCATAATCAACAATTTTATTAGTAATTGGTACATTTGATAGTGTAATTGATTCTAAAACACTTTCGTGGTAGTTTAATACCTCATGACGCGCGGCCAAATCTGTAACATAGTCGTTAAAATTAAGAGTTGCTTCAATGTTAGATACTATAGTGTATGGTTGTTGCTTAGCAAAAAAATCAGTAGTGGATAATACGTCACTACTAATAATACAAGTAATTTTATTGCCTAATTTATAAGTTGTCGTGTGATAAGAATAATTATCAATTGTCGTAGTATCCATAAGCAACCTCCTAGCCTTAGTTATAGTATAACATTCTAATATGAAATAGTCAATTGTCATAATAAAAAAGTAGCAGGTTTTAACCTGCTACTTAAATTTTTGGTTGTTGAAATTTATATGTAATATCTATTAACTGACCATTAATAATTTTATACATTCTTTGATTAGTGTTTGAGTTGTTTAGCGGACCGTATTGTGGCTTATATGGGCCTACCTTATAGTAGTCGAGAACATCAACTAAGTTATTGTCGATATTTTGAAAACCACTATACATCGCCACGTTAAGTGAAGGTTTAATGCCTTTGATAAATTTAGCGAACTCAACAATTGAAGCATGATCATTGTCGCCGCCCATAAAACAAATACAAGAAATATAAGGATTTTGCTCAATAACTTCTCGCAACACGGTGGCGGTTAAAGGTGTACCAATATCGTCGCGCAATCAAGGTTCGAAACAATTTTCGCACCTACAAGGGCAACGAGATAAGTTAAAACAATAACTTATCTCATCTGGCACTTCAGTAAAAGTGATTAAAGTTGATTCATATTTAATCATATGCTTCTTAATAACTATTTGCCTTGCTTAATTTCCTTGAAACTAATTGCTTCCTTATGGGTTAAATCACCATAAGCACGATTGTCTGCTTCAATTTGTCTTGCTGCGCTAAAATTACTAATGCGTTTTAAATAACCTATGATACGGGTCGCATAGTCTACATTATGACTGCCGCATTTTGGACAATGGTCAAATGTATGCTTGCTAATGTAACCGCAATCATTACAAATGGTATTCATAACATTGTAAGTAAAATAATTACATCCTGCTTGGACCGCTACATCCATTAACTTTCTATATTGCGCCGCACTTAAATGTTCATCAAGATTATTGTGAAGTGCAACACCTCCGCTACAGATGTCAGCAAAGCCTTTACCTTGATAGAAGAATTTAATAATTGGATCAAGATTTTTATCTTCTACTGGATAGAAATATGAATTGTAGCAATCTCTTGGTACCCAATATCCATCTTTTTTATCCCATTTTGCATTTTTTGGGCCCAATCCTTCGGCTGGTACGAACTCTAAGTTAAATTTGCTATGTTCATCTCTAGCCGCTTTATTTGCATTTTCAATAGTATTTAAAATGTCATAAGCATATTGTTGATAATCTTTATTTCTTGGGTCAGGTTTGATTTTTAAATATTCGGCGCCTTCAATGAAGCCATTAATACCAACTGTTAAATATTGACTATCTAAATCAATAAAACCAGCGTTGTAGATGGTAAGAATACCATTTTTATAATCATTCCATAATTTAGCATTAAAGGCTTTAAGATATCTATGAACCCTATTAACAATTGGTTTAAGATAATCTACTAAATTATCAACATCGCTCTTGTCCCAATCTTGTACAATACGATTGATGTTAAGAGTAATTACTGCCTTACTACCTGTTTTAATGCCGCCGGCACCAAGTGTATAAGAGAAAATATTATCTTCAATGCCATTACGAAGTCTACAACATGAACTTAAACTGTCTGCGCTATCACTTTGATACATAAAGAATGATGCGCCTTCTGCCCACATCTCGCTAAAGAATTGTGCCATTTCTTCGTCTTTGTATTGATGTGTTTCTTTATCTACCAACATATTAGCTGTTTCAACTGGGAACGTAATGATTGATTTAAGACGTTCAGCGTTAAACCATTTCATATACATTTTTTGAAGTTCTTTTGTGGTTTCCCATTTTGGTTCATCGCCATCTGGAAAGACGAAATCTTTAAAAATAGCTTTAAAATATCCTTCGTCAAAATAGGCAATATTAAGAAAAACGCTTTGGTTGCCACGTGCGGCCGCAGGTTGGTTAATGGTGTAAGTAAATTGACCAAACCAGTCTTGAATGCGCTCTTTAAGGGTTCTACTGTGTTTACCACGTTTCTCAATTACTTCGTCAAGATGATCAATATAGTCATCTCCGAAATCAATACGCAAGAAGTGGTCCATGTAAGTAAGAAATTCAGGAACCGCAATAGCGCCTACGAATTGCGCCGCAACTCCAAAGATTAAATTAAGAATACCACCTATAAAACTATCAGTGTGTTTTGGTGCGCTTGAAGTTCCTCCAATACCTTTTAAACCATTCATAATAAATGGGTATAAGGTGATAGAAGCGCAATATGGAAATCCTCCTGCACCACTGGTTTCATCGTGACGATAAATAATATGATGATCTAAATCTTTAATATACCATTCGTCCAAATGAGAATCAGGATAGAGTTTACGAAGAAACTCTTGCATAATTGCACGTTGAAGTAAGATGTTATCTTTCTTAGGCAATTCGGCCGCCAAGGTTGCAATGTTTTTATCTGAAACGTTTGCATTTTGATCAACGTCGCTTCCTGTCGCGGCATTTTGAGCACTCATGTATTTTTTAATGAATGCAATTTTCTTTTCTACCGTATCTGGTTGTAACATGATTATTTTAATCCTCCTTCTTTAATTAGTTTTAAAGCGTCTTTAAAAGAATGAAGTTCGCCGCCAACGCTTAACACGGGAACATGTGAAATTTGTAATCTTTCCATCTCTGCCGTGTCTTCGCATACTGAAAAAGGAATATTATTCTCTGTTAAGAGTTTTTTAAGCATGCTACACATACCACAGGTTGGTAAAGAATATACTATGATACTATCTTCCATATCCTTTGTGTACCTCTCCTATAAATAATATGTTGCTTACGTAAAATTCTCGTAAGTATATTTAGTATAGTAAATTTTGATTTAAAATGCAAAAGAAAAGCACAGAACTTAGTTCTGTGCCAAGGGTTGTCTATTAATTGAATTGGTTAATTAAGCTTCAGGTGTACCAGCTGGATCCCATGCAAATGATCCGGTATCGTTGTCATCATGTTTCCAGGTGATTCCTGGGACAATACTGTAGAATACACCATGTACCATATTTCCTGCAGTGGTTCCGTCTGTACCAACGCGAATATTGGTTGTAAGAAGATCACCATTCATATCAAATACAGTTGCATCACCTTCTGAATCTTGAGTTAAATTGAAGATTGAAGTTGGAAGTACTTGATAGAAAATAATTGTAACAGGAATTTGTTGACCAGTTTTTTGATCAATAAAGAAGCTATCACCAATGATTGTTTTTGCACCAGCAAAACTTTCATCAAAATGGAGAGCAACAGTATTAGATTCTGTTTCTTCTTTCCATGAATCTAAATCTGTACCAAAAGCTTCAATTAAACCACCACATAAAGCTTCTAAGGCTGAAGCGTTTCCTAATGCATCTTGCATTTCAATTGTAGCAGTTTTACCAAATTTAATTAAAGGATTATTATATTGACCTCCAGTCACAGTTTTATCTGGACCATCAATTGTAACATTAGCAACTTTCAATGTATCAAGACGTGCAATTGGTGAGTCAGCCACATAATCGCTTATAATCTCATCAACTTTTTTTGTGCCATTAAGAGAAGCTTCTTTAACATCGTAAATGCGAGCATTCATGACAGTAACGACACCAAAACGTTGAATCATTTTATTAAAGCCAGTAAGTGCACCTTCTAATTTACTATATGATTTATTTGTTGGCATGTTATTTACCTCATATTAAAGTTATTCAAGAAAAGATTTTAACTTAAATCCTTTCTTAACGTTTCCCGCGGCAGTCGCTTGCGCGTTGACCTGATAAGACATGGCTTTCGCCGCATATTGTTGAAGCCATTGAATTTGAGCCATAGTTTGATCTAATAAAAAATCAAAAGTGATTGATGGAAACGCATATGTTATCGACAAAAAGGCTTTCATTAGAATATCTTGATTAGAAGCAGTTTTTGCCATCTTTTCATTATTCTTTTGACGTATTGCTTGAATACGACTTTCAGCTTTTTGTTGAGCTAGATAAAAATTACGCTCCATTTCATTTGAAAAAGTGATAGGTCTTGTCACTTTTTCTCCACAGGATAAGCGTAATATATAAGAAATATAATCTCAAATTTCTGATGTTATATTAATATAATAATTTTTGTGTTTATCATCATTTTTAAGATTATATTTATAAGCTATTTTTGTTTGTTTATCTTGTGGATCAGTATATAAAACTAAATCACAATTTTCTCGCTCATTAGTTTTAAAAATTAATTTAAATAAAGAATCAACAGGTTTAATTAAAAAACGATATTCTTCAAAAACAAAATAATAAGAGTACAATTGTAATAGTAGTTCTGCAACATTATTAAAGTCTTTGAGAGGGAACATTAATTTTAATGTTTTCAGATGTTTTTCATCATTTCTAGTTAATAAATTAAAAATCATTACTAAATCATCATTACAATATAGCTCTTTAATGGTAGGAGTATGTAAATAAATTATACTAGGAGGATTTGAAACATCTTCTGATGATTGGTGTATATATATTTTCACCTCTTTTGTTGCAAAAATTCGGAATAAATCATAATTATCTTTAATTTCTAATTTAGAAGTGATTGTTGTTTCTGCCATTACTTATTTATTCCTTTCTTACATTATTTATAATAAAACTTGATGTTTCACCGCAACCTTGTTAGTGTTATCAACGTGTATAATGGTTGGAACCGCGCTTTCGGTATTGTCAATATCTTTAAGAGTAAAAACAAGACGATAGCCACGTTGAAATTCACTAAAGAAAATCGTATCTAAAGATTCTACTCTAAAAGTTCCAGCAGATGAAAATTTACGATTGTCTAAAATATTAATAACTGCATCTGCGACTTCAAATAATCTGAGTCTATTATTAGATAAATATTGATGTTCGTCATCGGTAACAAAGAATATGCTTCCTGTCGCGGCGTTATTTTCACTGCCATCATGAAAATCAATACTATCAATATTAATAATAATAAAGGTGTTGCGTGTGTAATTCTCAATGCCGCTTTCAGTTGGCGCCGCAATAGAAATATAATTTTCTTTGATTAAATATTGAGCAATTGATGAAGGATTTGAAACCTCTGGTAAATTTGAAAGCGCAGGAACAGGTTCATCAAGAGCATCAATACCGTCGTTAATTAGTAGGCGTTGAACAATTGCATCATGAGCAATAACTGAAGCTAATTCATAAGGAAGTTTTTTAAAATTGACTAATTTATTCATTGTATACAATCGCCTCCTTTGATGCAAACTGTTCATTGGCAATTAATTGATAAGTGTTGCGCATACCGTTTTTTGATGTAAAAGTGATTGCGGCATCTTTAACACCAAATGGTAAGGCAATAGTAATATATTGAGAGTCACGATTAAGAACTTGAATTGCGCCGCTATAATCAAAAAAGGTGTCATATAATTTAATCTTTATAGGTGTTTCTGGAATCACATAAATTATTTTTTCTTGATCATTCTTATGCGGATTAGCCGCGGCCACTGGAGTAGGTATTTCTTCCGTCGCTTTAAAAATAGTTTTTGTTTCGTCTTCTTCAATTTTTGATATTGTTGTTGGTTTTAAAGAATAAAACACCAATCCTGGTTGAGAAATATCATCATACTCAGTAACTTGCCAAGGACGATTATTGATAAGAATTTTATCTTTATATGATAAACGATTAGCAGTGGTGACTAATATTGGTTTTTGCTGAGATTGGATTATGGCTTCTTGTTTTAAAGTAATATTAATATAAGAAGCTTCAGGTCCTTTAAAATAACCCCAAAGATTAGGTGCCAACTGAGCATTACAAACATAACATTTATATTTATACCATTTTACGTCTTTAATAACTTCAATATGTTCTGCAACGATTAAATGTAGCAATTTTACTTCCCAAATTGAACCAATTTCAAGAGGATTTTGTAAATCTGTATAAATATAAGCAATATCACTTTCTTGCTTATTAACAACGGCCGCAGATATCTTAACCGTTTTATCAAATATATTGGTGATAGTTGCAGCTGACGCCCCATTTACTAAAAAACCCGCATTAAAATTGCGGTTTGCAACAGCCCTTTGAGTTTGGGCGGCTTTAAAACGTTCAAAGGCACCCATATGATTATTCCTCCTCCTCTGCATTAATGTCGCCAATAGTTGGAGTACGCAATGCGCTGGTGCGGCTATAGCGAGTTTCTAGGTCTCGTGCATTTTCACGATACATCTTCATAAGATTAGTGTTTTTATCAACCGCATTTGCACGTGAAAAAGTTTTAATATTCGTATCGGTATATAAATCTTCAAAATTGTCTGCATTAGATAATTGAGTTTCGCACCAATAGACTTTCATCCATGCAATGATTACTTCAATTTCAGCCGCGGTTAAATCATTATTAAAGTATGCATGAGGAACCGCATCAGGATAATAGACTGGATCAACCTCATTAAGAATATTACTTTCTACGCCGTTTGCGTCCTTTTCACGTATAGCATAAAAAGTTGTAAAAGACGTATCTATACGTGGAAATTTAAAAGCTGAGACAGCTCTAACGGCGTAGTTATAACATTCTTCATCTAAAGAGTCACGTGAAATAACGCCATAATATTGACCACGAATAGTTGATATAAAATTAGGATATAAAACATCGTCTCAATATTGCATTTCTATTGTGCCTCCTTAAAATAATAAATTTGTTAAGAGTGGATGACTAATTAGTTTAATCCACCGTCCATAGAAAGTTGGACTTTCCATTTAGCTTCAAGCATAGCGATAACTCCTTGAGTTAACTCTTGTTTATATGCGTAAGCTACTTGTTTAACTTTATCATCACCAAATTTTGCAATAACCGCATCAATTTCTGAACGTTTACCACCTTTTAAAGCCGCCAAGATGTTGACTGGGTCTTTTTCACTAACTTCTGGTAATTCGATTTCATCAAAAACGGCACCGACTTCAACAGCTTGTTTTAAAAGTACGTCTTTATTTGAAACGGTAATAATACCTTTTTGAAGTAGTTTATAATTACCTTCGCTAGTAAATAAACCTAAAGCATAATCTAATGGAACAACGACAGAAGGTCTACGATAAGTTAAATCAATAAATTTTTTAACTGAAGGGTTTACAAAAGAGTTTAGTGAAAAACAAACTCTAGTTGGAACGGCTTTTGTAATTTTAAAAGCTTTACCTTCGCTAACATTTGTTTTAATTTCTGATAAAATTTCAGACATGTATTAATAATTCCTTTCTATTAATAAAAAGGGGAAGGAGGAATATCCTCCCTCCCGTGTATATGGGTTACTATGATGTTAAACGATTAGTCTAAATCGGTAACTTCAATGACAGCATAGTTATTAGCCATAGCTAAACCAATACCGATCATTTTGTGAGCTTCCCATTTTTCGCTACCAACTGCTTGTGGGTTACGTTGAATATAAAGTTCACCTTTTAAAGCAACTTTAACTGGACGTGCGCCTGCTGGAAGGACGAAAACATATTTTGGATCGTAGAACCAATCTTCATTACCATTATCAATTAAGTAGTTTGGTAAGACAACAACAGGTGTGCCTTTGTAAAGAGAGATAACACCACTGTTTCTCTTATCTGCTGCATCAAGTAATTCTGGATGATTGTCAATAGCTTCATTCCATAAGACGCTTAATGCTTCATATGAACCAAAGATTGTAGCTGGACCATATTGTTTAACGTATGGGATAACTTTATCAATGGTTGCACCTAAATCCGCAGAGGTTGTAGATGCAGAGCTATCTTTTTCAATTCTTTCATAGCCTGCAACAGGAGTACCAGTTGCTAATTCATTGAATACTTCTTTGTAGATTGCTTCTTGGAAACCTTCAAGAATATTATTGTAGAGTTCACCAATTGACATTGTACCTAAGATAATTTCTTCTAAGGTAACAAAGACAGCAACAGTTTCAACATGAGTTGATAAACTGAATTGTTTTGAATCAAGACGTGCTGCACGGTAGATACCTGATCTTGCACCTCTACTAATAGTAAGTTTTGCTCTGTTTTTACCAATTTTTTCAATGTTGAATACAACTTCAGCATCTCTTGGGAAAGTTCTAACTTCAGCAAAACCGCCCATTAAGTCTTGAATTTTTGCTGGTAAGATTTCATCGACAGCTTCTTCGATTAATGCAAATGCTAAATCTTCTTTTGCTCTAATTTCTCTAGCAGTTGAAGTTTCAGTTAAACCGCATTCTTTCATGATTGCAGCAACTGCAGCCTTTTCAGTATCTTGCGCGGAGAAATTAGTAATTGCTGAACCATTTAAAGCAGCAACTAAAACTTGTTTAAGTTCGTTATTCATCTTTAAATCCTCCGGTTAATTAACCAAGATACATATAGTGGTATCCTTTTTGACCATCTGCCATGGTATCAACTGAATACCAGTCATCTTTGCTTTGTTTATCTGCAGATGTAAGTTTAACAATGTGATCTGCGAAACCAGTTACACCGCTATAAACAGTATCATAATCAAGTGTTGACATCCATTCATCACCTGGAATGAGTTGAACTAATCTTGGAAGTTCTTCGTCAATATCAGTTGCATAGTGTTTTTTCATTGAAGTCATAGTAAGAAGTTCTTCATTAAAAACAATAAATGGAACTGCCTTGCCGTCATATTTTTTAATACCATCCTTGCTGATCATACAGATCATACCGTTTTCAAGGAAGTAGTGTTTTTTGTCGCCTTCAGCAACTTCTTTAAGAATACTACCTTCTGGAAGTGAGCCTCCGGTTACTTTTTCGCTTTCAGCAACTTCCATTTGTGCAACGACAAATCCTGGTTGTAATCCTTTAAGATTATTTGGTTCTAAAACGGCAAAAGTTGGTAAGTAGTTATAAATATTCATACTTGTTTTACCTCTTTGTTTGGTTTATTATTAACGACCTAATAAGCCATTAACATAATTCGTAAGTGATTTTTCTGCGGAAGATTTTTCATTATTAACATTTGTGAAAGCAAATGGAATAATGGTTGAAGAATTTGATTTGCTATCCGCAGCGTGTTCATCACTGTACGCTTTAAATTTCTTTAATAGATCAAATTCTAATTTGTCATTATCAGCATAAGAGTCAACAGAATCTACAAAATTTTTGTACTCTTCTTCTGATAAGAATTCTTTATAAGAGTTGATAAGATTTACTTTCTTTTCTCTTTTAAGGGCTTCAAATTCTGCTCTTTCACTATCAGTAAATGTGGCAGAACTTGAATTACTTTCTGAGACAGCGGCGTCATCTGACGTTGCGCCTTCTTCTTTATTGGAATGGTCTTCATGATCAGTAATTTCACCTTTCGTGCCTACATTTTCCATAGAGTTGGTATTGTCTTGATCATTGAAGTCTTCTTCATCTTTAGGTTTAGGTTCTTCTCCCTCACCGCCTTGTTTTTCTTCTTCAGATGAAGTAGAATCTTCTTTTTCTTCATCTTCTTCAGATGAAGCGCAATTGCTTTTATCTTTTTCTTCGTCGTCCTTTGCAAAAGATGCATCGTCGGTGGAAGGAATGATATCAGCATTTTCCGCTTGAACAATACTTTCTGTATCAGTTGTGATGGTCGCATTAGTTTCAACTTGACCATTAATATCAGTAGCAAAAGTTTCATTTGCGGTTTCAATTGACTCATAGACTACATGAACTTCTTCGACTTTGGAGAAAACAATATTGTCTTCTTTAGTAAAGAAAGCTCTAAGTAATTTAGATTCGCCTGAATTGTAGTAGTAAACTCTGAAAATAGCATTATCATCATACATGTCAATCATGTATGTATATGCTTCAGAATACTCTTTAGCAAATGCCAAACTTACCTTTTCTGATAATTCACCCCAGGAGAGCTTAACAAATTCTGTATAATTCATGTTATTTTTTGTGCCTCCTAGCTTTTCTTGATGGCGATCCGCGCAATATTTACTTAAAAGATCAAGTTTTTCTTTCATCTTTGAAGAAATTAAATCTTCATTAAGAGAGAAAAATTCTGACCCAGTAAATGCTGGTTTTTCGCTATCACCTAAAACACTTAATCCAATAAATGAACCTGCGGTAAATTCAATATTTTTAAAGTGTTTGCGTGAGTCATAATTAATAGTGTACTTAACAGTTTTTGGATCAATCTCAAGAGATTGTTTATGACCTACAATCTTTTGCGCAATATCGCCTACTTTATCTGGACGTTCGGTATATAAAACTACATCACAAACGCACCATTTGTTGCCATCGTCAGGATCGACGTAGTCAGTAATTTCGGCGCATGGATCCACCATACCGTAGATTTGTTGTTCGGTTGCGTGACCAACAAAATCTTCTTGTTCCTCGTCATAAAAGCCTACAACAGGTGTATAAGGAAGAGATTTTTTCATCTCCGCTGCGAAAGCAGCTGAGAAAAGTCTATGATCTGCCGTTTCACCTTCGTAAAATACTTTTAATTTACAACGAGTAAACTTTTCGTTTTCATTGTCCTTAGTAAAGTCATATAATTGCGCAGGTCATGAAGAAAAATTAATTTTAGTTTTTTTCATAATTGCCTCGTAACTAACTAAGTATGTATGTGCTGTTGAAAGAAAATTTAGATATTAGTAGTAGAGTCTTCTGATGGTTCTTCTGATGGCTCAACTTCAGATGAACTAGATGAAGTACCCTCTTTATCATCGGCCTTTTCTTCTTTAGATGCCTCTTCATCAACTCGATCTTCCGCACTTTGAGTAAATGAAGTTTGCATAGGAGTAATATCTTCTAATTTGAGGAATTTTTCCAATTCAAATTGGTCACTCAAATTCTTTTGTTTTATTCCTGCTGCAATGAGATAATCAAGTTTTGCAACACCTAATGTAGCATTAGTTTTATATACCTCTAGGTCATCGTTATAAGTATATGGAGATATTGGTAAGATATCAATATCGGCTTGATAATCTTTAAAATCAAATCAATTATTGATAGCTATAGTATAGAAGTTGGTTAGTGCTTGAACATAACGCCATACACGTCCCTTATCACGGATGAGTGACATTTGAAGGGCGGTAACGCTATCAGATGTAAAGAGTCCCGCATTGAAACCAGCGTTGTTGAAGATGGCTTTGAATGCATTGTCTAGTACTTGGTTAACGGTTTTATCGGCATCTGAAATTTTTTGAATGTTAACATCACCAAAGGTGGTTACAAGACGTGATTTTTCGCCGCGATCAATAATTTTGCGCATTGATTGATGGAGCGCTTGAACTTCATCCATTTCAAAGACAAGTTTGTCTTGATAAATAGGCATTTTTTGGACAACCAAGTATTTGAGAAGGTTCTCGTTACGTTCAAGTTCGTTGTCTTGGTATTGTTCATAATCAAGAATGCCGCCATAAAGATAGAATAGGGTTGGAATCGCAACTTCATTAAGAAGAATACCAGATGAAAAACGTGCATCTAACGTTTGCCATTGGTAATCGGTGGAATTAGATAGGTATTTATTGTATTTGGAACGAAAATCTTTTGGGAACATTTTGAGAAGTTCTTGAAGATCCTCATTATCAAGACCTAAATTTTGGAAGTATGAGAAGTCAAAACGAATAACCGCGGTGCCATATTGCGTCTCGCCTACTTTGCGGCATTTGTCGCTTGGTAAGATAAGAGTGTTGATGGTCATTGATTCTTCTTCATAAAGGGTGGTGAAGTAAACACTACCATTAATGAAGAGATTGGTAAGGAGGGTTGGAAATTTTGTTTCAATGGAAAGACCATCAACTATTTCTAACATTTGAGAGTAAATAAGGCCGTAATTTTCCGCATCGGTTGCTTTGCGGCGCTTTGCTTTACTTTTAGTGTAAATTTTATGTGGAGTAACTTTGTAACGCCACATATACATATTAGAAAGATAATCTATAACCGCCTGATAGATTGGATTGATGACATAGAGTTGACGTGAACTTTCAATAATGGTTTCATTATTGGTAATGGCGTCACGAAGGGCTTGTCTAACTGCCGCCGCGTCAGCATAGGTTGTAGCATTGTATCTAACCGTTTGATCATAACGACGTTGAACCGAAGGCTCATCAACGTACATTTCTTGAATTTTCTTGATACGATTGATGCGGAACGCCGCCTCTGATGTATTAGAAATGCTGCTACCGCCGCTATTAATTGATCTATTGTGTGTTATATTTTTAATTCTTTTTGCCATAAAAATTATGCCCTCCTAGTCAAAAAACGCAATAACACGTTTTTTACTACGTTCACGTCTACGCTTATAGTAGTCGAGCTCAATGTGTTTATTGACGGCTCAAACTAAATATTCTGCCGCGGAGAAAAAGTCCTTTTGAATTGCGGCGTTACGTCTGACGATTTTGAGACGATTTGTTAAGTTGTCAGATGTATTAACGATGTCTAAGTTTTTAAGTTCTTCTTCCATCTTGTCCATTGTTTTAAATGGACGTAAGAATTGTTCTTGACGACCAGTACTCATTTTCATGAAAGATTCATTGCGGGTGTAAAGTGAAACCGCCTCATGAAGCTTTAATGGGTATGTGATGGCGCCAGTGCTCATACGAGAGAAGAAGAAGAAATGGATTTGTTCTCCAACCGTTCCTCCAGATTTTATCTCATAACATAGTGTCTTATCTTTTGGATAAGAAATCAAATCTTTTTCAGAATCAGTTGGTGGATTAATTATACCTAATCCTTCTAGTATTTGTCCACTTTCATCTTGCGTTTGTTTGTTGAGTCAGTCACGAATGCCTGCTCCGACTCCATTGGCGTCATAAATGAGCATCTTGGCGTTGTAGGCTCGTACAAGTTTTTTAAATGTATTTGCAACTGTCATATAGTCAGTTGAATTTACAGAAAGAAGATTAATAATTTTGTAGGTGAAGTAGTGATCCTTTGGTATAACTTTTGCTACAAGAACGGCCGTTTCAGCACTACCGTCCTTAGCCATATCGGCGCAAATGACATAGAATTGATTTTCTTCGCGCTGCTTTTCAGTCAGATGGTCTTTGAGTTCTATACGTTTAACCGTGCGGAGGTTAGAGACGGTTGAAGAAGAGAACGCGGCGCCCATTGGTGCATTACTTCAGCGACTTTCATATTCACGTTCGAAGGAGTCTTTACTGAAGGATGGGGAATTAATAACGTCTTCGATTTGCTGACGCGCCGTAAGGCCGCACATTAATGGGATACGGTAGGTACCACCTAGTACGAAATATTTTTCTGGCTCAATTACTGAACGACAGAGGACTTCAATAAGTTTGTCGTAGGCGAACGTTCCTTGGTCAAAGGAATATATACTGTTTGGACTATTTCTTAACAAGTTTTTACTTGCCACACCTTTTCGGAGGATGATATCATCCATGGAGTATCGTTTCCTAGCTCCGCCGCGTATCAATAGCGGCCCTACTCGCTGGCTCATCACTCGGCGATAGTCTCTACAAGTTGAGAATTATTTAGTTATTTGGATATATTCATTGTTTTTTACGTTTACTGTAATAAGGTAGAAATTTATAAGTGGTTCCGTAAAGTATTTTTTTCAAACCACTTTCAGTTAATTGGGGATAATCTTTTAATATATCTTTTAATGATTCGTTCACATAGCGTTGACGCATCAACATGATTTCGTCTGCTGTGAATTGAGATGTTGTCATTGCATGTCCGATGCTACTAGCATTTTTTCTAAGAGGATAAGATAGTGAAGGATTAAATCTATTTTTACCTTTATTGATATCTTCTATACAACTACCAGAAACATGATATTGTTCAGCAATTTCGTTCATAGGTATATATGAGTTTAATAAAAGATCAATAATTTCTTCTACTTCTTTATTAGTTAAAATTGCCCAATTTGAATTTTCTCCGCGCTTAGCATCTAAAGCGGGTACTTCATTATAGCCAAGTTGAGGATCCGTAGTATTATAATAATCGATTCAATATTGTTCTCTTGCTGTTAATAATTTTTTATCTAATGGAAGTTCTTCTATTACCTCCATTTGAAAATTTTCAATACCATATTTTCTCATAGAACGATATAGATGTTCTTGAGAACGATAATTATTCTTATCTTTAGAACAAAATTTATGTTCCGATCATCTATCTAAGCAATGTTGAGATTGTCCAATATAAATTTTACCATTAAGTAGGTTCGTAATTTTATAAATACCACAATAATCTTTTTTTCTTCTACTTTTAATTTGAATATTATCCATTAATAATTCTCCTTCTCACGAGATTTTACCCTCGTTAGCATTAAGTTTTCTTATTTATATTAATAATATAAACTAAAATTGGAAAGAGATCAATTTTAGTTCCTTAATACCCTGCTGATAAACAGTTAAATGTGTAAGGGCACCAAATTTTTACAATTCGACCCCGCAGTTGTTATGTATATTTGTTGTGATTGCGGCTCAAATGGATTGATTAGGCCATTAGCCATTTTACGTGGCTCGTTAAGTAATGGGATGTAGACTTCATTAACTTTAGTGGCATCTTGTTCGATAATTTCTTCAAAGATAAGAGATTGACGACGCAAACCTCTGACATTGCCAAGGTCAAGTGAAGAGCCATTTTTAAAACTAAATTCGACGTAGTCTTGGCCCATTTTATAAGCATCGAGTATTTTACCAGCTATTTTGCGCTTTTGCATTTCATTGGCGAGTAATGGGAATTTTACCCATAAGTCGTCAACAATTTTTTGCTTCGCAATTTCTGCCGCTTGTTTGTTAGTGCCTGCGGTAATGGAAGTGTGGTGGCGCGGCACAAACATGCAATGAAGATAGCGGTCAATGTCGGCAAGGAATGATTTTGAAGTACCACGGCTAAAGTATTCGTAGGTGATAAGACCTCGTTCCATGCAGCGTATCATAATACGTTGGAAGAAGAATAGATGAAAATGGGAATCGCGAGGAGTAATAAGGTCAATAAAGAGGTCAGGGTAGACGATGAATTGGTTGAGCATGTTGCCGACTGCCTCGAAGTTCTCTTGAACGCGCTTTTTGTTTAAAAAGCCAGTTGATTCTTGCTCATCTGAATCAATGAAGTTGATATAAGATTCTACTTCTGGATCGAGGAATTGATCATCGAGGTTAGATGTTGTTGTTAGTAACATGATGATTTACCTCCGTGGTCGTCGCCCCTTCATCGACATCGAAGTGTTCTTCTAGGACGGCCGCGTCATCCTCGTGATCGGGTTCGGTAGCTTCCGCCGCATTGAAGTTGAGCAGGTCTTGTAAAGAGAGACCTCCTTGTTCTGAATCGGTGGATTGGATTGCTTTTTGTTCCTCGATGGAGCGTTGACGTTGACGTATCATTTCCTCAAGTGTAGATTGAAGTCCAGTTGATTCAAGTACAAGACGACGATTGGCTTCTTGAATGTCGTGGATGGTGCGGTCGACTTCGTCTCGATTGGCGCCATCGTAATATTTGAATTGGAAGCCTTGTTTTTCCATATAGTCGTAGAGTTCCGCAACGGTGGTTATATCGTCCGTGCGGGTTTCTTGAATCATGGTTTCAAGATCGGCTTGCTCGGCAAAAGTTTTTCAAGATGAGGAAAGGTCTTTAAGTGATTTCGTGTCATTCATTTTGATAGCTTCGTCGATGGCAATTTGCAGTTTACAAAGCGTTTTTACCGCCTCACGTTGAAGTGGAGTGGTAATGTTGTTGGCACGCACCGTGCGAGTATAGATACTGTCGAGACGAATAAGTTCTTCAAAATTATATTGTTCGCCCCACTTGAGACGTCCACGTGTGGTATAGGACTCGCGAATTGATTCGAGGTTGGAAAGAATTTCTACAAATGAACGTGTTTTTTCTCATTCTTGGTTGGTTTTCTTTCACAAGTCAGATGTTGTTGAAGTATAGTGTAGTGTACTGGTTGAATAAGTTGGATCATTATAAATTTGTTTAGTATATTCTTCAAAGACATGTTGTCCTATGATGGGTTCATCTGCCATTTTAATTCATAGTTCAGGAATAAAAGGTAGATTGTAGGTGCGGCAAAAGAAATCCGCATGCTCAAGATTGTGATAGTCGAGGGCGGACCTAATGCAATCAAAACATATGCCTTGCGGATTTAATGGGTTGTTTGAGTACATTAGGGAAATGTTCTTGCGGCCGCATTTTGGACAAGTGCCCTTTGGAAATTGTTCAAAGGTCATGAGATGGAAACCTCCTTTCAATTAGTATAAACAGATGATAATGAAAGTAACAATTTTGGTCCTCGTTGTTTTTGGGCGGCGACAAGGCTGATTTCCTTGCCAGGGAAGGAAAAATGTTGTATAATAAGTATAGATGGTAAGGCGAAAAGCAAGAATAGTTAGCCGCTTGCAGCGCGCCTTCCATTTTTGTTAAAGCGCGCAATGCGTTAGTAAAATAAAAGAAAGTATTATAACAGGAGGTATTTTATATAATATTATGGAAAAAGAATTAGATGAATTAATCGCGCGTGCTGCGAGTTGACAAGATAGATTGGAAAATGAGAATGGCGCAGGTAGCGGCAGTAGCGACGATGATGATGCGTGGCTTAGTTTGTGCCAAGAAATTTGCGATAAGGCAGATGATTATGATAGACGCGCAGCAGACTACGACGACGAAGATGACGAAGATGCGCTTTTGTTTGCTGATTATGATATAGATGTTGAAGATATGGAAGGAGATGATGATGCCGATGATGATGATAATGATGCCTATGACGATGGCGGCGATGACGACGGATGGCTGGATTAAAATTGGCGTCTGTTGGGGATTTATTGCGATCGTAGTTGCGATAATGGTTGCCACGTTTTTAATTGATAGAAAGATGGCTACCATTGATAGAAAAAAGAATTTGAAGAGCGAAGAGGCGATGACCACCGCATCAGAACAGTTGGAGAGTCCTGAGGCACGCGATCGCCGCATGAAAGAGCTTTATGAAAAAGTGTGGGGACCAGAAAGAAAAAGAGAAGAATTAGAACGCAAGATGAAAGAAGTAGATAGATAGATAAGAAAGGTTAAAAGGATAATTATTGATGGAATTGGTGATGATATATATTTTGGCGGCTTTAGTAGGCATTTTGGTTCTGGGAGGTGGAATAATCGCCGCTATTGTGCTAAAACGCTTTAGGAAGATTGAGGCTGAGAGTGGTCAACTGAGAACAGAAAATGGTAGGTTGCAAAACACCATTAGAGATTATAAAGAAAATGAAAAAGTGGCGGCCGAAAAGAATGAAACGGTGCAAGCCAAATCAACGTTAGTTAAAGATTTGGATAGCCGCACTGCTGAGTTAAGGATTGAACAATATAAATTGAAGGTGGCCATTGATGAGCTAAAAGTAAAGCATGAAGAGTTGATCAAGGGCATTGAGATAGATGAAAGTAAAAAGGTTGCGCTGCAAGATAGTATTAAAGATTTAGAAGAATGGGTGTCCGGGCATGAAAAGTTAAGAGAAGCTATTAGGGCAGCCGAGGAAAGATCCAGTAGGGGATGGTGGATTGACGCGCCGCAAGAAGATCTTGAGATGTGTCAATTAATTGAACAGATTAGTACAGAGTATCCTATTATTAAGGAAGATTTATTAGGAATTGCTTGGAAGAGAGTCTGGTTACCTGCCATGCAAGATATTGGTAAAGAAGTAAGTGGTAAGGGCGGCATTTATAGGTTAGTGATGGTCGATGTAGAGGGAAATCCGATGGTGAATGAATGGGGTGTTGAAATTTGCTATGTTGGCCAAGCCGTTGATTTTAAAGAAAGATGGTATCAACATGCTAAGAAAATGGTTGGCATGGTTAGTAAGGGAAGAGAAAAGTTATATAAGATGATAACAAGCCCTAATGAGGTGAGATGGGAAATTGTAGAAGAGTTGGATAGAAGTGAAAGTGCTAGTGTGTTTAATGAAAGAGAAAGGTTTTGGATTGACTTTTACGGGGCGGAGTTGAATATTAAGTAGGGGCATGAAAAAATGGCGCAACTTAAAAAACGGCACAAACGATCTTTTGACCAGAGGCATCGGAGCAAAATTTCAAAGTTGCTGAAAAAATCTCTACATGCCCCCCATACAAACATATATTTTTAAAATCAATTTAAACCCGTCTATTTTGCGATATAACGACGATTTTTATATAAGTAATATATTTATATCACTTGTAAAAAATTGTTGTTATATCGCTTTTTTATTTAATTAAAAAATTTTTTTAATTTTTTTACACTGTCAAAAAAAATAATTTGACAACTAAATAATGGTTGTGATAATCTTTAGATGTAAGTTAAATCTTACGACTGCTGAACAACAAAAAAAATTAAATTAGATTTAAAAAAGTGTTGTGCAAAAAAAAATTAATGTGATATATTAATAGAGTAGTAAGTTAAATCTTGCGACTGCTGAACAACAAAAGATTAAAACTGATTTAAAAAATTGTTGTAAAGTAAATAATAGTTATGGTAAACTTTAGTAAAGGAGTTAAAAAGTATGAGAGAAAAAAGTTTAAACTATCACAATTTTACAAAAGCCGAGTTATTAAAACAACTTGACACCACCGAAAATCTAACGAGCAAAAACTATAAAGCGATTATAGTATTATGCAGTATGATTAAGTCTATTATGGGCGATAAAGACACTATAAAATTACGCACCAATAAAAGACTTGTTAACTTTGGCTTCTTAGCCGAGTGCTTAGTAAAATTATTCTTTATAAGAAAGAACACTAACACCCCAAAAAGCATAGGTCTTAATATTGAGCCTAGTATTCAATTTCAGCCTGATTTAGTTGTCAATGGTGTTGAATATGAGATTAAGTTTTCAACCCCAGCCGTTCAAGCCTCACCATGTACGAGCCAAGTAAGCAATATTCTATTGATTACACCAAACGGCGTTTATCAAGGTCAAAAGAGCGATTTAATCACTAATAGACAAGGTAGTATAGGCACGAAACAACCTTTATTCAATTACGATAGTAAATTAACCCATGCTTTAGGTATAGCCTAAAGCATAGGGCGAAAAGCATATATAATTAATAACTATGAGAGGAATAAAAAAGATTATGAATAATTTAACAATTACTAAATTAAATAAAAACTGCTTAAGTATCGACAACATAATTGACGGGCAAAAGATAAATTGCACTTATAATGTAAAAACGGGCGAATGGATAACGGCAACCGTTAACAATATAAATATCTTTAATAAGTGGCAACTTGAAAAGATAAGCGGTACATTAAAGGGCTTATATATAACATTAGCAACTTATACAATGCACTTATTTATTGAAAAAGTTTTACTAGCATAAAAACGACCTAAAGGTCGTTTTTCTTTCGTGCAGTCAAAAGAAAAGTTAGTTGGCACTAACTAAAAAATGTGATATAATGATTTTTAGTTAGTCCTATCTAACTAACTACTTGTGCAATCAAAAGAAAAGTTAGCCTTGACTAACTAAATTTTTTATGTTAGGAAAACAGTCAAAAGAAATTGTTAGCACTTTCGGGGCGGTTAGTCAAGACTAACTTGCAGAAGCAGGAAAAATTTTTAATCGGTCAAAAGAAAGTTAGGGCTTTTATTAATAATTTTTATATGATATAATATATATAGATAAGAAAGGAAGAAAGAAAAAGAAGAAGAAAAAATTAATAAAAAATTAATATCAAAAAGTATTGACAAGGCAAAATTAAAGGTGTATAATTATAGTATAGAAAGGAAGAAAAAGTATGAAAGAAAAAGAGTACACTATTAGAACGAATGTAAACGGACAATATGAGATAGGTATAGTGCGTAATGGCAAGGCAGTTTCAAGGGCTGGTCAGCGTGAATTTTACACAGTCATGAAAAACGGCAAGGAAGTCAAAAGACTTGAAACAAAAACGCAAGTTATTAAAAGGCTCTGCAGTGAGTTAGGTGTTGAATATTAACACCTACGGTCAAAAGAAAAAAGGGCTTGAAAGTCACTGCAAGCAATGATATAATATATATAGAAGATAGGAAAGGAAGAAAAAGTATGATAAAGTTTAAATTATATTCGGCTGATAAAACAACTGAGATTGTAATGGAAGAACTCAAACAGTCAAAAGAAAATTATTCAAAAATCAGTCCTACAATATGGAAGATTTTAAAGAGCCTATCAAAACAAGGCGAACATGTTTACGAAACTTTTTATAGGTTGTGGCTACAAGACGGCAAAATGTATGTTGATTACGGCAGTTATACATATTATTTAGTTGTCGAAGCAGACGGAAAAATCAGTCAAAAGACAAGTGTTGACGGCAAAATTACTTATGATATAGAAAAAGTATTGTAAAGCCGTTGCAACTATGCTATAATATATGTAGCAATAAGTTGCAAGCAGTATTAAGATTTTACTCTCATACTTTTGCTTAATACTGCTTGGAGCATATTGCTCTAAGGTGGTCGGTCAAAAGAAAAAAGTTGCTTGACAAGCACAATGATAGAGTATATAATAATTATAGTATAGAAAGGAAACAAAAAGTATGATTACTGACAACAAAAAAAGATTAGAAATTGAAAATTTACAAGACGCAATGAGAATCGCAAAACAATTATTAAGAAACGGCTATCAAGTTTATATGAACATTGAAGACGACATCGGCGACGGCAAAATTATTGTAGTTATTGAATATGAATGGCTTGACGACGATTTAGCAGACGGACGCTATATTTATAAGTCTTATTATGACGACGCACATGAAGAAGATGAAGATGACCGTCAAAAGAAAGATAAAGAAACCAACGAAGATTACATTTGGGGTCATGAAGAAGGCTATCAAGAAGGTTGGACAGCAGGTTATAACGCAAGAATGGGCGAAGAAACACCTGACGACGACAAGGATAACGACGATTATAACGACGACTATTCAAATTGGTCAGAAGAACATCGCAAATGGTTTGATAGAGGTTATAACGCGGGTTATACAACCGCTAAATATGATTTTTGCGATTGCCCTGAAGACGATTAGACAATTAAGTCTAATCGGTCAAAAGAAGGTTTGGGTTGACTAACTCAAATCTTCTTGATATAATATTATTAGAAAGGGAGAAAAGTTATGGATTACGTTTATAGAAAATACGCCGAAAAGACGCAAAAGGGAACGGTCAACAGAAATAAGAATTGTCCTAGTGCTAAAGATTTAGAGCGTTTTATTTATAGTGAAATGGTCAAAAGAAAATAGTTATAGTTAGCATCAGCTAACTACTTGTCGCCGCGCGGCGACCCGAGTTTTAGGCTGCTCTAAAACCGTCAAAAGAATTTATTGCTTCGCACAGGGCGGTTAGTCAAGACTAACTTATGAAGCTGGAGTTCTGGCGGTCAAAAGAAAAATTAGTATTGACTAACTAAAATTATTGTGATATTTTACGGTCAAAAGAAAGTTTGTCTTGACAAACTTAATGGTGCGGTCAACAGAAATTGCATATTGCATTTTTAATTTAAAGGCGTATAATTAGTAGTGTAAGGAAGTTAAGAGAAGATAAAAACTAAATTAAAAAATATTAATTTAGTGCTTTACAAGACCTAACTACTTATGATATAATATATATGTATCAAGGAGTAAGAGAAAGTTAAGCAAAAAAGATTATTAAAAAAGTTAAAAAAATTGCTTGACACCTAACTTACAAACTGATATAATATATATACAAGATAAGTAAGAAAGAAAAATTACTTACTTGTAAAAAATCGTAAGTCAAGTAAAAAAAATGCTTGACAGCCTAAAATAGTTATGCTAAAATATATATAGGAGGAAAGATAAATATGGCAAAAACTGAATGGAAACCAAACGAAAAACAAACAACTTTTATGAACATTTTAAGGGAGTCAAAAGAACCACTTACATTGGCTCAAGTCTGCGAAAAGGCTGGTGTCGATATTAAGTCAGGCTCAATTAACTGCTTAATCGCTAAAGGCTTAGTCAAGACAACTGATAAAGAAGTTGTTATCACTAAAACCGAAGTGAGAAAAGTTTATAGTTTGACCGACGGGAAATAAGATAGTCCCCTCGGTCAAAAGAAAAGATTTACAACAAAACACTTTACAACTAGAAATATATTTGATATAATATATACATAAGATAAAGGAGCAAACGATATATGATTAGATTTAAGGCAAGAAAAAGATATTTTGGAAGCAAGGCGTATTATGGTGCAGGTAGATTAGGTAGAATTGTCAAACACGACATTGTCGAAGACGAAACTGGGCTTTATGAAACTTTCTATCTAGTAGATGGGCAGTCAAAAGAAGAAACTGAGCCACTCTTCAGAGATGAAATTGTTGTTTTAGATAGCGTAAGATTTGCAAGCATGAAAAACACCATTGTTGCGGTCGCAGTTGTAGACGGTCGCACCTATGTAGGCTATGCAGTTTCAAACCCAAACGACGAAACTTACGACGCAGTCTTAGGACGTAAACTTGCACTTGCAAGAGCAATGCAGGACGAAGACGGCGTAGCCGAATTAATGGGCTACATTAGCGAGAAAAACGAACTTGAAACCGAACTTGACGCTGAATAGCGTCAAGGCGGGGCGGTCAAAAGAATATAGTTAAGCGAACCGCTTGACGATTAAGTAAAGATATGATATAATATCTTTACAGAAGAACCAAGCACCATCTTGATTTTTCTGCAAGGGTATTTATAAGGTCGGTCAAAAGAATAAACCTTAATATTACTACTTGACAATAATTATAGGTATGATATAATTATTATGTAAGGGAAAGGAAAAAAAAGATATGAAAGAAAAACATTATATTGTTTTAGATACTGAAACCATAAGTGTCAACAATTGTTTATGCTATAATTTAGGCTATAAAATCTTAAACGATAAGGGCGAAGCCGTTGTCGATAGAGATTTTGTTATTGAACAAGTTTGGCACAATAGAGAATTATTTAAAAGTGCCTATTATGCTGACAAACGCCCTCTTTATGTAAGTGCTATGCGTGGTAAAAAAGCACAACTTAAAAAATGGGGACAAGCAATGAGAGTGCTGTCAAAAGATATTAAAGACTACAATGTTCAAGCAATCTGGGCTTTTAATTGTAATTTTGATATGAAAGTCATTGATTATAACTGCGAACATTTTGGCACTATCAACCCAACTGAAAATATACCATTTTTAGATATAAGAGCATGGGCTTGTAAAGTTATTTTACACGACAACGACAACCCTATGCGTTATTGTAAATATGAATTATTCTGCGACAACAATCGTGCAGTCAAAAGTAAAAATGGTGAGCCTAAGTTTTATACCGCAAGTGGTAATTTATCCACCACCGCTGAAAGTTTTTATTGCTTCTTAACTGACAACAGCGAGTTTGACGAAGCCCACACTGCACTTAAAGATTGTTTAATTGAAGCCGCTATACTTGATTATTGCGCATTGCAATTGGGCTTACACCTTGAAGATATGTGCGACTTAGACAATCAACCAACAGTAAAAAGAAGTTATACAGACCATCTCGCACCTGGCAAAAAGTTAGTTGTCAAGGACGGTCAAAAGAATATCATCTTTGAGTTTAACGGCAACTTTACTGTTCGCAATACTAAGAACGGCGTCAGCATTACGATTGCTGACGACGGTCAAAAGAAAGAAGAGAGTGAACTTGTAAAATTGCTTGACAAGTATGCACGTAAATGCTAAAATATATATGTAAAAGGTTAAAGGAGAAAAATATAGTATGAGCAAAAGCGCAATTAAAGATTATTTAATTAGTATAGGGCAATACCCACTTATTAAAGACGACGAGGAACTTAATAGGCTCATTAGCATTAGTCAAGACACTAGTCAGTCAAAAGAAGTTCGTCAAGCCGCGCGCAATAAGGTAGTCAATGCTAACTTGCGTCTAGTCGTAAAGATTGCAAAAGATTATAAGTGCGACCGCCTCGACCTATTAGACCTTATTAATGAAGGCAACTTAGGGCTTATCACCGCCGTTGAAAAATTTGACACCTCATTAGGCTATAAGTTTTCAACATACGCCACCTTTTGGATTAAACAACGCATTACAAAGAGCATCGCCGATAACGGTCGACAGATAGTTATCCCAGCCCATATTTTTCAACTGCTTGCAAAATATCGCAAAGCCTTGAGTGAATTAGGCGCAGACGGACACCAACCAACTGACTTAGAAGTCGCCGCGCACTTAAACATTAGTGTTGAAAAACTTGTCGCTCTCAAACAATGGAAGCAAGACGCCGTAAGCCTTGACACCCCGCTCGATAGCGAAAACGAAGACACACTTGCGGACTTACAAGCCGACAAGGGTGACCAAAGCCCAACTGAGTACGCCGAACGTGGCGAACAATTTGGATTTGTGCAAAGGGCTATTGCGACACTACCAGAGCGCACCCAACTCATTGTTAAAATGAGATATGGCTTAGGGACTGAAAACGACCCAGCCGAATGGCGCCAACCTCACACCCTTGAAGATATAGGCGCATACCTAAAAAGTATCGGCAAAGAGTTGACGCGTGAACGTGTCAGACAGATAGAACAAGAAGCCCGCAAGAAACTAAAACCACTGCTTGCGGACTGCATGGACGCCTAAGGGCGTCTTTTTCATTTGCCGTTCTTTTGACCGCGGTTAGTCAAGACTAACTTTTCTTTTGACGGCGCCGAGCGTGAGGCCTTAACGCTTACCGCAGCTGGAGCAGCAGCGGCTACGATATTAACAGCAGCAGCAGCTACCACCTAATATAATTTTTTATTATTATTATTCCCCTTATATTATAGCATACTTGGCCGAGCTTGTCAACAAAAATTTCATTGTGCGGCGAAAATTCTTTCCATCGAATCTTGCTTGACAATACCGCATCAAACCACTATAATATATATAGTTAAAAAAGAAAAAGAAATTATCTATATCGCAAAACTTTTAGATAAGGGTCGCGAAAAGTATTGACAAGACCGCATAAGTCTTGTATAATATATATAGATAAAGAAAGAAAAAAAGTATTGGAAGGAGAAAAAACTATGGCAATGAAGAAATCACGTACAACCATTATCACTGAAATCGTAGAGAAAAACGTCGAATACAACAAGGACGTTAATGGGCTCTGGACCGCGCATTTTACAATGGCTGACGGCTATCAGATAAGTTGCGCCGCCACTGGACCAGCTCGTACCGCCAAGAAGAAAGCTCGTGAAATGCTCATTTCACGTGTTGTTGAACTTGACGCCGCGAAAAAGCATTTCGCTTTTACAAATGAAGATTAAGGAGGACCGCACACCATGGATTACCGCACCGCACGTAATATTATTAGATTAAGAAAAAGATTGCTTGCAAAGGACGCTTATGACGCCATTGACCTTGAGGTCAGTTTCCGCATCACCAGACGTGACAAGTATGGCGGCTTTTTAGTGCAGGGCTTCCTTCCAGACGGCAGTAACCATTACGCACAGTGGTTCGACAAGTGGGATAGAGAATATCGTCTTTGGGAGTTCATACAGAAAACTTGTCAGAACTACAGATGGTATCACAGACCTAAAGTTGGAGACAACGACTAACAGCTAAGTCGTTTCTTTACAAGACCGAAAGGCGAAGTAAGATTCAAGCGAAAATGTCTTGACAACACCGCATAGGTCTTGTATAATATATATAGAAGAAAGGTAATAAGAAAAGTTAAGGAAACGGCTATCCTTTACTGACATTCGCCACCAATACTTATTACCTCTCTTCAAGTTTATTATTATTGTTTGTTTAATTTATTATTATTATTATTATTATTAAAGGAGATTTTATTTATGGCTAACAAAAACATCGTTTACAACGCAAATGACAGACTTATCATTAACATCTTAAAGGATGCACCAGACGGACTTACTCTCGCTGAGATTAATGAAAGAGTTCCAGAAGGCACCGTTCTCAAACCTGGCAACATTACTTCCGCCGCTCGTAAAGGACTTATTGCTCCAATTGGCGAAAGAGAAGTTACTAGAATGGGCAAGAAAACTATTACCTTCTACGGTTTAGTTAGTGCCGACCCACAAGTTGGTGCAGATGGAAAAACTTTCAACTACACTGATAGTGAAAAAGCAATTCTTAGCGCCATCGTTGGTATGGAAAACAAAGACAAATTCACTCTTGAAGACCTTGCAAAAGCAATGGGCAAAGAGAAAGTCTACAGCGGCAGCATCAACGCTTTAGTCAACAAAAAAGGCAACCTTGCTAAAGTTGACACTGTTGAAGCAAGAGTTCCTGTTAAAGGCGGTTCAGTTAATGTTTACGGCTTCGTCGCAGACATTCCTGAAGGCGCTGAAGTAAGAGAGTAGGCAAGCAAAAAGTTCTTGACAAACCCTCCCAAACCTAGTATAATATATATAGATAAAAGTCAAGAAACAAAAACTTCTTGTGGTAAGTCACCGCTTATATGCAGTGCGCACGTCGCTTGGCAATGGCTCAGTAAGGTTCCCCGCCATGGTTAAGTAAAAAGTTCTTGACAAAGCCTACTAAGTATTATATACTTATTATGTAAGAAGTAATTAGTAATTACTATTACTACCCGACCGAAGACGCCTAAGGCGCGGCTGAAGTCATAAAACTAGGAGCCGCCCGGCATCGTATTGGGCACAGTTGATAAAAGCCATTTGCCCCAATCTCAAAAAACCAAGTGGTAGCGTCTTTAAAGAAACCGTTTACGGCGACGGAAGATAAAAGGCCGACACCCTAAAAACCAACCTAAAGTAAAGCGCGGTTTTATAAGGTGGTTCCGCTGGTGAGCACAAGCACCACAACGGGGCATGGGAAGAGAGCGGACAATGATTCTAGCTCCTTCGCCTTGGAACACTACTATGCTCTAAAAAGAAACTTGCTTGTACCGTTGGTGTACCGTTACGTTAGGTCCCGCTGTCCCCTCGGTGGGAGAAACGGAATTAGCAGCAAAAGCGTCCAGTTAATGTTTAGGCTAGGGACTAAGTAGTACCGAGCTGGATAGGAGGATGCGTGAAAACCTCGATTGATTGTTGCTAAATCGTGATAATTTGAGCTGATATACCCCAATGCGCGTAAGAAAAGTATATTAGGTACCGTAAGATAACCTGCCGAAAACTTAATATCTTACATGATAATTGTGGCCGAACCGATCCCGCTATAGCTATGAGCCACCGTTGGTAAACGACGACAGCTTCCAGGCGCGACGTGCAACGACCTACTGAAGACACGATCCGAGTATGCCTACTTGAATTAGGCAATCCACGTAGCGATTACATCGATTGCGCTACATCAAAGAATTAAATCGAGCGGCGGCATATGCCAAGCGAAAATATGCCCTACTCTGATGATGGGTGAATGCAGCGCAGGCATTGCGACAACCTCTCGCGGTAATCATGGACGGCCGCGTTAAAAACCATGTAAGAGATTAGCCATCGGCGACCATAAATCGGGGTTCTCTATAAAAATCCCCGTCGGCGCCACCCTTACTTAAATCCCGAGCATTGAGTCAGCAATGCCAAAAAGTCAAATCTGATGAACATCGTTTGAAGGTGAGTAAGGTCTCCCTTGATAAATCGGAATAAACCTACGTTAGCTGGTGTAGGGTTCTAAAATATAAAGTTAACACCAGCGCCTAGCAAGGAGTTGCCACGCCATACCGGGCGACTGCTTGGTGGGCCGCATCCCTGCCGCCACTGTTGTAAAAATATTATGTTATCATAATATGCCTCGGATGCACAACCCACCCATTTTTTCTTCCTCCACCGCTTAGCTTAATTGCTAGGCCTTTTTTGTGCGGCGACGGTTGTAACCGCATGGCGACACGCAAAATTCTTTTGACAATTATACTAAAACTTGCCGCTTTGTCAAGCATTTTCGCGGCAAAAAGGGCTTAAATATACAAATTTCCTTGCGATTTTGAAGCAAATTGGGTTAAAAATTCATAATTATGAGTAAATATAAACAAATAATAGGCTTATGCTAATGAAAACCGCACCGAAGCGCTATGTTTTATTGTAAAATTATTACGTTTCGCTCATATTTTTACGCTTTTTACGGTTCTTTTGCATCTTTTTGAGCGTTCGCACATAATAGTGCGGTCCGTTTGGGGAGAGGGGGGGCCGCCGTCATTGGGGGGAGAGGGGCAGCAGCGG